AAAAGCCAGTATCACCTGTTGTGACCAATGTGCCTGTTGTAGCGGGGATAGTTATTGATGTTGTTCCCGCTGTTGCGGTAGGTGTTACAGTAATTGTCCCTGATGTAGAACCAGGCATCGCGATGGAAGTAATACCTGTTAATCCAAGGTTAGCTGTAGTTCTGTTTAATGCAACCGAAGTTGTACCAATAAACAGCGCCGAGTTACCTAACACACCTGATGGTATGGTTCCTGATAAGTTACCAGCAGTTAAACTTGTTAAGTTTGCGCCAGATACTGCACCAAACAATCCGCTCCAAGTACCACTAGTAACTGTACCAACAGTGGTTGCAGCGGCGCTATTTACTGCAGCAGTTGTTACTATTTCAGTTTTAACGTTTGCTAATGTTTTTGGTAATATGTTTCCACTAGCTGTTTCTACATAGTAATGTGTTGCGGTGGTTGCGGTGTCTGCTAGACCAGCAAATGTGACTGTCGGACTAGCGATAGCAGTAGTACCGCCAACACTTGAGCCAATATTAATATTAGTAGTAGAACTAGCTGCACCACCTGTGCCTAGGTTTACCGTTTTTGTAGTAGCGGCTGCAACAGCACCTGTTGATATATTTGTAGTACTGGCTGCGGTAGCATCGTAACCAAAGTTACCAGTTGTTGCTGCACCAGCAAAATTAATAGTAGTGGCTGTTGTATCAAACAATGCCATAGTGGCACTTGCTGCATCAATACCGGTAGTAAATGATGGACTTGTGCCAAATACTAATGCACCACTACCTGTTTCATCCGATATAACACCAGCTAATTCGGCGGATGTAGTTGCTGCGAACACCGAAAGTTTGTTAGCAGTGTAAGCTACAGTACCACCAGTTCCAAAAGCAACAGATGAGGCATCAGTGCCTGTAAAAGTTAATGTGTTGCTTGCTGTTAGTGTTTTTCCATCTGCAATTGTTAATGTGGAACCAGTAGCAGGTGTTGTTAACGTTACTTTATTAATAGTTGTTGCAGATGCAACACCGAGAGTAGGGGTAGTTAGTGTTGGACTTGTGCCAAATACTAATGCACCACTACCTGTTTCATCCGATATAACACCAGCAAGTTGCGATGAAGTAGTCGCTGCGAATTGTGCAAGCGTGCCTGTAGTTAAGGCTCCGTTTGTTACGGTTCCCGTTACATTAGCCGTGATTGTCCCAGCACTAAAGTTTCCACTCGCATCTCTAGCAACAATAGCGTTAGCAGTGTTTGCATTTGTTGCTGTAGTAGCTGAGTTTGCAACCTTGCTTGCAGTTGAAATGGTCGCTAGCTTACTGTCAGGGATACTGCCTTGCAGTTTAGCTGACGATACCGACAGAGCGCCAAGCGCAGCAGAGTCGACCGCACCTGTTGCAAACTTTGCAGTTGTAATAGCTCCACTTTGTATCTTGCCTGACGATATTGATAGTGCAAGAATGTTAGAAGAGTCGACAGCGTTTGCTGCAATTGTTGTTGATAATGCTACAGCGCCAGATCCGTTAAAGCTGATTGCAGGAGCTGTAACTTCACCTGTTAATGAGAAGTCGCGACCCGTAGCTAGCGTAGTTGCTGTTCCAGCGTTACCTGAGACAGAACCTGTAATTGTGCTGCTGAATGTTTTCACGCCAGCAATTGTTTGTGTGTCTGTTGTAACGATACCAGAAGCTGTAGCACTTGCAGATGGAATTGCACCAAAAGATATTGCTGTTAGGTTGTTACCTGTTAGAGATCCAGTTGGCCCCGCAGTTGTTCCACCTGTCCAAGTATAGGTTGTTGGATACTTGGATGTAGCACTGTCAATGTATTCATCTGATGTTGGGATATTGTGGTAGTTGGTTCCATCGTTTGTGAAACTCCAACGGTTACTTACTTCATTCCACAGCACCTGAACGTTGCTAGAATCACCCCGTTCTACTTCAATACCAGCATTGAATAATGCACTAGCGCCTGGAACACCTGTAGCATTATTATTCAATACGATAATATTATCGTTAATGGTAACAGTTTCAGTATTGATACTTGTGGTCGTACCAGACACGGTCAAGTTACCGCTTACGATAAGATTGCTACCAACAGTTAAGTTGCCAATTGTGCCTGTACCAGTGGAGTCGAGAGATACAGTTGGTGTCCAACCTTCTCCCGCTGTTCCAGTAATTTTAACACCATTGGCGGCAGACGCGCTAGCTACATAGTTACCAGTTGTTTGGGTTCCAAGAGCTACAGCGTTGTTTTGAATCTTAGCTGATGATACAGACAGAGCGCCAAGAGCGTTAGAGTCAACTGCGCCTGCTGTGAACTTTGCAGTTGTGATTGCACCACTTTGAATCTTAGCGGTTGATACCGACAGAGCGCCAAGTGCAGCAGAGTCAACTGCGTTTGATGCAATGGTTGTATTTAAGGCAACAGCGCCAGATCCGTTAAAGCTAATTGTAGGGGCTGTAACCTCTCCTGTTAATGAGAAGTTCTGTGCAGTCGTAAGAGTTGATGCGCTACCTGACAAGGTTGCTGTGATTGTTCCAGCTGTAAAGTTACCACTACCGTCTCTTGCAACAATAGCGCTGGCGGTGTTTAAGTTCGTAGCAGTTGTAGCTGAGTTAGAAACTTTACTTGCAGTTGAGATCGTCGCTAGCTTAGTGTCAGGAATGCTACCTTGTAGTTTAGCTGAGGACACTGACAGAGCGCCAAGGGCATTGGAGTCGACCGCGCCAGTAGCGAACTTAGCTGTTGTGACTGCACCGCTTTGAATCTTACCTGCCGATATTGACAGTGCAAGAATATTGGAAGAGTCAACTGCGTTTGATGCAATGGTTGTTGATAATGCTACAGCGCCAGATCCGTTAAAGCTAACCGCTGATGCAGTAACTTCGCCAGTTAGCGAAAAGTTCTGACCAGTTGCAAGAGTTGTCGCTGTGCTAGCATTACCTGTCAAAGCTGCGGTAATTGTTCCAGCAGTAAAGTTACCACTACCATCTCTTGCAACAATGGCGCTTGCAGTATTTAGATTTGTTGCTGTTGTTGCTGAGTTTGCGACCTTACTGGCGGTTGAAATGGTCGCTAATTTTGTGTCAGGAATACTACCTTGCAACTTAGCAGATGATACAGATAAAGCACCAAGAGCGTTAGAATCAACTGCACCTGTGGCAAACTTAGCTGTTGTGACTGCACCGCTTTGAATCTTACCTGACGATATCGACAGTGCAAGGATGTTAGAAGAGTCGACGGCGTTTGCTGCAATGGTTGTATTTAAAGCTACAGCACCAGATCCGTTAAAGCTAACTGCTGATGCAGTAACTTCACCTGTTAATGAGAAGTTCTGGCTACTTGCAAGAGTTGTCGCTGTGCTAGCGTTGCCTGTCAAAGCTGCCGTGATTGTACCTGCAGAGAAGTTACCACTAGCATCACGGCGCACCAATGTATTTGCAGTGTTTAAAGCTGTGGTGTCACCAGAATCAATTATCTTAACCCAACTACCCCATGTAGTGGCGTTAGTGGAAGCGCGAATGTAGATATTATTATTATCAGTTAGACCTAGCTGGTGGTTCTTACCACCTGAGCTATCAGTCCAATGTTGCAAATCTAGCACGCCGTGGTATGTTCCACCATCAGCCAAACCATCTGTAGTATTTTGTTTTAGATGTAGAGTTGTGCCTGGATAGGTGTATGGGTTATGATTGACTGCTCTTGTGTCTTTGAACAATGTGCGTTCTGGAACAATGTTTGCGCTGCCGTTGAATGATACGTCACCAATTGTTCTGCCAGTTGCAAGAGTAGTTGCTGTTCCAGCGTTACCTGAGACAGAACCTGTAATTGTGCTGCTGAATGTCTTAGCGCCAGCAATTGTCTGTGTGTCAGTAGTAATAATACCAGAAGCTGATGCACCTGCGGATGGAATGGCTGCAAATGAAATTGCAGTGAGGTTTGTACCTGTTAAGGATCCTGTTGGACCAGCAGTTGTACCAGCGGTATAAGTAAATGTCGTTGGAAACTTATCGTCCGAGTCAGCTCTAGCTTTTGTGTAATACTTGTTTGTACCTTCGCTTAAACCTGTTGTAGACTTTGCTGCAAACATACCATTAAAGTTTGTTGAGTCAAATCCGTAAACATTAATTAAATTAATAGCTTCAGCAGAATCTAAGAACAGGGATCTATTTAAACGGGCATTAACATATGCAGAGTCAATGAGCAGTATAATATCAGCTGAATCTATTCCAGTGCCAAACGACTGTCTTGCCTGAATATACGCAGAGTCAATTAAATTGATAGCATTTGCTGAATCAAGATAACGTAGTTGTAAGAATTGAATATAAGCAGAATCTACAATATCGGTGATGTCGGATTCTGATCTAACACGAGTGTAATATAGATTAATACTACCTTCATTCAAACTATCAGTTGTTCTATTACCAAACTCTTGGTTAACCACCATTCTCGTAAGAACGTCTTGAACTTCCGAATCAATGATATGACTTTTGACAATATTAGAAGCCGACTTCCAATAAAGTTTTCCATCTGTATAGTTAAGCGCTAACTCACCATATTCTAAACTAGAAGAGTCGGGAACCCTGCCTGAGACAGAGGACCGCTTTAACTTAATAGTAGGATAAGTCATTAAGTTTTCCTTAATAAAGGATTAGACTAAGTGTAAAAACACCGATTGCTTTATTTAGTATGTTCCGCCATCAATGACAGATATTGTTGCAAAACCACTTGTAAGAGTAAATTGAGCAGAATCAAAGCTCGCAACACCCTTGTTAGTGTATGTAGCTAACTCAGCGGCCACAGTTAAAGTATTAGATGCATCAACATATGTGAGATCAATACCTTCACCTTCTAAGAAGAAGTTGGTAACAAGGTGATCTTCAATAGCCTCTCTTAATCCAACACCATTTAGTTTAACGGCGCTGTCTAGTGTAGCAAATCCAATGTCGAGTGGCTTATTGAAGTCCCAACGGTCTGTTACACCATCGTAAAGAATTGTTGCTTTAGTACCAGCATAAAGTGCACCACCAATAGTTAGTCCAGCGCCATCCGCAGCAGTCGCATTAGCTGCACTATCAGCTAGAACAATGTTCTTGTCATTGACCGAAACGGTTGTTGAGTTAATTGTAGTTGTTGTACCTTGAACAGTCAAGTTACCACGAACAATAAGTTCACCAGCAAATCCACCAGCAGAGTCACCAATTGGATTTGGATCGATAATCAGTGTTCCAGTGGTTCTTGAACTGATTACGTTCGATGTGATACGAACATCCCCAACTTCAATAGAATTCAAACCAGCAAGGTTAGAATCGGTTTCACCTAGGTCTAATCGTGTTGTACCAAGATAGATTGGGTTAGCAACAACGTTTCCTGTGGTTACCGTAAAATCTGTAGCATCAAAGCTCGCAACACCTTTGTTAGCAGAAGTGGCCAACTCTGCTGCAATAGTAATAGTTTGACCACTAGCGGTAGTATCAATACCTTCGCCTGCAGCAAGTGTTAGCGTCTGTGTAAGAAGGGCAATGCTGCCTGTGCCCGTTTCGCCAGCTGTGTTTAATGTTGTCGCAAGACTAACAGTAGTGGCAGAATCAATGTGACCATTTGCATTTACTCTGAATACTGGAATTGATGATGTTGACCCATATGTTCCAGCAGTAACACTTGACGTTCTATGAGTAAAGGCAATCTTATTGTTTGTGATAGTGGTGAGGATGTCAGAGTCACCTTGGAAAGTAACAGTGCCACCACCAAAAATAGAATCTAGAGTTCCAGCGTCTCCTGCAATTTTAAAGACTGAGGCGGCACCAGCAAATAATCCATCAACATAATTTTTAGTGGCCGCATCTTGAGCAGAAGCAGGATCACTAACGTTGATGATTTTAGATGTGTCTACGTTGACAGATCCAGATCCATTGGGGCTGATAATAATGTTGCCGTTGGTGTCAGTGGAACTAATTGTGTTACCATTGAGGTCAAGATTGTCAACCTTTAAGTTATCAATCTTGCTACTCGCGTCAACAATAATTGCACTTGATGCAGTCAGTGTACCAGCAGTATGGTCCAATAGATTGCCAAAATAGGCACCACCAATTACTTCAACTGTAGTAGCGTTGCCCGATCCATCGTCGCCCTTACCAAAATAGAGACGGTCGCCTCCGTTTGCACTTGTACCAACACCCGCCGAATAAGACAGTTCACCTGTTTTTAGTGTTACAGGCGCAGATGCACTTGTGGATCTTTTAATTCTAATTATAGCGGCCATTAGTAACTGCCTCCGTTAATGTTTTGTTCTTGTAAGTCTTTGCTAGCCACCCATTTGGATACTGCAGTACTATAAATTAATAAACTTCCTTCAACAGCACCCGTTGTGTCAACACCACTAAGGTTATTTATGTTAAATGCGCCAGATGTAACTCTTTTAACGGGAGTCCCAACAGTAACCTGTTTAACTTGAGTTGTCGAACCGACCACAATTACTTTTTTAGCTGTAATCCCAGTACCAACTGTAATTGCCATTAAATTACCTAGTCACTGATGGGGTTACTAAAATTTTACCTTCTAGGACACGCTCAACAATAGTAGCACTACTATCTGCAAATGACATCTCAACATCATAAACGTATTGCCCAGCTTTTAACGTGCTGGTCTGAATATTTGTTAATGATATTGTGGCAACACCACCCGATGCTGGAGCAGCAACAATACAATTGAATGCTAGCGTATCAGCACTATCACTATTGTAAGTACGCTTCATCTTTGCAGCAATAGAATGGTTAGTTAAATTCTTTGCAGATCCATCTTTGTTAATCAGATGAATCTCAACTGCAACATCAGCACCCTGATCAATTGTTATGTCTTCATATTGAGCCATGTGTTTCTCACCGTTTACGCAATTCTTTATGGTATTTATAATAAAAAATCTTACAGTGATTTATAAGAATCATAATAAACCCACTCATGCGGTTTATTCATTGCATGAGTAAAGTGAACAATCTTTACATCAGGATGAAACTCTTCACCCATGAAAAGATAGTCTTTGCTTGTTTTTTCTCTATACAACTTATTTAATTCTAATTGCCAATGGTCGTAATCAGTATGAGTAATTGCACTCTCTGTTGACCATCTCGTAAACCAGCTAGGAGGTAACGTCACGACTTTCAATTGCTCTTTGGCTGAGTCGTAGACAAAGTGTTGTTCACCATTAACAGGCCCACGGGCAATACCTTTAGCGATGTAGTAGTTTTGCCAATAGATTGGATCTTGCATAAACTTATTGAAGATGTAGTTAACGTCTTTTGGATTGTATTTAAAGAATCCGCCATTGATAGGGTAATTTGAATTAGCACTGACCCAATCGTTAATCGTGAGGAACTGACCTCTGGATATTGGATAATCAAAAACCTGTTTGTAATCATTGATAAGAAGTAAATCTATATCAATTACACAAACAGGTTCGTCAATATCCATTGACATCGGCAGCATTTTATTCCATTGTAGAGCAACATCGTCTCTAAATGGATCTCTTATCCAAACTACTTCATAATCTTTTAACTTAGCATTAATATAATCTTCGTACTCAACACCATACTTGTCACCAATTCTAACACAAAATACTTTCATTCAAAGAATATCTGAAATTTTTTGTTAATCACATGATACATCTTGGCTGCTGGATCATGGGGTATTTTATCAACAGCATGATGCCACATATCACCCAACAACGTTGATTGAACATTATTGCTAATCAGCTTGTAACTAAAAATAGTCTCGTTATCATAGTTAAACACTCTTTGGATGTTTTTAGGATACATTGATGGTGTTTGATTTTTTAGGTATGTCATTAGATTAATTGTTGATTGAAACTCACCAAAGTAATCTAGTTTCTTAATAATCTCACTTGAAGCGATCATTATACCCGTGTTGTAGACATGTTGATCAGGTTCAAAACCTTCTTCCCATAACATCGCATGAGCATTCCAATACTTCGTCGCGGGGTTACGAATGCACGTGTTATAGTATTTTGCATTGACTGTTTTACCCCACTCAGCTTCCTTATTCGAATCTGGAACGGCAAATGTATTAGTTATGTCAAATGCTTCAAATATACTTTCATCCGTATTGGGGATAACATCCAAATCAAAATAACACACTTGATCATACTGTTCTGCAAGCAACAACATTATATGATGCTTATAGAAACAGATGATATCATAGTGAGAAATCTGTGGGTAGTTTTGCTTAAAATGATCAACAAAGTCAGTATAAGTCTGATCCCACTGATAGACCTTATACTCAACACCTAGTTTGTCAGCATACTGCTGTTGTCTATCAATCAACCGATCTTTGTATTTGGTTAATTGATCTTTAGTCTTTTTGCTTTTATCAGTTACTTGTTGAACACCCTCTGCCGAATAAGGTGCTGGGTTATCCAAATCTTCATCGGGGATGTCAATAAAAATTGTAAAGATTATTCTTTTCATCTGACAATAACCATATAACGCGTGAAGTCTCCAAGATTAAGTGCACCTTTGTATGCCCAATACGTATCACTTGGTAACACCTTGCTAACGAACTCCACAAATTCTTCAAGGCTCTCGCTACAGTTGACATGGGATGCAAGGTCTTTGTAGTTGTTTGTCTGTAGGATCAGCCAAGCGTTTTCAGGCTTACCGCTAATGAAGAACGCAAGATCATCCTTATCGATGTGCTCACAACTGGTGCAAATGATTGCAGTGCAGTCATCAAACGTTTGATCAGTCTTAACAACATCCATTGTTTGAAATTGAATGTCTTGATCAGGAAACAATTTGTAACCAAACTGCTCACACTTTGGATCCATATCAGCAGATGTAATATTAAACGATTTGTTGGGATATCTCTTACGCAGTAGAAAACTTAAAAGACCATACCACCCACCAGCGACAAACACCTTACCAGATTCAAATCCGTATACTTGACTAAACATATCAACCAACCATTGTTTACTTCTCCAATGGTTAATGTCTACACTATGGACAATGTCCTTAATCCTATAGATATCAGGATCACCGTACATAGACTCATCATAGATCTCTTCAACTAGCTTGAGTGATCTGTACAGTATCAATTGATCCAAAATCAAGTTCCTCAAAGGTTATCACAGGGGCCACTTTATCATGGCTTTCATACTTATATGACATAACGTAGTCGTGTGGAAAGTAAGCAAACATATCTTTTTCAAAAGGTTCGTGAGCTAAAAACCTATCGATCCCAACATATTTTCTTAGATAATAGTCTTTGTAACCACTGTTGAAATGGTTCCAAATATTATGAATTTTAGGATTGTCTGAATGCCATGCTAACACTGATGAGTTAACTGTAACATCCAAGTTGGTTAACCGAACGATATCTTTTGATTTCCAATGACAGTCAATCATTGTTAACTTATCCCAATCAATATTATCTAATATCGTGAAGGGATCGCCTTTGATAACAGTATCTAAATCAAAATACAGATTCTTACCTTTAGCTGGAAATGCCTCACTAAACATAGCGAGCTTGTTCCACCATTTTGGCAAGTTTGGTTTCATTGGTTTTACAACGGTAAAATCTAAGCCGTATAGCCCCAGATCTTTAATACCATTGTCAGTGTAAACATAATATTTGAAGCCTTTGTCGTATTTCTTCAAACCATCATAAAGTCGATTGACGTCCCAAGGTGTATACTTGGTGCCAAAATTCACGAAGATAATATTCATTTAACCTCTTGTAATAACGAATCCAATATTCCAAACAATTCCATTAAAGACTTTGCAGTTCTAATTTTCTGTTTAGATGCCCTGTCTTTTAACTCTTTAATTTTTGGTATCTCAAATGCAGCTAGTTTTGATTTAAACAATAGTTCTTCGTCAACATTATTATCTAGTACAGATTGAAAAACTGTTGTAGTAATCGCTGGACCAGTGTTGATCATCTCAGCATAACGTTGTTCGTATGCTGTTGCAATCTGCTCTCTCGTCATCTCTGTTTCACTATTGATGATTTCATAATAACGATCAACTTGTTCTTTTACCTTAGCATCAATTTGTTGGTGAATTTGAGCTGCGCGAGCCTTTAGCATCGCGTCGATGTTTTCATGTGTTTCCTTTTGAATTCTCTCAAAAGACCAACCAGCTTCTTTAAGAGCTATTAGATTTTCATTTGTAGGATCAGTTGCGGGAATCCATATGCTGATATACTCTGGCTTTTTACCATCACTTTTATGATCATATACCAACTCGATTGTATCATTAGCATTGTTGGTAAAAACAGCTCTTAAAATTTGTTTACCTGAGAAGATAGCCATAATAAATCCTTATACTCTTAAGCAGTTTAAATAGTTTGTTGCAATTGTCGACACAGTGCCGTTGGGGAACTCTTGCGCATAATAGTTGTCAAGTGTTTGAAGTGTTGTATATGCGCCAGTAACAGACGTAAAGTCTGTGTTAACCATACCCGAACCTCTTCCACCCGTGGCAGAGGTTGTAATGTTGTAATCAATCTTAGCGCCGACAACGTTTGCTGCATAATATCTTACAAGGTTTTGTAATAGAGTTTGGAACGCTGCAGTAGTATACTCCTGCAAGTTACCATTTGTCAACGCCTGTAATGGAGTTGGAATTGTTCCAACTGACGCACCGTCAACTCTAAACAGATAGTAGTTAGTTATAGTTATTGGTTGGTCTAGAGTTTCTGGCATACCAGCGCCAGTATATAATGTGGTATCAGCTCTTGTATCGGTAAATATTGGGCTGGCATTGATTAGAGTTGCCCCAGCTAACGAGGTTGCGGTGTGAACGGTATACGTTCCAGCTTGTGATGTGCTAAAGCTGTTTGTTGTCAACGTAGTAATAACGTCATTAACAAACGTGTCATACATATCGGTTAAAGACATAGCTTGAACTTGGTTCGCACCTGTTAAATATACAGGAAACGCTACGTTGCTTGTATCTGCTGGTGCTGCTAACGATGTGAACGTTTCCAACACGTTTTGATAGTTAACAGTAACTTGAGTTGGTTCAGCAGTAGTAGTTTCAGCAGCAAATGCAGTATTTGAAAGGATTGCAGCACCAGCTTGATAACGAGTGTCTGAGATCGCGGGTAAATTTCCTGTACCAGCAGAATATGCCAGAGTAACAGATGGACTCAAGCCATACTGACGAATCATCTCAAGTTTGATGTTCGCAATATCTGTAGCGTCCATCGCGCGAAGATTATTAGATCCGTCGAGCTTGAGAGGAGTTACGACTGCCATTTATTAAACACCTGCGCCATAAAGAGTCTTCAAAGCTGTTCCTACAGAGTTATATATGATTAGTTCAACAGATTGGCGCAATTCGTTACTTCCAACAGCAGAATCGGCCATTTGAGTAAACCCAACAGCGTTGGCTTGAATCTTTGCAGACGATATTGACAGTGCAAGAATATTAGAAGAGTCGACCGCATCTGCCGCAATCGTGGCTACTAGTGCTACAGCACCAGCACCTGTAAAACTAATTGCGGGTGCAGTAACTTCGCCAGTCAATGAAAAGTTTCGGCCTGTTGCTAGAGCTGTAGCCGTTCCAGCGTTACCGTCAATTGAACCACTGATTGTACTACTAAATGTCTTAACACCCGCAATCGTCTGAGCACCCGTTGTATACACACCATTTGTAACAGTTCCAGCGTTACCATCAATTGATCCAGTGATTGTACTGCTAAATGTCTTAGCACCCGCAATCGTCTGAGCACCCGTTGTAATAATACCAGAAGCTCCAGCTCCTGCAGACGGAATTGCTGCAAACGAAATTGCAGTAAGATTTGTGCCTGTTAGAGATCCAGTTGGCCCCGCAGTTGTTCCAGCGGTATAAGTAAACGTAGTTGGAAACTTAGATGTTGCACTGTCGATATATTCATCTGGCGTTGGAATATTATAGAATGGACCAAGTGTTGTTCCACTATTTGTAAACGTCCAACGATTGGTTGTCTCATTCCAAAGAATCGATACGTTAGAATCTGTTCCACGCTCAATTTCAATACCAGCGTCTTGGGATGCAGCACCTGTAGCATTGTTATTCAATACGATAATGTTATCGTTTAGAGTAATTGTCTCAGTGTTAATGCTTGTGGTTGTTCCAGATACAGTCAAGTTACCGCTTACGGTAAGATTGCTACCAACGGTTAAGTTACCAATTGTGCCTGTGCCTGTAGAGTCAAGAGATACAATCGGTGTCCAACCCTCGCCTGCTGTTCCAGTAATTTTAACACCGTTTGCAGCAGTTACGTTACTAACATAGTTACCAGTGGTCTGTGTTCCAAGAGCTACAGCGTTGTTCTGAATCTTAGCTGATGATACGGACAACGATCCCAACATATCAGAATCTACTTGTTGTTCTGAATAGAAAGTACCGGATGTTACAGAAGCAATAACACGCTTAGCAGTAGTAGAGTTAACCAGCTTTGCGAGAGAAACAGCGTTATTTTGAATCTTAGTATTTGAGATAGCGTTAGTCGCAAGAGCACTATCGGTAATAGCTGATGTTGCAATCTTAGTGTTTGTAACAGCTCTGTCTTTAATCTTAGTTGCAATTACAGAGTTGTCACCCAAGATATCGGAGTCAACTTGTAATTCAGTAATAATCCCGCCAACTGTTTTAGATCCAAGTACTCTATTTGCTGCACCGACATTTTGAATTTTTGCATATGTTACATTGTCATCAGCGATCTTTGTAGTTGTGACACCATCGTTTGCAATCTTAGCAGAAGTAACAGCCAAGTTTTGTATCTTTGCAGTTGATACCGCAAGGCTTGTTATACGTGAAGAATCAACACTGCTTGTGAATATGGCTGGATAAACCGAATCATAGAAGTCATTGATTGCAGACACGAGATCTGTTTTAACAGCAGTGTTAAGGTTGGTTAAGGTACCTATTGCACTAAATACACTATCGAGAATTAGTCCACCACCACTGTCAACCAAATCCACCCGTAGCTTCAATTCATTAATAGCGGCAGCAAAATCTTGCGCGGTTGTATCTAGAGAAGTTGTTGATCTAATTGTTCCTTGGAACACTGCGTTAGCACTTGCAAACTTAACAGCCTTGGTCGATCCAGATTTAAGAACCAAGTTGCTAGCACTATCTGTGACAGCACCAAACTGCGTTCCGTTATTTTTAAAACCAATTTCACCACTATCAGCATCAATATAAATCTTGCCAGGTCCGTCAAACGTAATGTTTGCAGCACTATCCATTACAATAGAACCAGATGTTACGCCGTTCTCTTGGAATTGAATAATACCGGTTGCTGCATCAAGGTTAATATTTGAAACTGCATCGACTGTAAATGTTCCTGCAAGGCCGCCAAGTGTTATGTTTGTGGTTCCAGATAACTGTGCTCTCGTTACACCATTGTCAGCAAACGTCCATGTCGCACTATCAGCATCTAGGACAATGTTTGAGGCCGCATCAAAAGTTAGAGAACCACTTGACAAAGCAATTGTGGTCCCGTTGATGTTAATGTTGTCAACGTTTACACCACCATCAAATCTTACAGTTGATGTTGTTAGAACCGCTTGATCTATAAGACCCCCATCAGAGTCAATACGAGCTTTAAGTTCATTAACTGCTGCAACAATCGTTGACTTGTTAGTTGTAGTTAAACTAGAACGTGCACCAATATCAGAGTCAACTTCGTTAACAGCAGCAACAAGCGTAGATTTGATCGTAGTTGTCAAACTAGAGCGGTTGCCAATGTCGCTGTCCAGCTCATTAACTGCTGCAACAAGAGTCGACTTAATCGCAGTTGTTAGACTTGAACGATTGCCAATGTCACTATCAAGCTCGTTGATAGATGCGACAAGATTTGTTTTAATTGCAGTCGTTAGACTCGAACGAGTACCGATGTCAGAGTCATGCTCTTTAATTGCACCACTAACAGTAGATGCCGTAGTGCCCATTGCACCAGATGTAATCGTTCCAAGCTCAGCGTCATGTTCATTAATAGCTAGAACAAGACTGACTTTGGTTGCAGTTGTCAAACTAGAACGACTTCCAACATCAGAGTCAACTTCGTTAACAGCGGCCACAAGAGTAGATTTGTTAACTGTTGTTAAACTTGAACGGTTGCCAATGTCACTATCAAGCTCGTTAACTGCTGCAACAAGATTTGTTTTAATTGCAGTTGTTAGACTTGATCGGTTACCAACATCAGAGTCAACTTCGTTAATAGCTGCAACAAGATTTGTTTTAATTGCAGTCGTTAGACTCGAACGAGTACCGATATCGCTATCGTGTTCTTTGATAGCACCGCTAACAGTAGATGCTGTGGTTCCCATTGCACCAGAAGTAATAGTGCCAAGCTCTGCATCATGTTCATTAATAGCTAGAACAAGACTAACCTTGGTTGCAGTAGTTAGCGAGGCTCTCGCGCCAATATCACTATCCAGCTCATTGACAGCGGCCACAAGAGTCGACTTAATTGCAGTTGTTAGACTTGAGCGGTTACCAACATCACTGTCGATCTCGTTGATAGCTGCAACAAGATTTGTTTTAATTGCAGTTGTTAAACTTGAACGAGTACCAATATCAGAATCGTGTTCTTTAATAGCTCCACTTACGGTTGAAGCAGTCGTACCCATTGCACCGGATGTAATAGTACCAAGTTCCGCATCGTGTTCGTTGATCGCTAAAACAAGGCTGACCTTGGTTGCAGTTGTCAAACTAGAACGTGCACCAATATCACTATCAAGCTCGTTAATAGCCGCAACAAGATTTGTTTTAATTGCAGTCGTTAGACTCGAACGAGTGCCAATGTCAGAATCGTGTTCTTTGATCGCGCCGCTTACGGTGGAAGCTGTAGTGCCCATCGCGCCAGATGTAATCGTTCCGAGCTCAGCATCATGTTCGTTGATTGCTAAAACAAGGCTGACCTTGGTTGCAGTTGTTAGTGAAGATCTTGCACCTATATCACTATCAAGTTCGTTGACAGCACCTAAGATCGTCTTAGAAGCAGTTGTAAGAGAGGTTCTAGCACTACCACCCCCAGATCCAAATAGGTCGGAATCAAGTTCGTTAATCGCCGCTACAAGCGTAGATTTCTTGGTCGCAGTAAGCGATGTACGTACACCAACATCAGAATCTAGCGAGTTTGTAGAATTCTTCCAGGCGGTTAGTGTTGTTGATGGTCCGATTACTACTCTTGTCATCTTAGCTCTTTTCTATCAGTTGTCGGAGCAAGGCTTTTATTTCAATTACGTCATTCTCTAGATCTTGCAGCTTTTGTTCTTGACGTTTTTTGGCTTGCTTAGCTAAGCGCGCTTTTTCAAACTCAGTGCTATTTATATTGATTATAGCGCCAGAGTTTCTATCACGAACAAGACTTGGTTGACCATCAACCTTAATATAATTATCCATTATACACCCAATGCAATGGTTCTCAGATCCTTAATTCTTGGAATGATGGATGAAGAAACCGAAGTCATAACAATCTTCACTTGATACTTGGTGAACGGTTGTATTGTTCCAATATATTCACCACCAACTGTGTATCTGTATTCTCTATACTTAGTTGGATTTTGGTCTGTTGGCATAGGAACGTCGATTAACTCTTCAATCCAAGGTAGTGTTTTAATATTAACATCAGCACCCGCTTCTACAACCCTATAGTATACTTTAAAGTTTGTTCCATCTGGTCTATTAGCCGCAAAGATAATTTTAACACCAACAGCAGGCTCTGCCAATGTGATTGGAATTGTAATGTGTTTAGCTAGTGATGATCCCCCAGACCGATCTGTTTCAGCAACAAACTGCAGTGGTACGTTAAACCCACTTGTTGCGACCGAATCTGGATTATCAATAAGGTTGTTAATAGCTAAGAGGTTAGCTCTTTGCAAATCAATGGCGGGAGCGATAAAATTATTACTTGATGCTCTATTCATTGTACCTGTAATAGTCGTTGATGTACCACCACCAATATTGAGAACTTCATTTGAGTCGTTCATAATGACGTGTGGCTGAGCAAAATATATATCTTTTTGATTTTCGATAAATATAAGATCCCCAGAAGCGTATGCGGTCTCTGTGGCACTAGCAAAAGATTTAGATGTCGTAAACTCACCACTATATGTTATAGTAGTTGTCGGCGGCACGGCCGCTTGGATTTGTAATTGACCCACATCCATTAAATATTGTTGTGTAGCCAAAATGCTACTACCACCAAAATCACCTTTGCTAGTCGAACTTGAGTCAGCATTAAAGCTATACCCACTACCGTCAACAGCAGTGATTAAGTTACGACCAACAATACTTGATCCCAAAATACCATTATAACGAGTAGCAGCTGTTAATCCTGAGATATAAACACGATCACTTACTTGAAAACCGTGATTAGGGTGCGACACAATAATTGAATTTGATCCAGAGTCAACATAAAACGGATCCGCCGCTAGTTTTCTGCGCGGTGTGTTAGCATCAACAAAAACAGCCGAAGCAGTTGTTGGGGTAAATGAAGCACGATACAATTTGTATTTTAGATTTTGTTCTTGATTTTCGGTCCAAGTGACTGCGTTTGAAGACTTAAAAAACACCCCAGGATCTAAATCACCCGTGAATCTAGTCACCGTTGATCCAAACAAAAATTCACCGAGTTTAGCTGTTGCAACATTATATCCATCTGCGCCAGTGGCGTATGTTTTTACAATAATTGCATAGTAAGTTTTAGGCGCAAGATATATTGGTTCATCAAATTCAAATAATGTCTCTGCAGAACCATTGGAAGCTACGTTAACACTTCCTGGGGATTTAGTAACAACCGAATCTGGCAAAACAATAAAAGAATCTGGCGCGCCTGCAAGAGTTGGCCTAATCTCCACTGACACAGGAAATCGCGTAGACTTCTGAGTAAAAAATAGTCCTAATTGAGTAATAAAGACTCCCTGATCATTATTAACGTGAAACGTTTGAGCAATTGGGTGATAATAACGTGATGTATAATTTTGTGCCATTTATTTTCTCAGCCTTTATTGACTTGCAAGATATTCATATTTATCATTAGCGGGGCTTTCCGACCCCACCACCGTTCGAAACCTTCGGCGGTTTGCAAACCGGCATTTTCTGAACTTGGGCGCCATTACCTCCTCCGCCAGAGTTATTACCAGTTGGTTCTCTTGGGGTTGGTTTCGATGGTTCTGGCGGATCTCTTGGAATTCTTGTTTTACTAATTTGAATTGGATCCAACTGTTCTGTATCTGTAACTATTTTTACCATGCGTGTGCTAATTGTTTGATCTTGATATGTTGTTAACATGCCAGATGATGTAAAATCGGCTTCTGCATAAGATATAGCTGTATCTAAATTTAAAACGCTAATATCAATTAATGTTAATTTGTTTGTTCCTGTTGGAAATTTTAAAGTAGATGTATTTGGAATTAAAAACACACCCTCAATAGTCCCATCAGCGTTAGAATAGATATCAGTTGGACCACCCAAACTTGCTGGAAACTGAGTATTAGCGTTATAGATGTTACCCGCTTCTAGATAAGGCGATGTTCTAGACAGAGATCCATAATTCGTAAAAGATATACTGGTATTAATCCAACTACTTACATTTGTATTATTATAGAAAGCAAAGAATCTAGTATTCGGTCTTAGGTTTGTAGCTTTAAAAAACACAAACTTTGCACGTTGATATGGAATAGATTTCTTAGTAACGAGTCTTGGACCAGGGACATTAACGGTGTATATTGATGAAACTTCGTTTGTATACTTGGTTCGATCTTTTACAGTGTATTTGTAATTGCCTGATTTGTATGTACGAGTACCTGTATCTGTAACGGTTCCTGAGTTTAAATCATCACCGACCTTTAATGCAGCAAGTTCAGTATCGTCCCATCCAGACCAATCACCATTCCATCCAGCCCACGTTCTTGTCGATTTAACATCAAGGTCGAATCCACCGTCAACGATTTTCTTAGGTTTTGTTTCTTCGTCAAACCAAACATCTGAAGCTGGTGAAAGTTTAATCTCTCCAACCATTTTTGCAATTTCAAAAGATGTAACATCTTCGCTAGATGTGAATGTCGGTTGTTGTTTCCACAGAGTATTTGAATACTGCATGTAAACAGTATCGCCCTTTAGGATTGTTCCTACAGAAGCCGCAGAATCGTACACCAATTCAATAGAACGTTGAACAAATTCTGGGCGAAGTTGTCGACGTTGAAAGTCGATAGATGCAGCATATTCTGGATTATTAAAATCAGAATAACCATGACTGCTGAAATTATCAGCAGTAAAACCAGCCTTCAAACGATCAACACCCGCCGAGTCAAGAACTCGAATATTAGCGGTTTCAAGCTCTAGTAGTGATAAAGTAGTTAACTCTTCAAGTCGATCTAAACGATCTTCCAACTTACCAATTGCCGCCATGTCGTAATGTCTGTAGCGCATATATTCGCTTGTCATATCCAAATCATCAACCATATATGGATTGATTGCAAATCGATATAGTACAAGACTGTCAGGCGGCACATCAGGATATTTTGGATCAACTACAAGTGATGGTCCTGTTCCAACCGTCATGGAACCATCTGGATTGATAGATATTAATCCGCGTTGAGCTCTATAGTAATAAGCATCAAAGTTTACTAAGTCAGTATTTTTTGGAAGTTCAACACGAACAGCGCCCGTACCAGTAAATCCTGTTCCAGCATCATTAATACGTGGTCTAAAGTCAAGAACATCCCTCAAATTAATCACATCACCATTCGCTTGGGTATGTGATGGTATGTTCTCATAGGCAACTTGACCAGTATATGAATTTGCAGCAAAGAAATCGCCGTTAGCACCGTGGTTGAAAAAATCAAAATCAACATAGATGTTACCGACAGGGGGTGTCTTGTTTTGTTTTAATAATAATTGGCCAACACCATAGTAATTATCATTTTGACCGTCAATGAAAGTGTAATAACTTGTAATGTCCGCACCAACTGACGATCCAAGTTTTGCAGAGTTAATACGATATACATCGGCACGATCAAGTGTAATATTACCACTACCATCAGGAGTGTATGTTGTAGCTCTATTGGTTAGTGTTTTTGTCTTGACAGATCCAGCGTTCTTTTGAACATATGCAGCAACAGTAACAGCTGATGAGAATGGTAATCCTGTTAATACCGCTGATGTGAAAGGTGCTACGATAGAGATTGATGGAGATGTAACTGTGCCACTACTATCGGTAACAGTGATCCATGAATTAGCGTCATCAAACACTTCACTTGTACCAGCGGTTAGTGTTATAGATCCCGCACCGCTTGTTGTTCCAGTAAACAGCCGTTGAGTTGTTAACACAATATCTGATAATTCACTTGGGCGATAACGTGGAAGATCGAAGAACAAATTATTGTTTGACGTATCAATAATAGTTGCTACACCGTCTTCCAAAATCAAATCTGCATATTTTACAGAGCTTACACCAATTGATCTAACAGAACGGAAGCTATTACCACCACTCATTGTTACATCAAACAGATAAATATTGTAGTTAGCGCCATTCTCTTCTATTGCACGAACCCGCGCCGTTCCAATTGTTGACCCACCGTATGTGATTGCACTTCTTAGATTTACTGTAGCAAGTGTGTTGATGGTTGGAAGACCCTTCAACGTAGATGCAATTACATAGTTACCATAGTTAACAGCAGAAACTTGGTTGGGGTAAAGAGTTGTATCACGCGGTTTTGGAATTGTGAAGTTTGTGTTAGCTAGGGTTTGAACGCGATACCCATTAACATAAGCTAATCCGGGGCCCACTGCAATATCTAATCTTTGATCACTATCTTCATTAGTTTGTACCTTTATAATAAATGGATCTACAACATAGTTACCAGATTCTTCTGAAGTTCTTTTGGCCATAATATCGCCAATAGTATTGAGAATACTTGATGTTCCCTCATCAGCACTTTGAACAATGTACCCATTATCAATTTTAACAACATTAAAAAATACAGTACCAGAGTCGACTTCGCTTTCTTTAGCGATAGTCAATTTAATTCTATAACGATCCGCCCCTGGGGCTGATAAGTTGGGGTTTGGACCAGAGTTATCATAAAGTGCAGAGTTATCGGAAGCTGTTACAATATCTTCGGTTACGATAAAACCAACGTTCTCTGTAGGCGTAGTTGAGTACTTTGAAATAACCAATGTTTGATTATCAGCAAAAACATAATGCCCAGCGACATAGTATGTGCCAGAAGCAATACTGACAGTTGAACCTCGGCCAACGCAAGGATTTACAGTTGTGTTTGTTGATTGAACGCGTAGAGTTACACCGCTTGATAATCCAGTTAGTGTCTCTCCAGCATTTAACCTAAGTGGGGCAGTCGTGTCTGCGGCAGTTAAACTATTGTTATCAATGTATGATATGTAAAGAGTTGCTGGATCTGCACCTTCCGCAACAACCACTTTATCAATACGAACCTCAATTCCAGACGTCGATCCAGTAAATATATCACCAATAATTGTCGTAGGGTCAACAGGTAAATTGTATACGGCCGTATTTAACTTAACAAACTCTGCTGAAGTTGAAAGATGGATCTGACCTCCAGATATAGGAGATCCATCCCTAAACAAGAAGTCGCCAGATTTAGTAATTTGATTCTGTAGAATAGTCTGCATTTGCGTAAGCTCACGAGCTTGCAAAGACCGACCATTGTTAAACAAGATACGGTGATAATTGTCGCTGTCTTTCCAATCGTCACGATAGGTAGTTAGGAAAGTGTTCTTAATAACAGAGGTTACCATGTCGTATCCTTATAACTGTACGATAATCTTAATGTCTTCAACCTGACCAACAGTTCTTTGAACTGCCGAACGGTTCTCAATATATAGGATCTCGCCACTAAGCGGATCAATGTCTGGTGCAATAAATGCTCTTGTATCCGAATCCGCGCCTACACTTAGCAATGTACCAGTGCCTGCACCGTCTGTCTCAGTAACGACTTCCCCTTCAGAGAATTGAATGAATCCAGTATCTTCTGTTTGATGATACCAAACCTCATCTGAGTCAAACTTATTAACATATCCTTTTGCACCAGATGTGGCACCCAAAAGCGTATGGTCTGCACTGAACACTGTTGAAATTGTTGCAAATTTTAATCTACGAAGCATATTGCCCGCAGCTGCGGTAAATAATGCAGCACTGTCAGACAATTCTGGATTTTTTACCAATGCAAGTTGACGGAAGTCGTTGTTAACAACAAAAGTTCCGCCTTCTGTTCCATCAGGTTTGGTATTGAACATAATTGCTGTTGCACGTAGATCATCTCTTGGGTCAGCGCCAAGACCATTTTTAGGGCCCAAAACAACTCTACTAGTGACTCCAGTTCCACCACCACCAGTAAGTCTTACTTCAGCAAAGCTGTATCCACTACCCGTCACAATAGTTCCGTTACTTTCAGCAAGTGTAATTTTTGTAACAGATCCACCAGAAACGGTAGCGGCCGCACGGGCCAATGTACCATCACCCACAATTGTAACCGTTGGGGCAGAAGTGAAACCACTACCACCAGTAATTAATTGAATATCTACAATTTGACCAGCAACCGCTGCGTTTTGAATTGTCTCTTGTTCAATTTCAACGGCTAGTGAGTTTGAGTCAGTTAATGTTTGTAAACGAACTGGCATATAGTTTGCAGCGAGGAATCTGTTTGCATAGGTTGTACCAACTGTATACAAGAACTTCCAAACGTAACCATCAGCTGTAATAAAAGGAGTAGTTAAGATACCAGTTGGTTTTACAGTTGAAGGGACTGCTGCACCAGCAGTGTTTTTTGCTTGACGTAGGCATATGTAAACACCTTGGTCATCAGTAATCACGTAATATGTGTTTAGAGGATGTCCAGTTGTGTTATCGTCATATCCGTAATATGTTGTACCAGTTGACCAATTGAAACGTGGAATAACAAAAGAATAGTCTGTTACTTGTTTGGCTGACTGCGCACTCAATCTAAAATTGCGAATTTCGCGATCTGTTGGTATTGGTGTAGGAGCATCATCAGCACTATCCCAATCCTGTGAACGACCAATCGCGATATAATAATTGTTAGCAGAGTCTGTAATATCATCATACAGATTCTGGATCATAAGTTTTTTAATGCGCTCAGTAATGATTGCTGACATTGAATTGTCCTATTAGCTAATAAAGATGTAACGTGCTGACGAATCGTGACTAGAGTCTAAGCCCAGTAAGAACCAACCCGATGATGCCCAAACGGCTTCAACTGCACCAAATTGTTTTAATGTAAATTTTGTTTTACCTGTATATGGGAAGGTGGCTGGAGTGACACGAGCTTCACCAGCGCCTCTATTAATAAACTTTTTAACATCACCTTCAGTAACACCATTAGCTAAGGTAAACGCTTCTGCTGTTGCGTGGTTAAATATTGTTGTGGGAGACGATGTACTTACTGCAGCTCCCGCATTTAGTGTCTCTGATAACAAGTTAAAGCGACTACGAACTTGAATAGTTCCAGTTCCCTTGGCCGCCAGCGTCAAGTTAATATTTGAGCTGGTGCCGACCGTTTCAATTCCAGGATGATTACCAGTCGCAGCATTGTTGATTTGGATATAGTTGACAGCAGAGACTGCAGCAGAATGACCAATCAGTGGGTTGCCTGCAGAATCCTGGATTGTTGAGTCAATCTTTGGAGTGACAAGTGTTGGTGATGTCAGAGTTTTATTGGTAAGTGTCTGTGTAAGGCTAGCAAATACTATAGTATCACTATCAGATAAAACAGGAAGATTAATATTTCTATTACCTGTTAAATTACCAGGAACAATAGTGTATGAATGACTTGAATCAGCATCCTTAATCGTAGGGCGTGTAAACGCTGGCGTTTTCAAAGTCTTGTTCAACAGAGTCTGTGTGGCAGAGTCAACTACAATAGTACCAGTGTAATCTGGTAGCTTAATTGTTCTATCCGCCGTTGGATTAACCAATGTAAAAGTAGTTTCCCAAGAATCTGCTGAGGATCCTTCAAAGATAATAGCATTGTTAGAAAGAGTTAGCGTACTGATTGCAGTTACACTATCACCATACAAAGATGTGTATATCTCTGCAAAGTTTGAATTAATTTTGTTACCAGCCTGTCTGAGGGTATCCCCAGTAGTGTCATTTGCTATTGTGCCGATATTAACGGTTTGTCTTGACATGCTAAATCCCTAAAACTCTTTTGTTTTATTTATATCGGTTATGGAACAAGATTACCCACGCCGTCTGAATCAAGGTAAACATCGTATTTGTCTAGGTCAAAGGTTACAAACTCACTTGACATTCTCATCGATGAGCCAGCGCCGTTTGAATCTTCGTCGAATGTTGGCGATGCAGCTTTTGTAAGATCCTTGAAGTTTTTATAGAATGGTTCAGCAGAATCCAAGAATCCAACAGTTTGATCCGCTAACTTGTTGCTAATTTGGATAACGGTCGTATCAAGGCTGTATCTGTAAGAGTTGCCTGCAGAGTCGTTAATGTCGATACCAGTAATATCAGTAAACACGAATGGTGTAATTGTTGCAAGACCAGAGAATACTGGGACGTCTACAGATGCAATAGCAATTGGCATATTGCCAAAACTAATATCGCCGTTGACACTGACCAATTGAACTTCGGAACCAACATACATTCCGGCGGGGTGGGCAAACAGTTTATAAAGTTCTAACCACTCAGAAGCTGGTAAACCCACTTTAATTAAGATACCCCAAAATTGGTAAACTTTATCATTAATAAGATACTTACCACTACTTGGACCAACAATATCTTGACCAATAGTAAACACATAATTTTTACCATACTCTACAACTGGATCTTGGCCATAGAATGCTCTGAAAAACCGTTCGATACTGTACTTTGTGCCTTTGGATCTATAGAAGTTGTTAGACAACAAAGCAGCTTGACGAGAGTTCAACCAACCTTCAAGATAGTTTTGACCCAGCAACAACTCGTCTTCAATATATGTTAAGTTCTCTTGAGATGTTTGTTGAATGTCGCGAGTTGCAAACAGGTCATGGATCTTGCGAGAAAAGTTACCATCAGAGTCAAGGTTTTTGTAATATTTTTCAAGAAACTCGACAAGATTTGGATAATCTGCTGCATAAAATTCAGGCAAAACCTCTTTGACCAGATCGCGCTGGAAATCTATATTACGTCTGCCAATGTCGCGTAAGGTCTTATCTGTCATATTAGTTCGTAGCCGATACAATCTCTGGTGAAGCAAACGAGGCTTCTTGATCAAACTTTAGCACGTCATTGCGCTGAGGAGAAACAACACTATTGTTTGTTGGAATTGCTGATAATTTAATATAGTTAACTCCACCGACAACATTTGATGGGTTTAGTGCTACAATATTAACAGTACCCGATGTTGCATTATATGATCCAACGCTATCTACAAGTACTGTCCCTGTTCCAGCTGATATTACTTGCAAAGTGGTCGACCCAAGTTTGTTTTGAATTTTAGCAAGGGTACTATTAAATGTAAATAGTGAACTGGTTATAACTGGTGTGTCTCTATCGGGAATTGCAATTGATGTTGGAAATCTTAAATTATAATTTGCATAGGTATTTAAAGAAGGTATAAAGCGTTGTTGCATTTTAATATCAGCTCTACTGGATAAAATAGCAGGGCTGATATCATCAACAAGTGTTAGCAAGTTTGATCGTCTAAATGATTGGTCAAATAATCCGATTGTATTAGAGAAATATGTTGCGATAGTGCTGTTCACTTGGTTCTCAAGAGTATTCAACGATAGTGTAGTTAGTTTTGGGTTAACTTGGAAATATACACTAGTCTCAATATAAGTTTCAACTGGATCAGCGTATTCAATATTAAATGAAACAATTCCAAGTTGATCAACAAGACTTTCAACTTGAGTTTTGATTGAAGCTTGAAGAGTAGCGTTCACATCATCCTCAAACAAGATGGATGTGAAAATTGTACCAAACTTTGGTTCTAAGTTTTCTTCGCCGCCCCACGATTTAATATCTTGAATAAACTGCGAATAGTTACGTAAAATTAATGAAGTATAATCAGCTGCTGTAACCATACGGTTTTGCGTTGCATATTGGAATGGAGCGTTTTTACGGATTGATTCTATTGACTCTGAAATATCTCCACCAACAGATTTTGCAATTGTAGCAACAGTTAATGGATATCCAACAGTATTTACTGTGAAGTTTGCGGTTGGTGTAAAAATTGTAGCTCCGTTCGCGTCACTACCGTTTGTCGATAGATATGAAACAACGATTTTATTACCAGCAACAGGAGCTTTTCCAAGGTTGACACCATCACCAAATGATAACTCATAAAAACCATTAGGAGCTTCTTTAAGAATATAATAGGTTGAATTCGCTGATATAGATGTCGCACTTAAGATATTATTGTATGTTGCAAATGTATTGCTTGTAGCTGTATCATAAACATTCACGGTTGCAGTGTTTGCATCAATATTAATATCGGGTATAATATAAACATCATTCTCAGAGAATGGTCCAACGTAGAATGTCTTTGTTTTTAAAGCGCCTTCGTACACAATAACATTAAGAGTACCGTTATTATCTCTAAAACGATAAACGCCAGTACCATCATCTTCTGCAGTATACGACTCAATGGTTTGGAATGTGTATGCAATATCATCAACAGTCGATGTCAGTGTTGTACCTGATGGGAGTGATAACAATGACGGTCTGCCAGCAACGCCTGCTAAGTTAACAGATAAATTTACAGTTGCTCGTGCAGACATTTTTGAATCTGGAATGTATCCAATACCACCAGCAAGTGAAACAACTGAGCTTCTGAGTTGCGCTGTTCCTAAGAATGATTCGTTTGTAGCAAAGTTTGCAATTAAACCGTTGATGTGTGTATTGTAAGCTAACACATCAAGAATGTTTGATAGACCAGATGCTTCAAAATCATGGTCAGTAAACTCAGGTTGCTGTTGCAAATATATCTTTAGGTTGTTCTTGATGTTGTTAAAATCAAGTGCCGTTGAAAGAATTGTCGTTGCCATATTATCTTAGCCTTACTAGTGTAGTGGTGAAGATTACAGTTTCTTCAGTATTAACAATACGAAATTCAACAGTAACACCAATTGAGTTATAATCAGCTCGGTTATCTACTCTGATATCAACAATTTTAACTCTTGGTTCGTAGGATTCAATCGCGCGAGTAATGTTAGATGTTATCTCTTCACCAATTGATGAGTGAGCTAATTCAAATAATAGATCTCTTAAATTGCCACCATACAAAGGTAAAAATGGTTTTTCAAAATGATTGGTCAATAGTAGATTTTTAATAGCTTGTTTTACTGCACCCGCATCAATCTTTTTGTAAATCTCACCGCTTGGTTTTACAGTAAAAGAAAGATCGATATCGCGATACAATCTTGATCGCGAAACAATAATACTTGCTTGATTGAGGTTTTTATCCTCTACTGCAAACGCCCTACTCATATCAACCCTTTTGTTTACTTTTATTTATACCTATTGTGGTAAGACTTCAATTAGATCGTTAGCACTTTGTACCTTACCATTGTATCTTGTTTCAAGTAAATTCTTAAAATTACCACCGCCTACAATTGAATACGTTCTAGACAGTTCAGGCATTGTAACACTCAATAGAGCGACCATTGCTCCAGCTGGATTAAAATTATCATACGACAACATCATTTTATCAAAATAGATCACATCAGTCAAATAGTCGGCTAATTCATATATTTTATCAGGTGCAGGCTTACCATTTGGACCATACAGTTCATAGATTACACGTCTGCCTTTGGTTGCAAGATCTTTATCTGAGTTGGCTGTTACAGTTTCAGTTGGGCTTAGCTTATATAACCCACTAACAACAACCAATCTATAGTCTTTAAATTCGCCTTTGTTATTTTGAACGTATTTAATTATTTCAGCTTGAGGTAATAGGTTTCGAACAATTGCTTGACGCTCTTCAAGAGTTGCAATATGGTTTAAAGTTACTGCGTCTGCTGTTCCACCAAGGAACGTTCCTAGAGGAACGCCTTTTGCCAACATTGTTGAGGAGTTGATATCTGTTGCACCCGCTCGCGGAATAATATTCATTGGGTCATATGCTGGATCGGCGGAGAATACTTTCGCAGGCGGCTTCTCAGCGGGTAAAAATGATTTAATGGCTGATTGGGCAGTACTACCAGGATTAAATGATGTTCCAGAACGAACATGAGGTTGAGTGGATCTTGTTCTACCAACTGCTGGCGGAACACTATTGGAATATGTTGGAGCAAGTGTTCCAGACGCAACAGAGTGAGCGACAAAGTCTGCATTTGCTGCGTTGTCTTCGTCTAACATGCGAATGCGAGTTTCACCTTCTGTAAGTGGTCGGTCAGTAACACCACCCGTCTTAACAGACTTGTCAATCATATTTTTCAAGTGATCACCCGCATCAATACTGATCCGTGATACACCGCGTGATGATTTGTTTAAGTATGTGCTTAGTAAAGAAGCTGTTGGTTTTTCTGTTGCAGCAGTATCAACTGCGGTGTGTACTTGCGAACCAGGTGCGGTATAGACACCATTAGGAGCTTGGCCTGCGGATGTTGCACCATCAGCTAGGAAAGCGGTATCAGCCTTACCTTTGAGTTTGCCCTCAAAGGTAGGAGCCTTGAAACCTTCAGTAAATGTTCCTGACTCACCATAAATGTTTTTGACATAAGCGATTACACCTTCACCGCCAATTGTCCCTGTTGCACCGAATACAGATAGACTGTTACCAGCGATATTGACACTTGGTGAGGACATGTTAGTCTCAACCTCAGATGAAACTTTCATTGCACCCTTTGAAGAGTGAGATGCTGAACCTTCTGTAGAGTTATTAGAGTTACCTTTTACAATGTTGTTCACTGAACCAAGGGTCGTATTAGTAACGGTTCCAAGTACTGTGGTTGACTTGCTACCCTTAACGGTTGTTCCAGCTTGCCCTTGGATTGTCTCTCTACGTGAACCATTAATGTTTTCAGTTAAACTACCACCGACTGTAACATTGAAGTCTCCACCAACCTTTAGGTTCATATCAGCAGCAATGTCTAATGTGAAGTTCTTAGCTGCCATTTGAATGTCACCCTCAATAATTACAGCACTGTTTCCAATGACTGATGTAATTATGTTGGACTCAGTCTTCATAATCATTGTACCATCGGCGCGGAGTTCGATACCACCACCGAGTCGATGCTTAATCAAAATGCGTTCATTGCCAGGAGTGTCATCATAAACAATTTGATGCCCCGACTTGGTCTCATTAATATCAACATGAGTATATTTTCCAGCTTGATCTGTTGTCGGATCACTTAACGATCCCCATCCATCGACACGTGGATCACCACCACCAATACTCAATCCAGTAACACCGTGACCCGTTGCTACTTTATTAACTGAACTTCTGTAGTGGTATTCTGGTCGTGGATACACGCCTGAAGGATCAGAGAACCCTGCACCACTTGGAGTGTTAATAATACCCGCGACTCGTTGATCTACAATACCGTCAAAATCATCGCCGTTTTCGTCTGACATAATACGTTACCCTTATAAAAAATCATACAACATATTGCCAGTGCCATGGTTCACCAGGAATTGTTTGGAATCCAAATGAGTTAGCATTGGCAACAAGCCAATTGTTTTCAGGAGTTCCACTGGTGTCGGCGCCGCCGCGTGGGCCCAAGTCAACAGCAAGCCCCCAACCATGCCTAGAAGTTCCAGGTCTAGCGGCTAACCCACCTTCGCCATAGAGACCCTTTTCTTGTGCAAGTCTTACTTGGACCTCATATGTACGATAAGAATCTGTAATTGACCATTGAATTCCAGAGGCCCGTGCGCTAGAAACCATTTGTAGATACGCGCTAGCCGCATCCGCGCGTAATCTGTGACCTGGGGCAACTACAGTTAAAGTGTTTGGATCTAAGCGACCATTCTCTCCAGTATAGTTGCCTTCATCAAGAGGATCAGTACGAACTGGACCAAAAAGTTTTTCGGACAATTCTTCAAGAGAATATGTTCTTGATGGTTGTGGGCTGACATTGGTCTTGCCAAACTTATTCTTAACATATGACGTCATGTTAGTCATGGGGTCAATCTTGTTCCATGGATCTGTATCTTGATGTCCCCAAACTTCCCCGCCCGAATAAACTGTATAGAATGCTTTTAAGTACATATCAAAAGCTGCCCATTGCGCCGAGTTAATAGAATCTGCACTGGCACATCTTTCTGGATTACTTGTACCATTAGGGCAATTATAACCACCTACAAATCCAATACCAATACTGTATGGGTTATGACTGCTTTTAGCATGAGCACCCACTTGATTTGGATTACGGCCTCTTTGAATTGATCCATCGCGTTTAATAATGTAGTGATATCCTATTGTTGTTAACCCTTTAGATATATGAATTTGTTTAATAGCTTGTGCATCAATATGGTTGTCATCAATGTAATGGGACGTCCAATGCACAACGGTTGTTGAAACGGGGCGAGTAACTGCACGAAGATCTGCAGTCATTTCTTCTAATGATTCAATATACGAGAAGTCAGTATCATATGCACCTGACCCACCGCTAGAAGTACCACCGATTGTGGTCATACGATCTGGTGACGGTCCACCTAAAGCTGGATTACCTGATTGAATCGTGTTGCTAATTCCGCCAGCAGCTCCTTGGAAAGATGATTGAATGCTACTGATATTGTTAATAACAATTTGGATCGATGAAGAACTACCACCAGCCTGTTCAAGAAGATCTAGCGATTTAACTAAATTATTCACACTAGACTTATCAATATTAATACCAACTCTTAGAGACAGATCTGTCAAATCTTTTGGAATTGTTAAAAACGGAATTGACTTATCAACAGCAAGACCAACATTACCATCCATAATTGCAACAACTGCTAATTGAGATATAACACTGTCAGGAATATTAATTGATGATAATACTGTATTTTTAATCTGACCTGTAAAATTCTCAACAACGTTTTTTATTAAGTTAGTACTATTTAAACCACCAACAGCGGCCGTAAGAGCAGTGGCAATATTACCAACCCCTGAGGCAAATGGATTCTTAAAAGCACCACTTAATACATCATCAACTGATGTGCTGATTTTCACAGACAGGTCAGAAGGCGCAATTGATGATAAAGTATTTTCAAGTTCTGATGATGTCTTACCTAACACTTGTTTGAAAGCTGTGGCAATTGCCTCTGCAGTGCCCGCAGTAATAATTTCATCAAGTATGCCAGAGGCGGCGGTAGATTCTACAATAGACCCCAACTTTGATGCATCTGTTCCACTAATCGTTTGGACAAGATCACTCTTCACATCCGCAACGTTGGCTGTCACACGCGATACAGCTGGAAGTGGCGATGATGTTGCGCCTAAGGGATAATCAACAGTTTGAACTAAAGACTCGATGCCACCTTTGATTTCACCAACGCCAAAACCAAGTTGAGTGTGTGACGCAGCTTTAAATTGATCAGTTAATGTAGTAGCTGCTGAATTTATCTCATCAAAACTAATTTGATTGTTTACGTTTTTTAATTGGGAATTAAGTTCACTTACATTAACTGCCATTTATCATACCCCCATGCCGCTGCTAGCAAAGTTTTGATAAATACCTTGTGCATTTGAAATACGTTCATTTTGACCTAATCTCATCTCTTCCCCATCTGGTCCGTATTCACCAGTTTTAGCAGGGTTTTCATAGTCACGCATAAACGCAAGTGTAGCATCTACAACATTTGTTGTTCTCTTAAACTTAGCTCCACCCAAGTCCGAAAAAGTCGCAAGTTCGTGGTCGACAAATGCCAACTGAACGTATAAGTCATCCCAATTTTTACCTTTTTGTGCAGCAAAGTTTCTCAGGTCAGTTTGGCGGCCACCTGTTGCACCATAGTAGTACCATTGAGCAATACCAATCGAGTTTTCTGTGCCGCCAGATGCAACCGCAATGCCAGATCTAATTCCTGGGTTCATACCACTTTCGTGCAAGAAGTTACCAATCATCGCAGCGACTTGATCTTTGCTATAGTTGCCAGTGGACATAAAATAATCCCAAGCTGTTTGGATATTCTGCTTTTGATCAGAGTTTGGATTGTATGTAACACCAGGCGGAATACCGACTAGTGAATCATTCATTGTTGGGTTGGTATTACCATATGGTACACCAGATGATTGATACGGTATTCCAGTTCGCATTCCCGCTAACTGAGCAGCAGATGGTGTTTCCATTTTTGGAATTGATCCAAGTACCAAAGGTAACTGTGAGTTGGTTCCGTCCATGAAGATTCCAAACACTGTTGCACCTTGAACAAGCCCAGTTGATCTTCCAATCCCCGACACTCCACCTTCGGTTGCTGGAAGCATCACGCTTGCATACGGAAGATCTGCTAATGGTAGTTCGTCTCTAGGCCCGTGAATACCGTGAATACGAACCCTTACACGACCAAGCTGTGGAACATCACCACCAACTTGTTCAACGATACCAATGAACCACCGTGTAACATCACCGTAGTATTGTGAATTAAACATACCAAACATTATACACCTCTCTGATATCTGCCGCCATCGGCGCCGCGATCAGATGTTAACTTTACTGCATCAACCATAATGTCGTGTTTACCAAGTGAAAACACATGCCGTACAGCATATATTAGATAGTCGCCAGATTTCTTCTTATCTTTTAAGTCTTCTATTGCAACACTTGCTTGATTTTGCAATGTCATGTCACTGTTGAAAATATTAATCTCCACCATCTTACCAATAGATCTATTTGTTCCAGTTAAGAAGTTAAAACCTGGGACTTTGAATTGTAGTGCATTTTTAAACAACAAATATCTCAGCGCAACGTTAGAAGCATTTAACATATACTTAGCAATTGCGCCGGCACCTTCTTCATAGTAATTAAAATAGTCTGGGTAAGATCCATTGCTAACAATTTGATGAACGTGAGCCGAATTAATTAAATTAATCTGTTTGCCATTAACTACATAGTCAGGATCAATTGCAAGAGTTTTACCACCGGATAATACGCCAGTGCTTTCCATCTTAGCTACAACATTTTTTATATCAAAATGTTGTTGTTCAGTTATCCCAGAAGACAAATCAGTAAAATAGTATTGAGCGCCAAAGATACCTTGTCGAGCCAATGCAAGAGTATCTTCGGTATTACCATACGTGTATGACTCTATAGTGAATGCTTGTCTTTCAATATTTGACTCATCTACAAAACTTGCGTTTTTTTGTGAATATGAGAATGGACGATCAATACTACCATTCCAAGTACCTGTTGACAATATGGTATCCAAATCACTCAACACCAAATCTTTTTCATTTAGAGCCGAGTATAGAAAGTAAGGAGATCCATTAATGGTAGAAACGCGGGATCTCACCCACTCACACGACTGTAACGGAGTCATGTATGGTACAACGACCTTCATGTTAGGTTGACTAGATTCTGCAAACTTGTTATTCAATTTCAACTGTAATTGATCTAATAGAATTTTTTCAATAATTTTTTCAGGTTTACCAGTATATGCTTTACTGAATCTAATGAGATCGCTGTTATAAGCATGCTCTTCAATAATACGAATCATCAACATTTCTTTTTGGTCGTTTACTTTTTCCGACCGTTCAATTCGTTCAACAACAAACTTTTTGGTTATTGTATTTGGATTATTTGGTTGAGCAATTTTAATTTCTAAACGCTCTGTGCCGACAAAACCGACTCTGTTTAATAAATCAAACTCATCATTTATTAGAACAATTCCAGTTAAATATGGAAGTTCTAAATTCTCAAATATGTTGAGTTCTACAATCGCAGCAGATATGTCTAATGTAAATCCCGCAGTGCGATCTGCAGTGATTAGAGCTTGTTCTATAACGTAATGCTTTGCTGATTGCATATTAACTCAATAACGCTTTCTTAAATCCAGATGATATCTGAGGAGCAACTCTTTTGTTTAACACTTTAATAGTTTTCAATTGTTCATTACGTTCAATCATTCTATCTAAATATGTCACAGGAATTAACCCTGATACGTTCTGAGTGAATGGGTTAATATCAACCCAATTACCATTCGTATCCTCATAGTGATGAACACTGTTATATTGAGCAGTTTCTCTGTACACATTGACAGTTGTAATTTCATCAGTGGATGTTCTAATCAACTCATTAACGCCAAAGTTGTTAGGAGAGTTAACCACTATCTGACCAAGATCAAGATATCTCTTTAAAATCTTACCTGTTGATGTTGAAGTAAGACCAATTATGGTTTCGTTAGGAAGGAATGTTGAGGATATATCGCCTGTAGTTGTGATTACTCTGTTTGGGTAGTCAATCAACGCCTTAGCTTGTAGGTCCGCACCAGACAGTGGCCATCCACCTTCACGAATATCATCGTTCAGTAGATAGAATGTCCAATAGTAATCTGTTGTACCATACAACTTATAAGATAGAGTATCTGGTCGTTCATATTCTTCTATTTGCATTGTTTGATAATAAGATATATCATCTTTGATTTGATCGACTAAATCAATATACGTTGAAATGTTTTGAAATAAAACAGGATCTTCACCTGTACCAAAACTGTATTGTAATAGCGGAAAAGGAGCAAAGTATTTTGACATTAATATCCCTGTTCAATATCTTGTTTGACAAGTGTACGAGTTTCGCTAAATGATAGTTGAATTTGAACAATGTTCCAACCACCATCCTTATGCATTGCACCGCCTTGTTCATTGTAAGTCGCAGAAAAGGATGTTAAATAACAAGGTAGAAAACGAATTCCAAGATCCTTATCACGATACTTAACTTTAATTTCAAACTTGTTTGGAAACTTTAAACCTAGAACACCTTGAGTTGAAGCTGTTCCACCAATATCTTCTGGATATAGTTGAGTACGGAAAAATCTGATAATATTCTTGATCTCTTGCGCTTCTCTAACACTGTTAGCAATTAACGAAAAATCAAACATAAAGGCGCGCATTGCAACGCCTCTAAACAAGGTTCTCGTGTTTGGATTTGGCACAACTTGCGCAATTGATTTTACAGCATTATTAAATTCTGGGCTAGCAGAATTAACGTTATCACCAACACGAACAGCAGCTAAACGAGCAAGATCTCCTCCTCCACCACCATTGGTCATACCATCAATAAATGATTGAATACTTCCAGAAATTGCAGCTTGTGATGCACTAGCAATACTTGCGCCATTAGCAACTAGACCTGCGCCGATGGCACCAATGGCACCTAAGTTAACATTGTTGTCATAACTTACACCATCTTGGATTTGTAAAGCTCTTGGTAAAAATAATGTGACCTTACCATCACTTGTTACACCATTTATCCCGGGGCTTATGGGTGTTCTTGGTATACCAAACAATTGTTGTTGAACATCGTAGTCAATTGCGGCAACGGCGCCGCGGTCGGCAAAAGTTTGAATGTTTGTGCTAGCACCAGCACCAAACAAAGTTACCTCAATTGGAGGCTCAACCATCGCCTCAAACGATATTGTTCCTAAGAACTCATCTTGATGTTCTATGGGATATTGGTAATAACCAGCCATTGTTTGCCTAATAAATACAGTTGCATCCACAAATATTTATAAGGCTTTTTGATGACATATAAGGGAAGATACAAGGTTATCAATCCTCACAAGTATAAAGGTGACGATTCAAACGTAATATACCGTTCAATGTGGGAACGTCATTGTTTTAGATGGCTTGACAACAACCCCCAAATAAAAGAATGGTCAAGCGAAGAAGTTGTTATTCCATATTTTTTTGACGTTGACAAAAGTTACCATAGATACTTTGTTGATCTAAAATATGTCACTAATGAGGGTGTTACTTTTCTGATAGAGATAAAACCCGACAAAGAGACCAAAGTTCCAACTAGTCAACGCAAAACCAAAAGATACATTACCGAAGCTGTGACTTATGTTAAGAACCAATGCAAATGGAAAGCCGCTTCTGAATACGCCAAAGACCATGGATGGCATTTTCAAATTTGGACAGAACACACTTTACAACAAATGGGAATTATGCCCAAACCTTTAAAACCGTTAAAACCGATGAAACCTTATCCTAAAAAGTAATATAACACAAATATCAACATAAATAAGCACATGAGTAATTTATTTCAAACCTTAGAATATGAAGCTTTTAGAGCTGGAATCACGCCGCGCACTTCACAGTCGCGCGAATGGTTCCGTAATAAAATGTCAACTATAAAGCAAATCAACCGTGCTAAGTTGATGAAAGAAGAACCTATACAGATTAAGAACCGCCAAGTGGTTGGTTCAATGTTTATGTTCTTCTATGATCCAAAACACAAAGAGACATTACCATACTATGACTCTTTCCCACTTGTTATCGTACTGAAACCCGCTGAAGGTGGTTTCTTAGGGTTGAACCTACACTACCTACCGCCAGTTTTAAGAGCTAAGTTTCTTGACGCTCTTTTGGAAGTTACGAACAATAATCGTTACGATGATACGACAAAGTTTAAATTGACGTACAACGCTTTGCAACGGGCCGCAAAGATGAAGTACTTTAAACCATGTATCAAACACTACTTGACTGATCACGTCAGAAGTCGATTTGCTATGGTTCCAGCACCTGAGTGGGAAATTGCTGTGTTTCTTCCAACCGCTGATTTCAACTCTCAAGGTAAGAAATACAGCATAAATAAAGTTTATGCCGATTCGAGGAACATGATCTAATGGCCAGTATTGAAGAGTTAAAAGGTTTGATATCAAATAGTGGTGGCATAGCAATGGCCAACTACTTCAGAGTTGAATTGCCATCAATCAACGGAATATCAACTCGTGATCTTGATCTGTTGTGTAAAGCTGTTAATGTCCCTGGTCGGCAAGTAATGACCAACAACAGAGTCATTGGAGCAATTGATCAAAAGGTAGCTTACAGTTCTATTAGTGACGATGTTAGTCTGTCTTTTCATGTAATGAACGATTATAAGATCCGTACATATTTTGAGTCATGGCAGGCTCTTGCAATTGATCCAAACACTCATGAAATTGGATATCTTAACGAATACGCAAAAACCGTAAAGATCCATCAATTAAAACGCGGTATAGGTCTACCAATATACAGTGATAGAATATTTGATATTGATTTGATATCTAAAGACAAAATCATGTATAGTTGTGAACTTTATGAAGCGTTCCCCACAACTGTAACCGCAATTGAATTATCTGATGCCTCTGAAAATGCGACAGTAGAACTGCTTGTGCAGCTTTCTTATCGTAAATGGAAAATGGCTTGAAATGAATAAGGATGAAATGAATGGCACTACCTAAGTTAAATAATACTCCAAAATATGATTTGGTTATTCCGTCTACAAACAAAACGGTCAAGTTCCGACCATATCTTGTAAAAGAGGAAAAGATTCTTTTGCTTGCTATGGAAACAAAGGATACTGGTCAAGCACTGAACGCTGTGTTAGATACTATTGTAGCATGTGTTGATGACACTATTGATCCAAAGAGTTTAACGACATTTGATATTGAATACATGTTTGTCAAGATTCGTTCAAAGTCTGTTGGCGAGACAAGCGATATTGGTATTAACTGTTCAGAATGTGAACATACTAACAAAGTTTCGGTTGATCTACAATCCATTGAGATCACTGTTCCAAAAACAGATTTCATGATAAAATTAACAGATGATATTACACTTGAGATGTCGTATCCACATTTTGGTGCAATGGCTTCTAATAAAAAACTGACCAACTCAACATCTCAAACAGAACAGACATTTGAGATGATTATGACAGTAATGAAAGCTATTCATACTGCCGAAGAACGGATTGATTTAAAAGATGTTAGTCATAAAGATATTGAAGAATTTATTGAATCAATGACAGGTGATCAACTACAAAAGATTAGATCATTCGTTGACACAATTCCCAAGATGACCCACGAAGTTCATTTTAATTGCGTTAAATGCCGACATGCCAATACCTACACAATTGAAGGTATGCAGAATTTTTTTTAATAAGTCTATCTCACGAAAACCTATCTAATTATTATACTAGTAACTTTAGATTAATGCGCGATCATAATTTTTCGTTAGATGAGATAGACGGATTGATACCATGGGAAAAAGAAGTTTACGTTACTCTGCTGATGCAATGGATTAAAGAGCAACAGGAACATAATAAAGGATCACAATAATGGCGGCCACGCTACAAGATATTGTTAGTCAGTTAAAGAACAATCAGAAGTCTTCTGATCTGACTAGCAAAAATGTTAACGAAACAACATCAGCAGTTAAAAAGCTGACGGATTCGATTGACAAATCCTTTACTATGTTCTTTGATCAAAAGAAAGCGGAACGATTAAATACGGATTCTCTTGAAACTGCCAGTGAAGCGCGTAACAAGTCTAAATTTGCAAAGAGTTTTGAATCTGGCCAGCAAGCGGGTCAATCTGCGAGTGCTGGATTTAATATTGGTGATTACTTGTTGCCAGTATTGGCTGCCCTGCCGCTTGCGATTGCGGGTCTAAGAGGTTGGGAAGTTCCTGTAATTAGAAAGCTAGCATCTAGTCTTGTATCCAGCGTTGGTAAATTAGCCGACAATTTTAAGTTAAAGTTTGCAAGCGGATTTGATAACATAGCTCGTGGAATTCTTCAACGGTTTGGTATTAATCCACAAACCGGTAGAATGGCAAAAGATGCTCTTGGTAGGTTTACAGGTAAAGAACTTAAATCAACAGCAGTAATGATATCAGAAGCATTTGATCTGTTGCGTTTAAATGTTACTAGATCCTTTGGTGTTGGTTTAGATGGTGGTAAGATTGGTAGGATTGTATCTAAAGCTGGCAAGTTAATGTCAGTTATTATTAATCCATTTATATCAATTGGTCAAGGAATTAGTGGTTGGATGACAGGATCAGGGGCAAAGATGCTCGGATTCTTATCCAGTGTTATGGGTATTTCTGGAGGTGCGGCCAACATTGGTAAGTTTGCTAGATTTGCACTTAGGATCTTAAAACCAATTGGATTCTTGTTTTCAGCTTATGATGGTGTAATGGCCTTTATGAATACTGAAGGGTCTTTCCTGGATAAGTTCGTTGCAGGAATTGGTGCGTTTATTGGTGACTTTGTTGGTGCACCTCTTGACTTGTTAAAAAGTATTGTTGCATGGGCATTGGAAAAACTTGGATTTAAAGAAGCTGCAACGTGGCTACAAAGTTGGAGTTTTGAAACAATTATCAACGACCTGATTGGCGGGATATATGGTCTTGTTCAAGGTGCGGTAAAGTGGGTTGAAGAATTGTTCACAGATCCTGGAAAGGCACTAAGCGATTTGTTTTGGGCATATATTAAACTCACCAGCGGTGTGTACAAAACCATTGGCGAGTGGATATACAACATTGCTGTTAAACCATTGTGGACTTGGTTTGAGAACACATTTCCGGATTTGTCAGCATGGATTTCCACCGCGTGGAATGACGCTTTAGGGTACGGTGGCGACTTAGGAGCATGGATTTGGAATAACTCGATTGGACCATTGGTAGATTGGATTAAAAATAAATTTGGCGGTTTGGCAGAATACTTTGGTTTAGATGTAGACTTGGGATTGCCTCGCCAACCCGCACCACCACCCCAAGCGCCACAAGGATCAGCGCTTGCGAATCCACCGCCAGGCGAGGATGGCCAGAAAGGATATTGGAAATCTCTTGGCAGAGGCAAGGGGGACGAATGGGTTTCATATGAACCACCAATTACTACAGTTCCAAAAACGACAGGTCAGAATTTACAACAAGCACAAAGTAGTCTCACCAGTTCACAACGTAGTGCTTTGAGTGGCGGTGTAGTTGCAAACAATGGTAATACTACTATCCACAAAGGCGGCGATACTACTATTAATCTTGGCCAAGGGGATAGACCTAGCGCCCACGACCCACGCCGCGATTTGCAGCGACTGTATGTCCTCGGATACGGTTCACGAGGATAATAAAAAAGGCCCAGCGTTACACTGGGCCCTCTGTTTATCTAAATTAGCTAAAACTATTAACTTTGCGCAAGTTTCGCAAAGTAATCCATAGTCTCATCATTCTCAGTACCATCACTCATAGAGAAGTTCTCTGCGGTCTTGATAGTAGGAGCTTCCATAGTGTTGTCTAGAGTAGCAGTCTCACGAATCGTGCGAGGTGCAGACTCACCAAGAACCATATTCAGACGAGCTTTCAACTCATCATAGCTCTTGAATGTGGTAGGATCAACAAACTCACCAATTGAGTGTTGCATATCGTAGATAGCCTCCAACTTAGCTTCATCACCACCAAACAGTGCAGAAGCGGCCTTGAAGTACGAAGCATCATACTTAGGCAGAGGCTTACCCCCAACCATCTCAGAGCTGATCTTCAAAACAAAGTCAGCACCTTCCCACATATTGAATGGGTCGATAGGCTTCTCATCAGGAAACTGAGGCTTCATAGCAGCCATGATCTTATCAAAGATCTTCTTGCCAAAGCGATACAGTTTAACCTTACCTTCGTTCTCAGGTGCCAATTGGTCTGAGATAACCATTACGTTCGCAACATAGCGAAGGTTGCGTGAACGCGAGCTTACCAGCTTACGTTGAGCAGAACCATCTGCACTCTCGTTCCACATCTTAGAGTTCAACTCTGAAAGTGGATCTGCTTGGCCAAGAGTTGTCAACGACTTCTCAATGTACCATTGGCCAGTTGGACCTTTGAACGCGTGGTCCCAATAACGGACCCAAGGAACAGTGTTTTCTTCTTTACCAGGAAGAAAGCGAATAATAGCATAGCCATTGCCAGCTTTATCGCGAGTGGAATTCCAAAAGCGTTCGTCGGTGATGCGATCACGCGCACCAGTGGATTTCTCAGCTTCGCTAACGAGCTTTGAAAGGTCAGTACCACCGCGTTTTAGGTTTGCAAAAGACATGTGTAGTTCTCCGTATGTTTGAATATTTGAATGTTAGTATGATTAGTATAGAACATTATATAGGGTTAGTCAATAGGTAAAGTATTCTGTCTTGGAAGATAGTTTAGTTTCATTGCCTCCGCTTGAATCTTATCTTTGAGGATTGGAGTAATAAACTTTCGGACGTCTTCGATCTCAACTTCGTTGTCTTGACAAACTGAGATCACTGCGTCCATATAAGTTGAGTTTGTCGCTCGCACGACATCCTCAATTAGTTTTACGAATTTTTGTTTGGTCAGAAATTGCTTTTCTTCGATCATCGTCTTCCATTTCTTGTGTGTACACTCCAATGTCAGAGTACAATACACCAACAGATCTCTTAGGATGACCATTGGCATAATACGCCATACCACGACACACATATTTAATTTTGCTTTGACCTTTTTCTCCAAATTGGAGATCTAGGTAATGACCACTTCGGAGGTAATTCTCCAAGTTGGCAATATAAGTTTCAACGATTATATACTTTGCTCGTTCAGAGGATTCTTTAGAGTCCTTCATACCACGCATCGCACCCAACAGATCTTTGTTGGCACTAATCCACTTACGAACATTCTTCAAACTGAACGTATGATCATCAGGTAGATTTCGAACATCTGCATCAATCATCATGTTCTTTGATGGACCTTTGGCCGCACGAGCGGCTTCAAGACGAGCTATAGCAGCAGCCTTTTGTTCATCCGTCATTACTCGCCGTTTGCGAATTTGTTTAATAGGTTTCTTTGCAACTGCACCCATCAATGCAAGTGCATTCGTCTTCTTCGCTGCTTTGGTCGCTTGAGCTTTCGCTACACGCGCTGCGATCTGTTCCTTGGTTTGTGGCTGACGAGCCATTCACTTCTCCATCATATGTAACCATTGGCATAATTAATATACCATGTTTTGTATCAGAAGTCAACATCTTTGAGTTCTTTAATGGTGATTAATTCAATATCACCATCTTTAGCTTTACGTGTAGCAATGTAACCATCTTTAATTAAATGATCAATTGTTGCTTCAATGATTTTTTCATATTGTAGTCGAAAGTGTTGACGGTTAATCAGATAGCTGACGATAAAAATACCGCCAGCTGTAATGATAGTTGCCAATATAGGGTCGATGCCAAACATTATAGACCTCCGTTTAGTATTATTTAGGAGAACGAAAGTACATTCTCTACACGGAACGACCGAAACTCTTGTTTGTTGATATCAAACACACGAATTACACCATCGGCGTAATCTTTGCTAGTCTTTGGTTGTTTATTCTCAGGAATAAAATCAATATTCAAAGTACACTGCATATCACGTTCATCACCATTCACTTTGGTAAAGATTACACGACATGTTCGTGCACGTAGTTCAGTCACCATTTCATCACGAGTCATTCTAATTTCCTTTCAATCAAGTTTTCCAATTGTACAATCTTCTGATTGAGATCATACACAACATCTTCAAGTTTATCAACAGCAAACAGAAGACTTTTGACTTTGTCTTCTGTTTCTGCTAGCCTGACTTGCAGGCGAGGAAGATCAATCCCAGTCATTATCAAACCTCGTCGTTTCACGGAATGTCTCACCGTAGTACTGTTTAGCATACTGAGAAGAATCGTTCCACAGACGTTCGTCACGTTCGAACTTCTTGTCAAGTTCATGAACTTTTTGAACACGTTCCTCACGTTCAAACTTAGCTTGAACTTTAATCTTTTTTGCGAACTTCTCGTGTGCTTGACGAATCAAAGCCATACGTTCAGCAGTTGTTTGCATTTTCATACCATCCATTTAGATTTTCACTCCACCATATTCGCCAACGCTGTAGCGACCAATTTCAAACAAGTGAGCAGCAGCTTTAGCGACCTTTGCGGTGTTGTAGTAGTGTTGATCGATGAACTGTTCATCCTTACGGAACGTCACAGTCCAAGACCAATCTTCAACCTTGCGCCCGTTGCGCTTGACCTCAGACCACTCGCGAATCACTGTAGCTTTCAACATTGTCTGTTCTCCATTACTCATACACATAATATAATGGCTATCAACACGAATGTCAATAGCCATTTTTATTATTTTGAAAAAAAGATTTGTTTTATTTCAACAGTTTAGCAAGAGTCGCTGGACCAGCAACACCATCAGCGGTCAAACCATTTGCTTCTTGCCATGTTTTCAAAGCTGATTCTGTACCGTTTCCAAACACACCATCGGCTTCAAGACTCAGAGCTTCTTGCAACTTCTTGACTTGTGCACCGCGTGAACCCACTTTAAGTACCCGTGAGACTGCGCCAGATGCGGTAGGAACAACTGATTCAGTTGATGGTGTGGCTTGATGTACCTCTTTACCTGTAAGTACTGTAAGAGCGTGTTCGTAGTGTTTCTTACGATCTTCTAGGCCGATTGTGCCGCCATTAATCAACTTCGTCATTGCAACAATGTCGCTCGCATCAGCTGCTTTATTGATGTTACGACTGTTCCAATACCAACATGCTGACTCGATTGCACCTTCTTTGGATGTAACGTAACTAGCAACTTCTTCGGCAGACTTGTTTAGAGTCTTGCCAAAGTTGGTGTAGTTGTCACGGCCAGTCAACTGAATTACGCCTCGACCACGGAACAAGTATCCGTCACCAGGTTGAGTGTTGCCCATACGACCACCGTAAACAATGTTAGCAATCTTTTCAGGTTGCTTTGCATAGTCTGCTGCTTTACGCCCAGCTTTTACAAAGTACTTTGGGAAGATCTTGTCGAGCGTCTCGGCGCGATAGTGCAGGTTCTCCTCGAGCACAGTGAAATTATTTGACTCATGGCCACATTGAGCCAAGAATCCTGCAATACGTTCTGGTGTATCAATTTTATACTTTGGCAATACCTTAGCCATGGCCTTGTGCCATGCTTCAACTTCTTTGTTGCCTTTTAGAATAGCACTAACGTGCTCCAGTGTTAGGTTAAACGACATTCTTGCCCTCTTTTTGTTTCATGTAATCAAAATATGATGTCTGCTCTTCATTGGACCAGAGAGTCGCGACATTTTGCTCTCGAACATACTCTTCGATCCAACGAACGATGTGCTCGGACATCATATAGTTGTGCAGACCTGTGTATTTATCAACTTCATGCTTTGTCAGAAGATCCTGTAGGTCTTTTTGAAGAGGTTGTTTTTTCATCCGTCACGTTTCCAACTACGAATGAATTCGATTTTCTTCTCTTTTGGCCAATCACTTAGATAGTCATTATCAATATCAAACTTACTAAGCATCTGCTCTTCAGTAACAATCTCTGTATCGATAATTTGTTCACCAATGTGCATCTGCGAAAACTCATCTACTTCTTCGCTCGTGACACAATCGTCTGCCCACTCAATCTCATGCCCTTCAATAGGAACATCTGTGTTTAACTTCTGCAACTCATCAACAGGAATGCAATAACGCATACGGTAAGACGAGATGGCAGTTACAATTACATACTTAGTCATATCAATACTCCGATCCAGAGGTTTTATCAGTTCTAGTATATATAGCCAGCACTGCGAGAGCAGCGCGGATGGCTCGACCCACTACTACGTTGAACGATACGTCCTTTCCCGCAGCATCCTCGGCGGCATCGACCATCGCGTCGAACACAGGGCCACGTTCATTTAGTATAGTCTCAAGTGCGGCTATTCCCGCCTTGTCGAGTTTGGCTTCGGCGGCCAAAGCACGATTAGCCCATTCCTCTTTGGTGGCTGCTTCAATTCGGTAGTCACTCATGGCTCATACAACTCCCCTTTGTTAGCGTCCCACACCGCCTCAAACTCAGCGCCAAGAGGCTCGCCCTCCAGTTCAGCCAGCGCGCGGCCGGCGATTGCAGAGCAAGACCGATTAGCATGACGGCTGATCTTTTGCAGATACGTTGCCGCCTTGGCAAGTTTGGCCTCGACCCCTTCGGCGCGTTCATCCTTTACTTCGGGGATAGCGTCTACATCTGCGCGGAACTGCACTCTCCAAGACTGCTGAAAGTCACGCTCGAACGCGTCAATCATAGACAAAACATCACTGCGCTTGATCAGATCGTCACTCATTAGAAGTCCTCCGTTCCTTGATACACATCGGCGACAAACACGCCATTCTCACGCCACATCTTAACGACACGTGGACGATCATCAAACACTATATCAGGTTTCTTGCCAAAGTCAACAACAATCTGATCCAGCAGTTCTTTCTTGACGATATCATCGTGGCGGTAGTCATTATCTGCCCGCATGTACAGTTTTGACCATTCAATTCCCTGAGCAGTCAGCCACTCTTCTGTCCATTCACGAGTATCTTCACTACGACCAGAGCACAGGATGATTCGGTGCCCTGTGGCATCCATTTCGCGAGCAATCGTGCAGATCTGTTCAATCGGATCATCATTAACCATCTCAGACTTGAACATATTCCAGTTCTTTGGCTTTTGACGCCAGTAGTGGACACGGTGGCTCACATCAGCCAGTGTTCCATCGATATCAAAGCAAATCAGCATTTTTCTTCCTCTAAAGTATCACCTTTAACATAACACTCGTTGAGCAGTTTGTCAAGAGTTATCTTACCACAAAAGAGCCATCACTGCAATTATATGCTTCAATCAGTTCTGCAAACATTTTCGGTGTCATCGTTATAACTGAAGCCATGTCAGTGTCTTCAATATATTGACGAATGTAAACAACATCATCAAAAAGAATAACAGCGACATCTTCTTGTTCGCCGCTGTCATCTAAAACTGTGATTGATGAACTGTCAAACTCATGTTCAACACTAAACATTGTTAAACCCTTTTAAAGATAGAATGACCAAACCCACGAGTGTCACGTTTTACTTCTTTCCAACCCAATGGCATCAGCACTTTCAAAGCAACTGCGTGGTTCATTGGTCTATCATCAGTATCGTGAATAACAATGTACTTGTTTGTCATGGGGGCATGCAGAATTAACTCTTGCTCAACATGCCAGCCATGATGCAAACTGTCAACAAACAACAAATCACACTCAGTGATCTCTAACTCTGGATCTGTTGAACCAATCTCTTTTACTGATAGAATAACATCGTTATCTTGAGCAAACTGTTCAAACAAATGTAAGTTTTCGTTAAAGTTGGTCAGTGTAATATCGATAAGCTCGATATACTTTGGAGCCTGCAACATCACAGCCGCTGCAGTTGCCCCTTGGTTGATTCCCAACTCTTTATAAGTTTTACATTGCGTCATAAGATCAATTAGATCAGCGTGGTGAGACGTGTATAGCTGGCCATGAGCTTCTTTCTGAACAGCTACGATCTCGTCGTAGAACTGTTGCAAAGATGTACAATGTGTGAAGTCGCCTTTGATCATTCGTATTTTACCTCATTGCCATTTTCATAATAGTTAATCCCACAAAGATTCGTAATATTTTCCAAACAAACGGAAGCCGTTGCTCATACGCATTTGACCTTCTTTGTATGATTCATCGTACAAGTAGTCATTTTTAATTTTTCGATCAAATGACCAAATCATCTCGTCAATCACATAAGCCCAACGCTTCTCAATCAAGCTGTCGTGGTCTGGATCATCAGTGACAGGATGCCGCAAATCTGGTGGAACATCGTCATTGTCAACATAAGATGACCCGTGCTTCTGTTCTTTGAGCTTCTTCAACATAGGTGAAATGATAAGAGCAAGAGTGTCATCCATGCTCCAAAGGTCATAGTCATCGATGCGTATCTTGATCTTTTGTTCTTTAAGCAGATCAAAGACCCTGTTGATTGTATTGTTGTAGATCCAATCCAAGAAGTTTTCATACTTCTCTAGTAGGTGTTCAAAAGTGGTGGTGCTGTCAGTCCAATCGTGATTATACTTTTTGTTCATATAATCATAATGGATATGACTGTACCAATGCCGACGATATGGCCCGATGTATACTTTCATTTGCCGCTTCCAAGATTGCTACTACCACCAAAATAAGGACCTGTGTCCCCCGAAGTGATTGTACCACTGATCCCACCACTCCATACGTTCCTAAAGGTTGGGCACGCTTGATCACAGCAAACATAACCCATTACACCCCCCAAATTAATGCCGCACTTTGAGCAGCTTACAACGCCAGGCCATACAGGTTGCGTAGGTGGTGTGGTAGGCATAGGTCGAGGGAATGGAGTGGGCAACGGCTGAGGATACGGAAACGGGTTATCTTGGGTTGGGTATTTAATGTGTGGTACTGTCGTAACAGTTAAAGGAACAGGTTGTTTAGACCCCTCTCTGACCCCAGCATTGTATGCAGCGTGCAACCAATCTTTGCCTCTACCTAAAAAAGGATGGCAGAAAACAAAATCGTCAATAAATCTATCACGCCGTGTTCCGGCGCCTTCTTGTTCATCAAACCATTCTTCAAACGTCATTCCATGCAACTCCCACTAATATCCCGTCTTTGACTTTCATTTGACGCCTCCAATATTACTACTTTCAGACAAGCATCGCATCTCAGGGTTAAACTCGATAGTGTTACCTTCAACATCGACTAGTGTTGTTTCAGTAGGTAACCCACGGTTTACATTGTCAGGCATAATATTCTGAGGAAGAAATCCGCCCAATTTAATGGGGAAATAGTGGTCTTCTCCAGTATTATCCACACTAGCAACTTTGAAGATTTCAGAAACCCACATTTGTTTCAGTTTGATGAACTCATTCAGTTTTTCTTCTCGTGCTTTAATAATGTCACCAGCTCTTTCTTCAAGATATGCAAAAATTATGATGGGTACACCATACTTAGCAGCATTGAACCAACCTCGGCCCCATGTAGAGAAGTTGTTGGTATTTGATGCGAAGTAAATAATACAACCTTGCTCAATCACCTCTTGGTCAGTACGACCCTCTGTACCAGCAAAAGGAATACCTTGTTCATGGCAGAAGTATTTAACTGAGTTATTGGATTTCAGACCACCTTCAGGATTATATGTACGGAAGTTAGCAATTACTTGAGTATTTGCAATTACTTCTTTCTTGATAAATCTACGGGTTTTTGCTGTAGTATCTGCTGCAATTTCTTCGATTGCTTTATCAATAGATTCTTCATCAGATGAAATTTCACCAGCTTCTACAGCATTACAAATCTCTTTTATGTAGTCATTTCGAGACTGTGTCTTGGCGGGCCCAGTTGACCAGTTAGATCCATTCCTCACGACACGTTCTGCCCAAGGAGAATCGAACTTGTAGATGTCATAGACATAAAACTCTTGGTCAATTTGTGACAGAGTTTCGTTACGATGCCACCCTCCAACACCTTCTAGAAGATGTTCATTTGTGCTGTCAGTTGATTTCTTAACAATAGGTGGATATTTTTCCGTTCGAATACCATAAACCTCATAATCGTTCTTGAGATCTTGTAAGTGTTTTTTATCGTTAAGTTTATCCCTAGGTTGTTTTGATCTGTCATAATTAACCAAAGAACGTGGAACTATCACTCTCTCAACAAATTTAGAATTTGGATATTCCTTAGGTTCTGGCATTTGTTCTACCAGTTCTTTAGTAAGATTGAGAGGATTATTAAGTGTTGTGATTATCTTGTTGTAGTAATCCTGTGATGTTTCTGTGATATTATCTTTTTTCATGTTTATACCATTTAATTCCAAAAAAGAATTCCTGCATTTTTCTATTGAACCATTTTGGTTCTCTGTCTTTAGGCGGTCTGTACGTCACCGAACCCATAGGTTTAGATGGATCACCACTGAGGTAACAGACCCAGTCTGAGAGTGGTTGTGGAATGAGCACTTCATGCCTCATGTGCAACTTTCACAAATTGTCCATCTTTGACCTTCATAACTTCGACTTTTATCTGAGCATTGCCATAGCCAACCAATCTAACATATGAACGACCACCATCAATAGCAGCCTGACCAACTTGCCGATAATCATGACGGTGTTGAGAGTATTCCCAACCACTGGGCCCTTCAATCATACTAAACCTAAGATCCTCAATCTTATCAGCATTACAAATCATAACAAGATTGTATGAATCCTTGTAGATACCAAAGTATCGGTTACCATGTTTGGGATGTGGCGTTTCACGATAGAAGATGTCTACGGCCCAGTTAGCATCACTGGTTAATGCAGAGGTGCAGACATATTTTACAGGAACACCATCAATTTCTGAATAATATTCGGCAATGGTGGTAGTGTTAAACAAGGGGTGGTGGGCAATGTTCATCGCTTTCTCAACTTCTCATAGATTTCATAACGAATCGTTCCAGGCAAAGCCATTTGGAACAGTTCAAGTATAACATTTATCTCTTCATAAGTCAACTCTTCGTTTGGCGGTGACCAATCTTTAGTCTCGCCAACAAACCATCCACGACTTGATAGTTCATCAGCAAGATCCTGATCATCAACCTCATCAAGATAGTCTTCAATGTCAATGTCAACGGTTACATCTATATTAGCCATTGTTATCTCCTTTCAATATCATCTTCAACACATTTTGATCCAAACTGCACCTCAAGAATATGGCAAGGTTTGTCTGTATCGTTATATGCTCTATGCCACGTGTTCACAGGAATATCCAACCCCTCACTAAGCTGATAGAGCTCGAACGTCTTTCTAAAGTGTAGCGACTCTATATCAATTTTACAACAGCCACTTAGGACATACCAGTACTCATTACGTAGCATATGTCGCTGGTCAGATAGACTTTGGCTAGGCTGGATTACAAGCTCTTTGACTTTGTATCCATCTTTATCATCAAGAACACGATACCAACCCCACGGTCGGATTGTTTTAGCGTTCTTCCAGTTATCTAGAACCCAACTTGAGCTGTTCTTCTTATCTCGACCACCAACACCCCACGCAAACTCGACACGAGGGTTATCTTTGAATCGTTCGTACTCAGGCGTTGATGTGTTTGTACGATCTCCACCATTGGCAAATATAATTGAAATGTTAGGATCTTCAAGAAGATACTCAATAGCTTTACAAGCGGTGTTATCTGTATCATCAAATGCAATTACTTCATCAACCATCCACAAAGTTTCAATAACAGCTTTGCGTTCAGCAAAAGACATAAATGGCTGACCTTTCTTACGAGTCAGCCATTCATCTGAGTTTAACCCAACAACTACCAAGTCACCGTGTTGAGCAGCTTCCTTAAAGTACTCGATATGTCCACTATGAATAGGATCAAATCCACCAGTGACCAGTACAACCTTCATTATGCTTCCTCTCTAATACCACGACCATGTACGATACCGTCTGCACCAAAGCTAGCAGCCCAGCTTTCTGGCTTGAGCTTAGGTTCAACACCAGTCATACCAAGAACGTAACCAGCAGCTTCGGTAGCAGCACAGTTCGAGCCGTGCTTGGGGTCTGTATTAATGTCAAGATGAATCTCAACATTGTACTCATCAATAAAAGGGATTAGTTGGTTGTACAAGTTACAAACTTTTGCAACTTCGTTCATCATACGAACCTTTGGACGGTTCTTCTTTGCATCGTAATCTGGTTCGTGTGAGATAGTGTGGAACACACGGCAGCCGTTCTTACCGTTCATGTGAACGATTGCAACGGTAGCGTAGCGAGCCCAATTCGCATTATCTCTACGGTAACGAACCGAATCGCAACCAAGATATACACGCGAAGTCTTTTCCAAGCCAGCGAGTAGATCTACGATTTCTTCAACTTGACGATCAGTGAACATAATTACACCAATGATTCCTTTCTATACTAATATTATAGAGTATCTAGATCAGAAAGGCAAGAGGTTTTATGTTGGTCGCGAGAATTTCCACTCAACGCATTCTGAACTGTACACATCGAACGTTTGACCTTCTTCGTAAAAACGATACACAGGATCAAACTCTTCATTGGTTAGCAACTCTTCAATCGCTGCAACACACTGCTTCTCAGATTCGTAGAACCCTTGTTCTTGAACAATTGTGTAGCACCACATCTCTGTTGTGCACATTAAAACTATCGCTGTAAACATCACTTATCCTTGCGTTGTTCATAAATGTAAAGTTGATTTGGTTTGCGTTTTTTACGTTTAAACCATATATTATAGTACATTCTTATAATTGTCAAATGATATTTAAGATATTTTACCATATATGTCTTGATATCCTTTATAAAACATTTCTGCTATTAGTTGATGACCTAAACCATTGGGGTGACTATCAAAATCTTTATGGACAAAAACATCGTCGTATCCCTTGTCTGCCCAATCTGACCAAACGCTATATCCACCAATTTCTGCAAAGAATGGCCATCCAAGCAAATTCTTATCATTGAGTTTATCTGCATAGGGGGAAGTTAGAGTCTGTTTTATATAACTACTAAAATTTGTAATTGTCGAATCGGCGGATTCAAATCTATTTAAAAGAGTTAAACCGTAATCATAAATAGGATTCAATCCTGACATTATAATATAATCAATATTGTTGTGTTGACAAAAATTCTGGAACAACCAAATTTCTCGCAACGTATTTCTTACAATATCTTCTACACATAAAGTGGATGACCATAAATGTTTAGCAAACTGCACAGCATCATGTTCATGTCCTACCCATTCGCGCAGCAAATACAACTCTTCGGATAAATCATCGTTCGCTACAGAACGGTCTGTTGCTAAAAGATGAATAATGTTTAAAGCGTAACTATCAAAAACAGAATGTCTTGACCAATCGGTAATTAATATACACACCAACTTTGGTTTTTGTTTAGAAATCTCATCGTAACATTTTTTAAAAATAGAATCGTTAGATGCGCCGTTAACGCCAACATTTACAACTTTTTGTATTCCCATTTTTTCACCTAGCACCGCTGGCCACTTTGGAAATGAAACATCATAGGTTGGTATAATAGGAGATTTAAAATTGGCGTCAGTCCAACTACATCCCGATGCTAGCAAATAACTCATTTAAAAAACCTTTACTTTATTTGTAGTTGCAAAAGCCTCTGCATCATTCCAATCGTTTACCAAAGGCTGACCTTTTATATTTAGGCTGGTGTTTAGCAACATAGGGCAACCCGTTAACTCGTACCACTCTTCAAGTATTGGTCTCAACACCGACTTGCAGTTAGCCTTTACCAACTGAACTCGCGATGTTCCGTCAACGTGAGTAACAGATCTGTAGTCGTGCTTTGCTTTCGCAACAAACTGCATATATTCATTCATTGGACCATCAAAGTACTGATCAGCAAACTCTGCTAGTATTGCGGGGGCGAATGGTCTAAACTTCTGCCGCTTTTTGATTGTGTTAACCGTATCGTTGATTGGCAGTCTACAATCAGCCAAAAGACTACGGTTGCCTAACGCACGAGGTCCAAACTCTGCACGACCATTTGCAACACCACAGACACTATTTTCAACGAGATATTGTGCTACTTCTTTTGGATTGATTTCCCTATTAATGTCGTAACCAAGATAAGGTCCTTGCCAATCTAAGATCCTGTCGTTGATTGCAGCAGCAGCTCCTAATGCACTGCCACTATCACTAGGGCTAGGAAAGATCCACACATCTGTGAACATTGGTCGGATCTTTGAGTTTGCTACACAATTGAGAGCCACTCCACCACCGTAACACAAATAGTTTGAGTATTGACGAGCGATTGCCATAATCTCTACAATCTTATCTTCTAGCACACTTTGAACAGTTGCAGCAAGGTCATTATAGTTTTGACCAAGATGTCGATAATCCCAACGACATCCTTTGTGTAGGTTGGTCTTCATAAGATTCTGTATAGCATCTTCTAACCTAATGCTGTAGTTGCCATATGCAGCCATCCCCATAAGAATGTATTCATCTTCCATTGGTTTCAAACCAACGTAGTCGGTAATGGCACTATACAACAGACCAAGAGATCTAGGGTATTTTGTTGACCACACCTTCTGCTTTTTCCACCAAATAGATGCGGTGTCCCATTCGCCAACGGCGTCAATCACAACACATACAGGTTCTTCAACGAACGGTCTCGTGTAGTATCCAGCAGCAACGTGTGACCAATGATGTGGAACGTAATAGTCGTGTTTTGGTTTCTTAACCCAAGACTGACCTGCAAACAATCTACGAGTGTTCTTTAGAAACGGTCGTTCATAGTAGGCAGTCTTACCATAGGTTTTGAACTCGGGCCAAAGATTGTGATCGTTTTTGATCTTAGAGAATCGTTCTGCGTGATGACATTCTATAATTTTATCGCCATCAATAACAGTGATGGCTGCATCATGGAATCCATATGATAGACCTGTTAATGTCTGATCACCCATCGCAAATAACTTCTTTGATACGTTTTAATTCAGGAACATGATCCAACAAATCAAAACCTCTCATCTTGTTAACAACTTCAATCCACTCAAATGATTTTTTTAATTCTATAAAATTAGTTTCCCTTTCGTTCATATCGTCTAATAAAGGGGTGCAAAATAATTTGCTTTGGTCGTAAGATTTAAACTTAGTTCTATAATATTCTTGTTTTTCAAATATTATATATTTTGGTAGATTTTGAGATTTAATATATGTGGGGTAAGTGCCTATATTAGAAATATTAACACCTACAACATAAGGTTTTGATACGAAATAATCTACAATCTTGTCTAGAGAAAAAAAGTTAAAGATCGACACAAAAGGATTAATGCGAATTTTCTTTTTTGTAACTTCATGCCATCTTTCAAGATTTTCAACCGTTTTGTTGAAATTTCCGCCGCGAATCCAATTATACTCTTCACCTACACCATCTATACTAGCGGATAACCAAAGCTTTGTTAAACTATGGTCCACATCACCAAGCATTTTCCAAGTGCTTTCTGGAATTGATTGCATATTAGAAACAATATCGACAGTGCATGATGGATTAACTTCTAGCAATTTTTGAAGAATTTTAACGTTGTTCTTATCCGCCCAAGGTTCGCCCCCCTTCATTGATAGAAAATCTAAGTGGGGAAGAACATCAATGATCTTATCAATATCCGTTTCCCCCAACCTCAAAATGGGTTTAGGGGTTTTGTCGAATTTATGTTGTTGGTCGAGAGTAAATGCTAACTCATAGTCGCGCCACTTAGAGCTAAACCAACTGCTACAGGACGCGCACGTTTGATTACAAATGTTGCTACACGTATATTCAAGAAATCTCAATGGCCGATCTATACCGTCTTTTCTAGCATACCAATCATTATCAAAATTGTTTCGAGACCAATGCCAATAGTTGTTAAAAATGGCCATCATATTGTGTTTTCCAGCAGCATATTGTCTATAACAACCCGCACAGACAGATTGTTCTATAGCTTTGTTTTCGTGAAGAATGCGAACATTTTCCATTATCTCACTGTTGTAAAACTGTTGAAGACTGTCAACTTTACTAATATGACCAAGAGGAGTTGTTACTGGTCCACCACTACAACATAGAGTTATAGATCCCGTTGGGTTAACAGTGAGACCTGAAAACGGGGCCTTGCAAAGATATTTTTTACGCTTTTCAAATTCTTTTTGACTCATCTTGTGTAGCTATCCAACAACCATGTCTTTATTTGTTTCTCAATCAAATGCTTAGTCGTAGAGGTGTTATCTTTGTCGAACTTACGATGTTTAACACTTCGCGTGTATTGATCTAACTTTACAGATAGAGTATCACATATTTCCACCAACTTATCACAATCAAGATTCCATATTGCAAGATGCTCAGGATACTTGATTGTGTTGTACCAAAGATTTATGTTACGATCATTTGCAAACTGCAAAAAGTCAACCATCTCATCCCAATTGTTGCGCATTGGATTTACCATTACAGCCATCTCTTTATTTCCTTCCATACTATACTTGTGGAAGATCTCAAAGTTAGCCATTAGCTGATCAAAGTTTGCATTGATACGAATTGCTTCATATCTTTCCTTTATCAAGCTGTCAATACTGACATTCATGTGTACATTGTTCTGGCGTAGGATCTTCTCAACGCGTTTGTTGTATACTGTTCCGTTGGTCGCAATGTTGATCTTCAATCCTGGATTGATTCCCGCAACCATGTCACAAATGTCAAGCACAATCTTCTGAGCAAATGGCTCACCACCATTGAATCGTACTTCTTCCAGATGTGGAACAAACTCGGTCAACTGATCAACGAATGTCTGATCATACATCATTGGTAGTGGTGGCAGTTTTTCTCTATTCTTACGAATACCACTGCTTAGATATCCACTGCACATCGTGCACTCAAGATTACATTGGTTGCTTAACTCTAACTCAAACAAAGATGGCCATTCGGGATATCCTTGTACACCAAACTTGTCATACGCCTGCGCGAGGGGCCAAACGTTGTCATCCCAGTTTGTCTTGCAGATCTCACATTTACCGCAAAACTTGTCGTTGAGTAGATCTTCGCGGATCTTGTTAAACTCAGGTCCGTTCCATATGTCTTTGATTGATGTTGTGTGACTCCAATCTGATGTGACATTAACTTGCAGCCAGCACGGGCCCGCTTTGCCGAATGTAGAGAAGTACAGATTGTTAAACGGCGCTTTACACCTAGTCTTTAGGTTTCCGATTTCGAACAATTGATCTTGCATTGATATAGCACTCTTTCTGGTTCGTCCCATGATTTTGGTAATGTCTCAGCAAACCACTTTGATTCAACAATCTCATCAATCGTATGATTGAATATATTATACTGTTCTTTCTCATCAAAATATTCTTTTAACAGAACCTGTTGGCCAGTACGTACAGCAGCATCTTCAAGGTTTATAATCTGATTTTCAATTCTATACGTCTCTTTTGATGTATAAGATTCTGGATAACCTAATGCAGCACGCATGTATGTACTGTTAGCAAGATAACAACAAGGCCACACTTGACCATCAGGATTGACAAGGATTCTTTTACTCTGCATCCATTCACATTCAATTTTACAAGACATGGGCAAGACTTTCAATAAATTTATCAGTAAGCGCACCTGTTAAGTATTTTTTTAAATTTGACTTAACAAACATCTGTTCCGCACCCTTATCATCAGTAAATTTAAAAAAATTGAATTCTTCATCATTAACTTTGAATCTATTTGAAGGCACAAATGTTATATAGTGTGCACCATGATCACGAGATAGTTTTGCGATATCTTGTATAGATCTTTCGTTGTGTTCAAATATCACAGTGTACACACCCGCTGTAGCATTCGTACTTGTTAATGTCAACATGTTAGATAGGGTTTTTGCAAGGCTTGTTTTTTGTCTATACAACGCGTGTTCTTGTTCAGTAACACCATCAACTGTGAATTGAACATTCAATCGTTTTCCACAAAGGACGCCTAGGTTCCACCAAAAGTCATTGTCTCTCATGCTACCGTTTGTGTGAAGTTGTACTGTACATTCAGAATTCTCTATGATGTATTCGACAATCTCATAGATGTCTTTGTTCATCATAGGATCACCCCACGTACCACAAATATCAAACTTGTCAATTCTCGCCATGGATGAGATCGGGAATGCTCTTTTAAAGTCATCGATTGACCACTGCACAAGCGGCAACCAATAGATCTTATCTAACCCGTTTGGGTTTGTTCTGTGACATTGAGGACAACCAGCATTACAATATGTTGATATGTCCAACCACATTGTTAGCTGTCGCTTATCAAGAAGACTTTTATAATCATCCATAGTAAATCATATCTCTCCACTCTGGAAATACATCTTTAAATTTTTCTTTACGAATTCGATCATAGACCCAAGTTGTTTTTAAAAATTCTTTAAGACGGTTTTCATTAGAAGCGTCCAAGAAATTAATAATAGGTTTTAATCTTTTAGCGCGTAATTCATTTGCAACAGGATCTAAGTGAATTGGTTTTATATACTTTTCGCGAATAGCATCTTTTAAATGTTCTGGTAAGTATTGAATTGACAATTCACTAGGAGTGTGCAAAGCCCCCAAGGCCAGTTCGATATTATTTTCTTCACAATAATTAATCAAATCATCCAAATACCAAATGTTGTAATTATTTACCGTAGCCCATATGTTAAGTTTGATTTCTTCTATGCTGTTGTATCTTTTTAAATTATTATTCAAGTTTTCCCAATTGCACCCATGTCGAGCATATTCAATTCGGGGTCCAATATCGTCAATACTAGCGTCTATATGAATCTTTTTAAATTTCTTTAATTGTTCAACAAATGATGTGTTAAAATGTGTAGCATTGGTGTTTAATTGAATACTAATGTTTTTTGCATATTCAGTTTCTGAGATTAATTTTATTAATTGTTTATTTTCTGGGCTTACTAATGGCTCACCACCAGTAAATTGAAGTTCAACAATAGATGGTAACCACTCCATGAAATCTTTTTCATTATGTGTTCCAAGAATTTTATTAGTTAGCCAGTATTCGTGTTCTTTTTTATCGCGGTCTGTAAAATATTTGTAAGTCTTTTGTTCTTTTAAGATAGAACTAGAAGCTGTTGGACCACACATCCTACATTTTAAATTGCACACATTAGATAGTTTTAGGTCAAACACTATTGGATTTGGTGAATAATCAGTTGTTAAATCAACATTATCATAATCGCTACTATACTCATCAATGTGTAATTGTCTGTAGCTTTTGATATTGTTATCTTCTTCTTTCCAACACCAACTACAGTCGGCTGGTTGCTCGCCATTGAGAAAAGCTTTACGCAAGCCTCTCATCTCAGGACCATTCCATAGTGACTTTATGCTACCATCTTGCAACCAAGGCATTTTGTGATCAACTTGCTCACTAGGTTGAGCATATCTACAACATGGTCTAACAGATCCGTTTACATCTGTAGTAATGTTAAACCAAGGAAGCGGGCAGAATTTACTTTCTGCCACGATGCTTTACCGTTCCACAGTGTTGTGCACACTGTAATACCAATCTATCAGAATCATCCCAAGATTGTGGTAATGTTTTAGTAAACCAATCACTATTAATGATTTCTTCGAATGGTGTGTGAAACACGCTGTACTTTTCTTTGTTCTCAAGATACTCAACCAACACTGGCTCTTCATAGAACTCTTTTTGGATCAGGTTGCGTTGGCCAATCTGGTCTGTTAGATTGTTCTTATTAGCCAACACCTGCTCGGGTGTGCCTAGCTTGTTAACCATGTACATCACATTTGCTAGGTAACAGCAAGGTAACACTTGCCCATCAGGATTAATTAAGATGCGACCAGTCTGCATCCATTCGCAAACAACCCCACACTTATTGCGTTCGACTGGCTTCATTCTTTATAATCTCCATAGCAACAGGGTTATTCAAATCCCACGATTTCCAATAGAACTCTTTGTTGGGTGGTAGTTCTGCTCTATATAGTGACTGTTCAACACCTTGATCATCAACAAAGTCAAACTTAGAATGTCTGTAGAACCTATTTGACTGAACAAACATGATCTGCCTTGCACCGAGGTCTTTGCTAACCTTGGCGATGTTGTACATATCTTTCTCATTGTGCTTAAACACAACTGTAAATACTTCGCTTATGCCACCAGCAGCAGAGAACGATTCCATGTTGCGTAGAACCTTATCAAGGTCGGTGTTCTGACGATACATTGCATGTTGTTCGTTGGTGATCCCCTCAATTGCCCAGAACACTGTGCAACGGTTACGGACCTTTGTGCCGAACTTCCACCACCACTCTTCGTCACGAATACTGCCATTGGTGTTCAACAGTACGTGGATTCCTCGGCTGTTATCCATAATGTATTCCATGATCTCATAGATGTCTTTGTTCATCATAGGATCACCCCACGTACCGCAGATCTGAATCTCTTTGAACATCTGTAGAGTCTTGGGAGGAAATGCAAACTTGAATTGTTCAAAAGACCACTGCACAACAGGTAACCAATCGGATTTACCTAATCCATTAGCATCTGTTCTGTGACATTGTGGGCATTTTGCATTGCAATGTGTTGAAATATCCAACCACAGCTTTACCTGATTTGTTGGATACAGATCATGATATAAGAAGAATGGATCTTCAGGTCGATAGAATGGTAAAGGTGTTGTTCTTGTCATACTGCTACTTATAAACGAGTTCAACCCCGTAGCCATAAGCTACGGGGCGTTAATACTAAATTGTATGATTATCCAGCACTGCGAGTGAGGAAATTAACTCGAACTTTAGATGGCTTGAAATACTTAGTGATAACATCTTGAGCAATGCCAATATCAACTGGCTTACAAGAGAAGATGTCAATATATGCATCACCGTTTGCATCAACAAGGTGCCCAGTAATGCTGCTAGTCTCAATCATCTGACAGAAGCTGATACCAGCTTTGTCGATAGCGTGAGTAGCAAAGTGTTTGATCATTGGCTCACCGTAGGCTACCATATCAATCGCAGGGACAAGTTCTTTAATGAAATTGTAAACATTTTTCTCGCTAGTGATAAGACCAATATCACAAGCAGCGCAATCGAAGATCGCGTGATAACCCCAGTATGCCATTGTAACTCCTATAATGTAAAATGGTGCTTCCTGAGTGAATCGAACACTCTATCTTCGGACTACAAAACCGTTGCATCGCCAGCAATGCTTAGGAAGCGAAATTGGAGCGGGAGATGGGGGTCGAACCCACGACATCTAACTTGGAAGGATAGCGCTCTACCACTGAGCTACTCCCGCAATATGATTATATAGTATAGTTTATCTGATAATATCAATCGTGTTGATCGTATCCTCGTTCCAAACCTCAAGATTGGTACGCAAACAATCCGTTTCTTTCAATCGGTTAAATCTGTTTGTAGCTTTGTTCTTCCACCACTTTATAAGATTATCAAGATAGAACTTGTCATAGTTCTCTGGATTCGGGACCAATGTATCAGTCTTTCCAGTCAAAACATCTTTTACGTTTGAGAACCCATAGTCAGACATGTAGAACCTTTTTTGAGTTGTGACTTCTTCACGATTTTTGATAAACTCCACAAACTCTGTATACTTATCTGGATGATGTTCTTTCAAAGAGTGTTTAATGATTGAAATCATCTTAGTCTGAATTTTTAGTTTTCTGCTAGACGCACCTTTGTGAATCAGTTCTTCACCATTGTTTTTATCTTTGAACCACTTGTATAGATCATGGTATATAGAATCAGGAAGAGTTAACAGAAACTTAGACTGTGTATCGCCAAGATACCGCAAGTAGGGCTTGAGACCATCATACTGAGATGTTCCTTTGATATTGCCATACAGTGAAGTAGTTTCAAACAAACAGATATTACAATTGTATTTTTTGTTTATCATCTCACGTATCTCGTGACTTGCACAGATAAGGCTGAGTAGTTTACCGCCGAGATAGTTATACCCAAACGGTTGAACAGGAACAATGATAAACCCCATAATTGCATGTTTGTTGAAACGAGAGAACTCAGGAACATCACCTAAGTAATCGTTTCTTGGTTTGGAGTTGATTAGAGGAGATCCTAACTTGATAAACCCAACATACTTACCAGTTGTGGTTTCTTGAATTGCAAGCTTTAGTTCTTTACCAGGGGCGTCTTCATAAGTGAATGAAGCCGTCATCTCCAACAAAGTATTGAAGGTTTGATTTTTCAGTTGAACAACTTTGAAATTCATATCATCAGGAGACATATCGTATGATTGAAACATCTCATCTTCCATCGAAAACCCAAACAAGGGCGTAGGAAGGTGTTTGATCCGTTCAAGTTTCTTCATTCTAAAATAATCGTCAATACGATTGATAGAACCATACGCTTCGTTTATTTTACCATATGCATACAAAGCATCGTTTGGATTCAAAATCATTTTATTCATACCAATAGTGTTGACGTATATTTGGTCAGGGTGACAAGGATTGAACTTGCGACTTCTTCATTCCAAGTGAAGCACTCTACCACTGAGCTACACCCTGATATATTTGGCTCCCAGTGCTGGGCTCGAACCAGCGACCCTCTGATTAACAGTCAGATGCTCTACCAACTGAGCTAACTGGAAACGGTTATTCTTTTACATTATGTAGGGCTAGCAAATCGTTGACCAAAGCAATTGCAATGTCAACAGTCTCTTGCGACACATACCCAAGTTTCTTTTCCATCATGCCAATCGTGATTGCATCTTCAATGTTCTCACGATTCGCTTTACCATTGATCAACGGGCGATGGAATTCTGATTCAAGAATGCCCATACACAGTTCACCCGCAGAGATAGTTTCCAACATTATGCATCCTCTTTGATGAAGTTACTTTCAAGATCACGAATCGCGTTATCAAACAACGGAGCCATTGAATACGGTAGTTTCTTCAAGAAACAGACATAACTGCCACCGTACACCAAATCGGTCTCAGTCAGACCCATCGACTCAATGATCCAACGAATAGCGACTTCACGCGAAGTAGCACCAAGATCAATCGTGTTTGCAATCTCAAGCTCGAAAGCATTGATCGCAGCGATATCCTCGTTAGCATTAATCTCAATGGTGTGGGCGAAAGCTTCGAGCAGACAATCCCAGATGTACTGTTTGCCAGCATCTGAGGAGACATTCCAGTTAGACCAGAAAGCACTGTCAGGGCGGAAGCCGTAAGTGTCTTTGTGCAGATCAGAAACAATTGATTCGTCGAACGTGTACATGTGTTTTCCTCTTTACTACAGTATCAATATAGTGCATCTCTAAGCAAGAGTCAAGAGTTATTTTAGCTTTACTGTACTTTTATTAACGTTCGCATGTGCATTCTTTGAATGTTGTACCCACCAGCAACGATTGTGCGGATGTTAACATTGTGATCACCAACTTTGAAACTGCCTTCGTAACCATCACTATTGTGTTTCAGTTCAAAATCGGGAATGCCGTCGATCTTATTCTTACGTAGAGCCGCGACAATCTGATTGTCTCTTTTTGCGATAAGAGCATGAGTGTTTTTCATCATGTTATCAAGACCGCCTTGAAGACCACGACTCGCAATCAGTTTCATCATCGCTTCACTGCCCCAATATTTGATAACTTCAGGACCACGAAGTTTGTAATCGGCGTATTTGGTGTGATCTGCATCCCATTTTTTCATGTGGTCTTGGAACCCTTCGATCTTTTTCTTGGCCCACTCTTGATCAGATTTGATCAACTTAGCATTCAATTCGGCAAATGCCTTGGAGATCTTTTCTTGCATAGATTTTTCAATCGATGCACTCTCCGAAAAGTTTGTCACAAAAGAATTGAAGTTTGTCATGGTCATCTCTCTGTCTCTACTTACTTAATATAGTGCTTGATTGATGTAAAGTCAATAGGTCGATCAACATAAAATGGTTTGATCTAGTGGATATTAAGTTACTGATAGCTAAACCAAAGTTAACTATGACAGTCAATGGCAAGAGAATGGACCAAATCTTTTTGAACATGAGATTATTTATATGGCGGATCGTGTGGGAATCGAACCCACTCTACCCTTACAGGTAGTACAGTTTAGCAAACTGCTGCTTTACCATCCAGCCCACGATCCGTTGTATTTCCTATGTATTCGTGACTGTAACACACTCTGTCAGCGTGTTTAGCCAGATATTCTTTTGTAAACTTACGACTGTAACCAGCGCCACGAGGGTTTGGTAAACCATCAGTTGATATGTGTTTGTAGTCGTTTCTCAAGATCCCGTTTTTACTTGTCGATCTCCAAAGGTCAGACGCATTACGATACTCACCTAAGCGCGGATGTGCGGTCTTTGTGAAGAACCTTTTGCCTTCTCTGATGTGCATCTCACCTAAAGCTTCGGTCATTCTAGCACCAATACCCAAACCTTGAAACTCAGGTAGAACGACAGTTCTGTGACCTCTCCAAGCGTTCTTAAGACTACCACTAGGCATCGCTAAACTTGAAAGAAAGCCGACAGGTCGGTTGTTCCACGTGACGATCCAAGATCGTGAACTTTTATTGATGTCCCCGTCAAGATAGTGATGGTCGCTGAACAATGACCAAGCTTTGGTGGAACAAGGTAGGATTTCCAAAACGATGGCTGGCCTTTCAAACCTCCTTGTGGTCAATTTACCAGTTTGAGTATCAAATACCCAATCTGGACGTAACCACTCAATAATGTCATAATGACAGGATGAAAAGACGATGTTCTTCAAACCATTTGCATGGATGTAACGATGAATTGCATTTGAACAACTCTTAGCAACATCACGATCAATGACAGAAGTGAACTCATCCACCACTACATTGTTATCTAGTTGACGAGCCAAACGAGCGCGAAACTGTTCACCGTTAGACAAAACATGATAAGGGCGAAGCCAACTTGGAATACTATTGAACCCAACTGCACCTAAACGTTCTTGTGCTTGTTTCACATTTTCAAAATGAGATGCAACGCAGAGATCAGGATCCCATTGAGGATCGACTTCAACACCGAAATCCTTTAACATCGTACTCTTGCCAGATCCCGATGGTCCGACTATCAAGCCAATGTTGAAGTCTTTCAGTGTTGTCTCTTTATCAATCATTCCAATTGACGGTGGAACAAACTCAGTTGTCCCGTCAAACTTATAGTCAAAAATCTTGCTGATTTCAGCAGTGATTTCATCTTGTATCACATTGGACTTCATTATCTATTCCTAAATTTATTGGTGCCTCAGGAGAGACTCGAACTCTCAGCTTGCGGTTTCTAAGACCGGTGTGTTTACCATTTCACCACCAAGGCATTATCTGGTAGTCTGTGGGGGAATCGAACCCGCGTAGTCGCCGTGTAAAGACGATGTTCTACCATTGAACTAACAGACCGTAATTTACGATGCTGGGAGCCACCCCTTCTAGGTTGCATCACTACCCGTCATATTTCTTAAGGGTGGAATATAACTAAAACCCCCATCTATTATCGTCGACAGGCACGCTTGTATACCAGAGTTTATTAAAGTGTCAGCGTTGTAACAAGAAATTCTCTGACACTGGTCTTGGGCGGCTAGCCCCAAGTTTGGCGACCCATGCGAGAATCGAACTCGCAACCTCGGATAGACAATCCGGTATGATACCACTTCATCAATGGGCCAATTTGGTGGAGCAATTGGGAATCGAACCCAACGACAGCAATCTTGCAAGGATCACCCGTAACCCATTACCCGCCCCGAATTCATACGAAAGGGGATCTAAGCCTTTCGCAGAAGTAGTGGTGTGCTTATCCTTCAACGGTATAAGATCTGTAACCTCAAAACGAGCCGACACACTACTGACTCCGTATAAAGTTCGATGGAAACGGGTATGCATCCCCTTTTCAGCGCACGGGTTCCCAAGGTTATGATCAGCTTTATACCCCATATAGTGGACCGCCAAACGGGCGGGTATGACTATATGGGAAGCATCTCTCCCGACCTCGTCTTAGATGTTGCGCTTCTACGAGAGGCGTCTAAGACCGTGTAACTACGCCGTCCATCGAATTCTGGCGGAGAGCGTGAGATTCGAACTCACGGAACGTTTCACCGTTCGGCAGTTTTCAAGACTGCAGGCATAAACCACTCGCCCAGCTCTCCGTATTTTGGTGGCGGGGGCAGGAATCGAACCTACGTATTCGGCTTATGAGACCGTGCTGGAACCACCTCCAGTCTACCCCGCAAAACTCTGTTTTCACATGCACCCCAGCATTTCTGCGTAGTCCGCAAAGTGTTGGGTGGCCTACCCTCATTCACAGGATGCATGTGAAAACAGAATCACTTCTGTTTCTAAATTTTCAAAGAGCATTGATTCGTCTTACATGTATACTTATACATTATTCTGAACCAAATGTCAACAGTTATTTTCACTAATCATATGCCAAAGCTTTCGCCGCAGCCACATTTTGCTTTTGCGTTAGGATTCAATACTGTGAGATAGTTACCGCCTAACTCGCGAATGTAATCCACAGTACAACCAAATACAAACATTTCAGCCATAGCATCCAAGACAAGAATGTCTTGTACCAACGCACCTTTGTCGGTTTCATCAGTAAAGTTCCATTCATATTTGAACCCACTGCACCCACCGCCCTTGACATTAAGGTAAACATATCGCTTACCGTTATCTTCAGTCATCTTAGTGAGATATTCTTTGGCGTTCGGTGTAATATCTAAAAGCATCTGTTTTCACTCACACCAAGATTGTTTTGCATCACCATAGTATTCACGAGCATAACCTTTGTCTAGCAACATCTTCGTTAAGCTGTTACCGTCAATGATAACATCTCCAAGAACTCTTCCACCATACTTATCCCATTCGTAGATTGAGATCTGTGTGGTCTTGGCATTGGCAAGAAGATCCTTTGTGAACTTGGAAGCTTCTGCACCCATTGCTGCTTCTTTCTCGCACTTAGCGCGGAAAGACTTTTCAGGAGTGTCAACACCCCATACACGAATTGATAGCTTCTTAGGCAATGGATCAATAAGGAATGGTGCTTCAAACTCTACAGTGTCACCATCAATCACGCGAATGATCTTTAGATCGTGTACTACGCCTTCTGGTTTCTTCTCAGCGAAAGCAATGGATGGCAGTAGCAGTAACGCTACCAATAACAACTTCTTCATACTATTCTCCTAACTAATGTTAAGATATTTATAATAATATATTGGAGCGGGTGGTGGGATTTGAACCCACGACAGCTTCGTTGGCAACGAAGTACTCTACCCCTGAGTTACACCCGCATTCTTGGTACTGGATAGTGGAGTCGAACCACATCTGCCTGACTCACAATCAGGAGTGCAACCGTTACACCTTATCCAGCATTGTTATGGAGCCCCCAGAGAGATTCGAACTCCCGACCCATGGTTTCGAAGACCAGTACTCTATCCAGCTGAGCTATGGAGGCAATTGGTACAGCATACGGGTTACGATCCCGTCTCTCTATCTTGAAAGGATAGCGATCTCACCAGAAATCAAATGCTGCATGGTGTTGGTGGGAGTGAAGGGAATCGAACCCAACGTTGCGCTTCCGCCACAGATTTACAGTCTGCTGCATCACCTTGATGCGTCACTCCCAAACTTGTTACTCCTAGTGGGGAACGATCCCACATGCAGTTGCTCGAACAACCGCATAACCACTTGTAGGAGCAGACCTAGCGACTTTCGAGATCAACTAGGTTTGACTTTGGTAGTCCTAAGGTGAATTGAACACCTGACCTAAGAGTTATCAGCTCTTTGCTCTACCACTGAGCTATAGGACCAAAATTCAGCCAGAAATTCTTTTAATGTGCAGCTGGATCTGACACAGGTTGGTATAGTGTTAACTCAAGAACGTGTTGAAGCATACCATCCGATTCTAAAGAATCTTTAAAGACATTACCATCAGGATCAATACGTGTATCCCACTTAACAAAAACAAATCCTTCAATTAATGGACTAAGCGACACAATAGTCCCAACCCAACCCTTATATTGATTCCATTGCTTAGTATGGATAACTTTATCACCAATCTTCATTGTATATTCCTTATGTTATATGGTGCCAAGGGGGAGAATCGAACTCCCTACGCAAGGTTTTTCAGACCTTCGCTCTACCAATGAGCTACCAAGACATATTGGTTGGGGGAGTAGGATTCGAACCTACGATCAACAGATTCAAAGTCTGCTGCAAAACCACTATGCTATCCCCCAAAAACTCTGTTTTCAATGAGGTGGCCAAGGAATCGAACCTTGCTCACTAGTTGCAGCTAGCCACCGTCTCCTGCAAGAGACTAAGCGAGCACCAAGCACCACCCCAATGAAAACAGAGTTATCTGTTTCCAGTCCATCATCGCTTACGCTAGGACATTTTCTAGTTAGTTTGAAAGAGCAAGAGAGATTGATTCGAATTAATTTCCCCCTGTTAACTTAATATAGACCTTTTCTACACAAATGTCAACAGTTATTTTGGCGAAGGTGGAGAGAATCGAACTCTCACGCACGGTTTTGGAGACCGCCGCTCTACCATTGAGCTACACCAACATTGGTGGTGTGGGAAAGAATCGAACTTTCTCTTCGGGCTTATGAGACCCAAGTCAGCACCAAGCTGCCACACCGAATTGGCGAAGGTGGAGAGAATCGAACTCTCACGCACGGTGCTGACCACCGCAGCTCTACCATTGAGCTACACCAACATTGGAGGTGTGGGTGAGATTCGAACTCACGACTTTACGGATTTGCAATCCGTTCCCTTGGGCCACTCGAGCACCACACCGTATTAAAAAACCCTCCAAGATTTTCATCTGGGAGGGCTCTTTGATAAGGTATATCTTTGATATACGTTACATAGAGCCTCCACACATGCGAATATACTCGCCGCAGAGCGGGGTCATAAACCAGGATTGATTTTGTTTATGCAGCGAAGTCATTTGCAATAGAGTTCCTTTGTTCGTACTTCTATTATATAGTACTTTGTTATTGTAAGTCAAGCGTTTTTTTACGCTCCATGAAAACTTTTTAACATCCAACGAAGTTTTTAATGAAAATGCGGATGCAAGAACAATCTTAAGTCTTTTCTATTAAAGGTTCCATTTGAATATCCTGTTTTATAGATTGTTATGACGAAGTAGAGTGACCCAAGGTTTTCTTGAAAGATTCTATATGCGAATCATCATCAAGATTAATATGACTATTATTTAGTCCAGCTTTGCCATGTGGCTGGAACATGATAGTTCTAGTATTATGTGCATTCGCACCTGTTTGTTTTTGACGAATTGTCCATAATCCTTTACCAGATAGCCTAGGTAGACCGTGGTCAGTAACATCTTTCTCACCGACACTATACGTACCATGACCGCCGCCCACGTGTAACACGTCAACATGGTGATCAGTCAAATATGATTCTGCGGGTTTAAGATCTGGATGTGTAATTCTTTCAGTTTTAACTCGACCAGAAGCAGTTTTTGTCGTTTTAGTAGGATCACTGGCGGTTTTGTTTAAGTGGTCTATTAAACCAGCTTTTTCAACTTCGGATGCATAGCTGGGTCTTTTTCCTCTGTTATTATCGGGAATATGCCATCCGCCCTTTTGAGGATCATGTCTAACAGTTATCTGTCCAAATGCTGCTGTAGTATCTTTTTTAACTTCGCCTGATAACAATGCTTTGTCATCGGCAACAATTCGACCTTGGTGGTGAGTTTTTTGTCTTTTGTTTATGATAGGAACATCCGTACCAGCAGTGGATCCAGCTGGACTATATCCATCAGGAATTAATCCATGACTTTTAAATCTATCAAATGTCGACTTCTCATACTTATGACCTTCATTTTCAATGGTAGTAGAACCTGTGGGTTTGTTCAGTTTGCTTGTAGCTACTGTAACTTTTTTATTACTTCCAACTGCAGAAATAGTTACATGATGCCTGTTGTTAACAATTGAATGGCCATGAATTGTTACATTAGAACCTTTTGGAATATCTGAAGAAACATCCCCATTTACTCTGTGTGTGCCTTGCGCATGAGAAATTTTGCCAGGCAAGTAAGGCGCAATATACTTTTGAGTATGTCGATCACCTTCAGTGTCGTATTTTTTACTGTGTAAATCAAAATTCTCAGGGTTACCCGCTTTTGAATTTAAACCACTTTCCATAAAGACTTTTTTAAAACGTAACATTTGATATCTCATTTTTGATATATTTATACATTTTTAATGGTGATCCCACGAGGATTCGAACCTCGGACCTAGGCGTTATGAGCGCCCAGCTCTAACCACTGAGCTATAGGATCATGGTAGAAGTGCTGGGTTACGCTCCCAGTCGAGAACAGTCATCTACTGCTGAAGGGTTTATAAGTCCCTCTTGCGTCTAACGCCCACTTCCATTATTCGTTTAGCAGTTGAACCGTGCCTTCAGTAGATTCAATCGTAAATACCACACAGGCTTCTTCGCGCCCAAATGTCTTGTCAGGCGGCTTGTTAGCCATAGCTTCCTTCAACGTGCTGTATGGTCCGTGCTTTTTTTCATAGTAGAATCCGTGTTCTTTTACGTAAAACATTATGGTCTCTTTTTGTTGTTTAAATTATTGATGCGTTCTGTCATCCAAGTAGTAACAAAAGCCCACTCTCTATCTCTATGTATTTCAGCGGTGAGACTTAAACGACTCAACGCGATAGTCAATCCTGCAAGTTCGGCGTACTCTGTGCTACTCATTTAAACCCCTTAGAAGATTGGTGCCCATGGTCGGACTCGAACCGACACTGTGAAGATTTTAAGTCTCCTGACTCTACCTTTGGCCTACATGGGCAATGTTGGTGCTTCCGGTAGGACTCGAACCCACAACCTAGAGAGTAGAAATCTCTTGCACTATCCAGTTGTGCTACGGAAGCAATGTCTTATTTATAAAAGTCCACGGTGTATGTTTGACCATCTTGAGTGAAAGTGATCGTGCTATACGCATACACTTGAGTTGTCTCAGTGTAATATGTAGTCTCGTCCCAACACTTACGACCAGCTTTATCAGCACCGATTATACCACCGATAACTGCACCACCAATAGCACCTTCGTCATCACCAGTGATCCCTTTACCAAGTAGACCACCAATGATCATACCTTCGAGAGCACCTTGACCACCAGACTTCTGCTTACAATAAGTCTGCGTAATTGGTATGTTAACATCTTGCCATTCATAATGGTCTTTGATAGTTGCACGAACAGTATCTGCGGAAGCAGATGTAGCAAACAGTAGTGCGATAGCTACGAGAGTTTTCATTTGAACAATCCTGCAATAATTGCTATGATGAGGAATATGGTAATGGCTACAACAAAACCCAGCCACAGCGGCGAAAGAACCCACCACCACGACCATGCAATGTATCCAGTCAGTTTAAGGGTAATGAACACGATAGTCAAGAGACCTAAGAAGTTAGGACCTACTTGAACACTTACATTTCTATCAGCCATCAGTTTAGCCTTTCGTTCCAAAACATTTTAATTACATCTTTCATGTCCATACCAGTCAACTTGATTGGTGTAGGTGCAAGCAAAATCCAATCAATGAGCTCACCGCGAACATTGTTCTCAAAGTCACTTGATACATTTGCTGGATACAACCGAGCAACTTCGTCACGCATTACATTATCCATTATGCAGCTTCCTTTTCCATGTGAACTTCAATTTGTGCAGCGACCTTAGCGTAGTCTTCTGACAAGAACAAGATCTCTTCAATGATCCGTTCGCGACTTTGACCAAACAGGATGGCACGACGAGCAACACCAGCAAGACGAATCGCCACTTCAGTGGCAGATTGATAGTCAAAGCCGTTCATTGTGATCTCTCCTTTGTTCATACTATTAATATAGTACATCTCTAAACAAATGTCAAGATAGAATCGGCATTTTTCTCAAATTTAAATGCTTCAATTTCCCAAGGGCGCTGGTGGTACTCAGTAAGAGGCATGTCTTTACCTTCCCAAAACGTAATAAATCCCTGATGGCGCAATCGTCCACTAGCTAGTTGTTCAACATGCTTCATCTCGTGGAATACTGTGTAAGCGATCTCTGCATCATTCACATCTTTGCAAATTTCAATTTCAAAGCTGTTCTTGCTATCTTCTCGCACCCCGTGAGAGATAAACTTTCCAAGAACAATTTCAACATGAACTTTATTTGGGATTTTAAGTATATGCACTACATAAGACATTGCCGAATCGACAACCTTACGCTGAGCTTTGGTTCCGCCTTCAACCGTGTAGATCATGTTATTGACCCTCGTTAACAATCACAGCTTTATTATACAGTGTTTGTCGGAAAAGTCAAGCCCTAATTTGTAACGATCTCAACATTTTTTCCAACAGGAAACTTGATTTGATTGTGTTTATGATGAAGGACAAACTTAGTGTTGGGAAACTCTTTGAACATATCTTGCCAGATAGGACGCCAGTTGTTGGAAAGTCTGAGACTGTTGTTTGCTTCTCTATCGCTTACAAGGTATAGGTCACTAGAACTACGAAGATTGAAGTCAAAGATCGAATCGAACCCATACATGTGGATCTCATCACACTTCAGTTTGTTTGCCGAATAGTGAACAGCCATGTGACCACAGTTGAAGTTTGTATAGTTACCAGCATACTTTGGTAGTACATCATAGTATTCTTTTACTTGATTGGCATACTTCAAATTAAACTGAGGATTTAACTCCATAAATTTCTTAGGTCTTGCACCAAGTACCCATTCTCCTGGGACGATTACGCTACCTTCTTTGATTGCATTCATCATCTTGAAATCGACTATGCAGCTAGCATAAACATTCTCTACAGCGAATGGTGGAAGGTTACAAGTAATCTTGAACCCTTTAGCGGGATTATACCTTGAAGCGCTATCACCATTTCCAATCACATGAGCAGTTCTAGTCATTAACAATACCTTTGATATATTCTTTGCCTTTTGGACCTGTCCAATGCATCACTTTCTTTTTTTTACTATCAACACCATCTTGCAACATCAAACGAAGCCAGTTGTATTCTTGTGGTAATGATGTTGTGTTTATTTGACGTTTAAGATCCTTTCTTAGGATCGTATGTAATACTTCTTGGTCACCTTGAACAGGATTGGATTTGACAGCTTTAAACCACTCATCCAAGATCAACGGGCGGTCTTCAAACGCTACAACACCTGTATTGTGCCACACTTCTTGTCTGCGTTTTGACCATGGAATGTCTTCAACCATTGCTAGTTTGTTTGGTTCTATTAGGTCAAACACACCTTTTAGATCCGCAAGTATATGACAGTCAGTATCTATCCAACAAACTTTATGAGAAAGTTTTGAAGCTTCAATCATAGATTGAGGTTTTTTAAACCACCCTTGACCACCTGTAGACGTCATATCAATAACACTAGCACAAGACGATGCGTAGTTAAGACCCTGTTCACTTACACCGAAGTCTGCAAACACTATTGGGGTTTTGTTATGTTTATTGAAGTTTTTCAAAAACCAAGGTAACATCCACTCAGTTTTACTGTCACATCCCGTGAGGAACACTTTATCAAATGATTTCATATTTATCGCTATAGTTATGTTTTGCTAGACAACCTTCTGCCCGTTGAATCGTTGAGAACGTATCGTGAGCTTCAACTGGCCAAGGATAGTATTCTTCTAGCCATGGGAAAGTATCTAGGGTCAAGAAAATGTCCGTAGGGCGCGCCAGAACCTTTGCTTGAGCAATTAGTAGTCTAGCACCAGCTGGTTTAAGTCTATACGCGTGTGCCCCCGGGAAATACCGCTTAGACGTTAAAGTATTGACACCTATGTTGTTTGGTGTTTGATACTTACCATACGATGGTTTTCCAAGAGAGATGCAATACTTGTAGTCAATAAATTCTGGAATTTGATTGACAATTATAGCATCATGCTCGAAAATCTGAAACTCTTCTTTACCCAATGCACATTGATTCCACAATGCATAGTGTGACAAGAATGCTGAAATGCAATTATCAAGTCGTGAGAATTTCTCTTTAAATCCTTGATCAGAGATGCCTTGTTTTTTCAAGATGTCTCGTATAGGATCACGAGGAGTGATTGCTCGGAAGTTTTGAATTAACATTCCTTGCTTTACGCCAGAGTCAATGCAACGATCTGCAGCCTCAATCGATTTCTTGTTATCAATGATCGTAATTACATAATTTTTCATAATGATGTTGTGCTCTTCAATCCTTGAATGTTGGTGTAAAACTTGCGAGTGACGCCTAGTCTTGGAACAAGTTGGCGACACATGATAGCGTCATTCGGCCACAGACCGTATTGTTTAACTATTTCAATCAAGTGCTTAGCACCACTAGGTTTTATTATGTAGGCAGAGTTACCAGCAAGCCCTTGAGGCACATACACATTGTCAATCCATGGGGCAAGTTGATAACTTGCGGCAGACTCCATAATCATATCATAGTAAAGTTGCGACTTACGAGTTGCACCAAGAGGATTGTTGATTCCAAGAATATCTGCCTTGATATCTTTGGGATCAAAATCAATCTTGTTGGTAAAGTAAGCATCATGCTCAAGGATTAACATTGTGGTATTGGTTGTAGAACTTTCCTGCCACAAACTGTAGTGACTGCAAGCGCACGCCATTCTCGCCTTTGGATTCACTGTCTTATATGCAGACTTCTTTAACCCAGTAGCAAAGTCAACCACCTCACCCTCCCAAGGATAATTCCATTTGATACCTGAGATCTCCATGAAGTTATCGACCTTGTCGGGCGTGATAGCATCATACCTTACAATATCAAAATAATTATCAACAGATTGAGAAGATTCTACGAGTCTGGAATATCCAAACTCGGAGACTGCATTGTCTTTGATAACGATTGATACTGCTTTCATTTTGTCACTTTAATAATGTAGCTGTCAGCGTGTTTTGTTTCTTCTCGTAGATCAAAACGTGTTACCGTTTTGTCAGCCAACACATTTAAGAACTGCTGGTTCTCAAGCAGATTCAAGTCACTACTGTGATTTTGAATCCAATAGTGTGAAAGTTGTTTGTTAGTCATTTGATCAAGAGCCCAAACATCTTCAATAAAGTAAACACCGTTTACCTTCAGTAAACCAAACAAGTTACCTAGTGTACTAGCATTTGCACGAGGGGTGTGAAGACCATCGTCAATAATAACATCAAACCGAATACGTGGCCAAGCCTCTTTGATACTTGTGATCACATCAAGGTTAGTTGAGTCACCTTTCAACCACTTGACACGAGGATCATTCAACACTGGAATGTCTTTTGGGTCAACGCGAGTGAAGATATCAAGACAATAGATTGTGGCATGAGGAAAGTATTCAAGCCATGCAGCAGTGCTTGCACCTTTGAACACACCAACCTCAAGAATGTTGATTGGATACGCTGAAAGTCGTAAGTGTTCTAGCTCAGGACCATATACAGTATGATACTTGTGCTTAGACGCTTTGTCGCATTCATACTTGTTGAATAGTGCTGCTAGGTGTTCACTCATGGGATTTCTTTTCTGAGATGGCACTTCCAAAGTATTTGTCAGCGCTCTTTTTAATTTGGAACCTTAGATCGTTTAGATGTGTGATTAATTCAGATACTTCTACATATTCTTCTGAACCAACCTCAAGCAACTTGCTGCGCTTTCGGTCTTCCAATCCCCATAACTGAGCATTGACAGCTAAAAACATTTCAAGGTAATGGAATCGCGAATACGCAGACAACTCTGCAAATTGTTGTTCATATTGTTCAAGTTCATCCGATACAGGAAGATCTTTGTTGTTTTTAATTGTTAAGATACTTAGGCGATCAATAAAATCACCTACACTAATAGGGACTGTCAATACTGTCAATGTCATAATATGGTTCCATCTGGTAAACGAATTGGAGTGTAGTATTGGTTGAGCTTGACACCGTTGTCAATTGCTCTACGCGCATGGTGTGAGTAAAACCCATTTGGCTCATTATATAGGTTGATCTTTTTATATGGGTTATACAAAAAAGCCATGTGCATAAATGCAGAATCAACACCCACATGCATGTCAGCTTTTGACATAGCATATGCAATATGTTTCAAAGACCAATTAAGATCTTTGTCCGATGACTCACCACCCACAGTAACAACCTCGTAGCCTTGACGCCTGTAGTTGTCCATCACCATTCCACGAAGATGAGGCTTTAAAGTGCGAGATCGATCATTTGAGTCCCACTGACACGTAACAAACCGTTCGGGCAGCTGCATGTCGACGGGATCTGCTTTCAACAGCGGAATATCCTTAGTTAGATATTCTGAGATGTCCAACTTCGTAGGAGTTTCTTGGGGTCCTGGGTGATCTTTATACCAAAATATCTCTGCATCAATTCCTTGATTTTTAAGATATTGAATCCAATCAAACTCATCGGTTGGTTCATAATCGTGATATCCGATTGACACAGATCCAACAGGAAATAGTGTTAATATCTCTTGCCAAGATTGTTTCTTGTTATCAAACTGACCACCAATTTGTTTGCTTCTAGTCAAGTGAATTGTCACAGGTGTATTGTGAGCTCTACTATAACACCAAGCAAGAGTAACAGAGTGGATCCTATCACCAAGCCCAGTTGCTGTGAACGCGTTGTTTGAATTGCGAACACTTTTAGCTCTTAATGCAATATGCTTCATTGGATATCCTTCATCAATTGTTCAACATCCTCACCACGATTGGGCAGCTTGTCCTTCAAGAAGAAGTGGACGAAATGGCATTCTTTGATGTTAGTGTTTGCAGTATACAACCCATTAAATCGCCAATCAAGATGATGAACATTCATTTTCTCTTCTTTAATCCAAGTGTTTAGCAAGGTTTGATCCGTTGACCACTTCCATGGGCCTTGACCATCAACAAACGCTTTGAACCTTGGGCGATTTAAGAATTGTTTAGGCGTCTCGTTGTTGAGATACTTTGAAATCGACTTGTTCATTACCATCACACCCATGTTGATAAACTCACCACCACGATCATTCCACTTCCAATCAACATTACGAATAGAAGAGTATTGCATACGAGAATAGTTTACAATCTTAGTGACATAGTGAGGTGTAATTGGCATCTCACGTTCTACCACACCAGCGAAATCAGCTGATGGGTCAATACTATCAAAAATATTGGGAGCGTCAGGGCGAATAAAAATATCACTATCAATAATCGCAACTTGGTCATAACTTTTAAGATATGTGAATGCATTTTCTTTCTCAAAGATTGGCAGATACCCAAGACGATCAGTAGCTTCTTTGCTACGACCTGTCATAAACGGATCTGGTCTGATAAACAGAATAGGTGTTCGCTGCACAACATAATCAATGCCGTGACGCTTGCAGTATTCTTTTACTGATGTCGTACAGTGATCATACAACGCTGATTTCTTGCCAACATATACTTGATAAATTAGTCTTTTCATTTACTCATCCATGCAGTCATTCCAAAGTAAGCACCGACCACACCAGCCTGTGCAATGTAAAAAAGCCCTAACAAATCGGCAAGAGCTTGCACTCTACTATCCGATAGCATAGGGCTAAACAGTACAACAGTAAACACTATCATGGAGAACATTGCTACCCATGCCATTTGTTTCTGTGCGTCTGCTTTTTCGTTTCTAATGTCAAGCTCAGTCAACCGTTCTGATCGACTGAGCTCTGAGTCTGTTAGTAACCCATCTGAATTTAGATCAGGTTGTAATCTCTTCGCGTTCATTTGGACACCTCGCAATAATCAAGTTAGCAATCTCCACAGCGCGGTCATATCCATCACGAAAGCGATTGGCTTTATGCCCCACATGTACAAATCTCTTCAGATTATCTAGGTGCCCAGATCTATCACTTAATTTGAAAGTACGGGCAATTTCTTCCCATTCAAAGCGAAGTTGTAGCAGTTCAAACATATCATTCTTCAAAATCATAATAATCCTCTTCAACTGGTTCAAGGTAAGCATCGGGGGTGTAAGTAAACCCCTTTAATCTTCGATCTTTATCGTTCTCGTGTATACGGATGTCTTTGTGTAAAGACTTTTGCTTGTCTTGATCCCGTTTTTTATTGTGGGGATCAAATCGACCAAATTTAGCCATAGTAGAGTTATCTCACCTTTCAGAAACCATCTTGCGCAAAGTTGCGTGTGTTTTCAACTTCACGGACAAAGTTATCGTATCCGCCGATATGGATCCCGTGCCACCATATTTGAGGAATGGTTTTGTAATCGGGCAGCAGTGCTTTCAATTGTTGTGCAACATTAGTATTATCCACATCTTTGAACTCAAAATCAAGCTGATATTGTTCAACTAACTTCTTTGCTCTGATGCAATAACTGCACCATTCCGTACCATAGATGATAACCATTACACGATTCCTAACATCTCTTTTGTCATTAGATAGTCTCTAACAAGCCCTGAACGAACAATGTCTTCCCAACCGAAGTTGATAATATCAAAGTTATTCATGTGTTCAATGATTGATAGGAACGATAGAATACCATTCTTGTCTTCATCTTTCTTGAAGTCGGACTGACGATAGTCACCACAGAATATGATCTTACAGTTCTTACCTACGCGCGTGATGACGGAATCCAACTCATGAAAGTTAAGGTTCTGCATCTCATCTACTATAAGGATACTATCATTAAAAGTCAAGCCGCGAATGAACGATGTTGACTCAAAATGGATCTTTTGTGTTCCCGCAAGCTTTGCATAAGCAGCGGCATCACCAAACAACTCATTACAGATAGATTTGTATGGAGATTGATACGCTTCTTCTTTTTCCTTTTGAGTGCCAGGCAAGAAGCCCATGTCTCGTGTGGGGACAACTGAACGAATAATCACGATTTGGTTGTAGATTGACTCATACTTCAACAGATCCCGCAATGCAAGATACATTGCAATGAATGTCTTACCTGTGCCCGCTGAACCAGCTAAAACCAAATTGTATTGATCGTTCCAACTATCAAACACCTTCTGTTGCGTTGCAGTGATTGGTTTGATATCTGCTAACCACTCCGCAGTTGGGTTAATCGGAGCCGCCTTAATTCTTTTTGTCATAATCAATCTTTTACTGTATTGGACCGACCAGCTTCTTTTTTAATCTTGGTCATTAAATTTTTCCAATCGCCGCTGGTTTTTGATAAAGTTCCGCCTGTGATCGATACAAAATTTGGAGTAGCCAATTCTTGTTTAAATTTACCTGTTGCAAGCAAACTTTCCCGTTCGCTAAGAGACATAAACATCTCTTGTACTTCATCAGTTTCTAAATTTCTCATATTGTAAGTCGGCATAATATTTCCCTTGAGTAGTCGGCTAGTCGGGTGACTAACCGACTCGCGTATCTCCTTATTGCAATTGTTGTCTAAACTCAGCTATTGTTTGGTCTAAAAAGTATAGTTTTTGATTTAGTTTGGGTACTAAATCCTTGCGACCTTTTTTTTCGACTTTCGTTATATATGTTTGGAGTTGATTAGAATCTTCTATTAATCGTTCGAGCTGAGCAGTCATGCAATCTCCTGTTTTATTTAAAACTTAGTTACGAAGTAGTTTAGGGAAAGCCTCCTTTACTAGTGCTTTAGTTAAACCTTTGGTTGGCAGCTTACGCGCAATCATCGCGACAACAATCTTAGCGTCTTCGGGATGAATAGATTCAAGCAAGCGGATGAACATCATCTCACGCTTGATTTTTAACAGGTCTTGACCCTTACCGCCTTTGACAAAGTAGGTGAAGTTGTCCAATTGTTTTTTTAGGGAAGATGGTGCGTTGTGGCCATCGCATGGTTCATATGGCGGCGGTGTATCTGGAAGAAGCCACTCGAGCGATTCGTCGAATGTACCAATGAGGATGTTTTTGAGAACCATCGAGTCATTGTTCTGAAGAATTTCAATCTTCTCTTTTTTAGTCGTAGCCTTATCAACAAGTGCAAGCACTTCATGAATATATTTTGTTACAGGGTTAGCCATTAAATAAAGTCTCCAATCACTTCAACTAGATTAATGCATCCATTGACAATTAAGTAATTCATTACTTTTTTCTTATTGTCGGACTTATCACCTTGCTGTTCAAAGTTATTTATAATTTCTAGTTTTAGGTTAGATGGTGTTTCTGTAAGATCAATCAATTTTTTATTGCGAAGATAATTGCGATGCCAAGAAGCCGCATACAACAACTCACCATCGTCAAGATCTTTCATAATCTCATTGATCTTTGATTCACGAAGAGGTGTCTGGCGAACTCCTTCAGTAAATGAATCATCAATTGATAACACGTTAGGAATGCCGTCTGATTGGTCACCACGAAGGATTAACTCAAGCAAGTGCCTACGAGGATTAACAATCACGATCTCTTTCTTCAACATCGGTGAGTATTGACTCACATTGGAATACTTCTGCAACTGACCAAAGTCTTTGTCAGAAGAAATGATCATCACCTTCTCTTGATGACCAAAGTCAACTTGAGAGTTAACAACCAACTGAGCGATCACATCGTCAGCTTCACACTCATCGTGCACAACCACCTTATAGGGGAAGTTCTCACGAATTTCATCAAACACCTTATTGGTGATGCGGAATACTTCTTGCCAATCGATCTTAGACACTTTACGAGCATCTTTGCGTTTGAATTTGTATTGAGGAAATACTTCATAACGCCAGTTCTTGCTGCCATCACTTGTGATAACAATTTCACCAAACTCGCGAAAGTACTTCTTACGGTACATGCGAATGGAGTTAAGAATCATATGACGAATTAGATTTTCATCCAAATCCATCTTCTGTGTCACGATATTGCTAATAGCAATAGCATTATAATCAATTAGAATCATTATCTTTCCTTAGGTGTTTTGAATGGATCTTACAACCGATGAACTCGTTGTAATAATCGTCACGAAGCAATACGTCATGTTCAAATTGTAACTTTGCTTCATAGTAAGAACATTCACCTTTCGTCTTACATAACTTTAACATAGTTCTGGTGTAGTTGTCAACACCTTTTTGTTCTACAAGGAATTTTACTTCTGTTGAAGATCCATAGTAACTTCGCCAATCTGATTCGGCACGTGTTCTGACACGTCTCTTGCGGGTCTTCGTTATCGGAAGGATTTTTGGTTTCCAAAAGAACTTCTTACCAATGTAACGCTTTCCAGTATCAATCTCAAGGATTTCATATACAAACCCTTGATATTCTTCTGGCGTTTCACTATATTCTTTGCCTTGATAATGCCACATAAGAAAAATATCCCCACTTTCACAGGGATATTTAGTCAAGTTAATTAATCGTCTGCTAATGCTTCGAACTCTAAACCACAACCACACATTGGGCAATATAATGGTGGTTCCTCTTCGTCCATTACCATAACCTGTGTCTCAACATCACAATTGTCACATAGACCGTAGTATTCTTCTTCCATTTAACCCTCGCAAGCTGCACAACCTTGACTCATTACTCTTTTACGTGTTAGTGATTGAGCTTTGGACATTGAGAAACTGTAATACAGACTCTTAATACCAAGTTCCCACGCAAGCAAATAAAGAGCGTTTATTTCCTTCACTGGCGTGTCAGGATCAAGCATAAGGTTGATACTTTGCGCCTGATCTATATATGTTTGACGAACGCTGGCCTGTGTTATAATTGTTTCTGGATTGATCTCTGCAAACGTCTTGAACACTTCTTTTTCTTCTTGAGTTAAGATGGTGAGATGTTGAACAGATCCGTCCATGTTCTTAATCAATTCCCAAACCTCATGAGTATCTTGGCCCTTCTCTTGTAGTAGCTTGGTCAAGTATGGGTTCTTGATCGTGGTCTTTGACTTAGCAAGATCCTTAACATAACAATTAGAGAACTCTGGTTCAATTGATTGAGATACTTGACCAAGAATAAAACTACTTGACTTAGTTGGTGCAATAGCAAGAAGAGTTGTGTTACGCCGACCATACCCCTTCAACAGTTCGGGTTCACCAAACATACGCGCAAGATCATAAGACGCGGAATCGGCACGTTCACGAATAGTCTTAGCAATCAGTAGGTTCAACTTAGCAGCTTCTGCAGACTCAAATGCAATCATCTTTGACTGCAAATACGAATGCCAACCAAGAACACCAGCACCAAGAGCACGGTGACGAACTGCAAAACGATGTGCACGTTCAAAGTATCTCTTGCCAGATGTCTTCTCAATGAACTCCGATACAACAGTATCCAAGAACATAATTAGAACTTGAACTGCATCCGTATCAACAATCTCATCCCACTTCAACAGATTCAATGAAGACAACACACAAGTGAATGTCTCTTCTGGCGACGATGGCAATGCAATCTCAGAACACATATTAGATGCCCAGATTTCCATCTTGAGATCTTTGTATACGTCAGGCTTGCCTTTGTTAACATTATCAGAGAACAAGATGTATGGGAAACCAATCTCAGAACGTCTTTGTAGGACTTTAACCCACAAACGCCGAGCAGCTGGATCACCAGCTTTGACTTTGTTTAGAAATTCATCTGACACTGTAATACCAGTTGTCAGACCTTGAATTGGATGACCCTCTGTTGCAACATCAAGGAACTCATCGGCGTCAGGATGGTCAATGGGTAGGTATGGAGAGAAGAAACCGCGACGAACATTACCTTGTGACACTACAGAAGCTAACTTGTCAAACATCTCCATGAAGTGTACAGACCCCGAAGATTCACCGTTGCCGCGGATAGGCGCACCCCTGGGGCGCACAGCGCCGAAATACCCTGATGTACCCCCACCCGACTTCATTAACATACCGTTCTCAGCGTGCCCATAGAGAATAGACTCTACGGAGTCGTCAATAAACGATCCAAAACAAGATACGGGAAATCCCCTATCAGTACCATAGTTTGACCAAATGGGTGAAGCGAGAGAATAGAATCCTCGACCCATGTAGTCATAGAATTTGTCAGCGAAACCCTTGATACCAAGATGTTTCTCTGCTGCGTCTGCAATAATTCTTATACGTTGTTCCGCTGATTGCCCATCTGACAAATAGCCACGAGATAAGAATGTGCGAGATTGTTCATTGAGCCAATCAAATGCCATTTGTATATCCTTAAAATAGATCGTCTTCTGTGAATGATTTAGTCTTCTTAGAATATGAGGTACTTCTCTTAACGAAGAAGTCAATATTCTTGGTGCTTAAAGTCTCATCTATAAACCATTCTGTGTCAACGATTGCTTGAGGATCAACTTCGTAAATACTCTTCAATTCGATAGCGTTTAGGGATTGGTTGAAACGATGCTTGAGGAATTCTTTGACAGTGTCTTTGGGTAGGAAGTCAAGATCGATGTTGCCATAGATCCAATCAACAATACCCGCCTCGGCCTTGTATGCTTCGCGGCATAATTGATTGATAGTTGTAACTGTTTCTTTGTCCCACCAAGTGGGGTTCTCAGACTTAATGATGTTGACAAGTTCAAAACCGAAACGCGCGTGAACATCTTCTTCCTTTGAAGTAGCTTCAACAGCGTTGGAGATCCCCTTAAGGACATTCTTGTGTTTATTAAACGCCATCATAATCAAGAACTGCGAGAACAAAGATACATTCTCTACAAACATTGAGAATAGAATGATGTTGTGAAAGTAGTCTTTATTATCGACAGGAACAATCAAAGCACGTTCAAGATACTCAATACGCTTCTTGATAGCTGGAACTTCAACAATATTCTCAAACTCTTTGTTCAAACCAAGCATTTCAATGAGATTAGAATACGCATCAGCGTGACGAACTTCTGACTCACCAAATGTGACACCAACAGCCTGCACTTCAGGTTTAGGCATCTTGTCGCCAATCTTCGCCCAAAACGTCTTGACTTGGACTTCGATCTGTGAGATGGCCAACATTGCACGTTTCACAATGTCTGCTTCTTCTGGAGTCAAGTTAACTCTAATATCTTGAACATCAGAGGAGTAGTTAAATTCAGTGTGGATCCAATACGAGTGACGAATAGCCTCAAGGTATTCAATCAACTGTGGATATTCATATGGCTTTAAGTTTTGACGTTTACGAAAGATGTCTGGCATGTTCTTTGCACGATAGACAATATACTCACGCGCGAGGTTGTGAATACCCATATCCATGATAACATCTTCCACCGTCTTGTGAATGGTGTTGACCTCAGTGATAGGATCATCACCCTCAAGTCGTTTGATCACCTCATCTGCGATCTCGTTAGGAAGACTCTTACTAGTGATTTTGACAGATTTCATTGCCTTTTCGACAGCAACAACAATTTTCTCTCGGGCAAACGTCTCTGTCGATCCGTCCCGCTTAACTACGTACTCAATCATTATTGATACGACCCTATCTCTGATACTCTTACTGAATTAGTATATAGAAAAATGGAAACCAGCGCAACAGCTATTTGCACTTAAAAATATATTTTTTTATTTTGTAGGAGTTTCTGGTGCTTTAGGGGGTTCTTGTGCAGCATTCTCATAGTATACGATGATAGACTTTTGCTGCAGAATATACCGACGAAGCTCTTGAACATTCGTTGAAATGTTCTCGTACCCTTGAACGGCCACCGCCATGAATGCAACAGCACCATTGTCTTTCTTAAACTGTTCAAGGAATTGGGGGAGGTTTTCCTCAGTTACAACATACCACTTGACTTCAGCAAGTTGTACTGGTTTCGGTTGCCCTTGAAGGGGAATTGTTCGCGAAATGTATTCAGTTTGAATAACAACTTGTGGTTCTGGCGGTTTGGCCATTAACCCACAACTACTGAGCAGGAACAGACTCGATAGGGGGAGCAATAGCTGTGTCAGTGTTAAGTTGTTTGAACAATTCATTCGTCGCATTATTAATCCTCGTTTGTATCAACCCAGGTTTTGCAAGAGTAAGTCTGGTTAAATCATGGTTTGCGAGTGTTGATCTCAATTGATCTACTCCAGCTTCTGCAGCTTTAAGGTCTGCAGACAGTTGTGTATTTAGTTGCTCAAAGTGTTTAGCATCTTCTGTGGCACGTTTGATCGTCTCTTGTTGAGTACGAACTGCACCTTCAAGTTTAGCATTGTTTGCTTGTAGAGTTGCTACACGTTCTTGTAAACTTGACACATAAACAAATGCGCCAGTTCCCACAGTAGCGACGATACCTACAATAGCGAGGATGGCGTAGATCTTAAACATTAATCTTTCTCAATAAACTTGCGAAATTTCTTCAAATACACTGGTGGCTTCTTTGCACTATATCTTTTATCAACCACTACAGTTTGTTTAATTCCTGGAGTAGTGTCAATAGATCCGTTAGAGATCGATGTTGCTGGGACTTCCTCATCTACTGACTTCATACTAGTAACTCCGCTGAAGTGACGTATATTGTTTGCTTTGATCTAGTATGTATTGCCTCATAGATGTTCAATCCAAAGATTGATCCAACTGGGTAGCATTTATCTTCTACGTGAACTGTATCTTTCGCTTTGACAACATCTTCACAAGTTGAATTAACAACTTTGTCGTTTGCAAGTTTGTAAGATCCCGGAGACAAACGACCATCGTTAAGAACAAACCACTGAGATTGTTCAAGCATGAAATCGGTCGAATCAAGACCAACTTCTTTTAGCGATTGCTGAATGTGTTTATCAGATACGTCAAACTTCTCTTTCATTAGATACAACGCAGCAGCATACGTAGCCAAACGTGACCCGCCGCCTGGAACCTTAGCCATCAGCTTCTTAATGTTAAATACGAGACGATGAAACGGTGTGTAATACTCTGCATAATTTTTTCTATTAACACTAAGCGTCATGTCAAAAGACTTAATTCTATAACCGTTAGCATCAATAATACCAGCCTTATACGTTTCAGTGTCCTCAAACTTCATAGTGAGAAGTCTGAGAAATCTAAACGTATAGATTAAATCGCCAGTGGTCTTAAAAATGCCCATTAAATATTTCTCAGTTTGTTTACTACAATGGGGTCCATTGTTATGTTAGTGTATTGATCATTGCGAATATATTTCAAAAAGATCAAAAATGGTTTAATTTGAGGCCAGTATTTATTCTCAAGTTTAAACTCAAGAATCTTTAAGGCGGATTCAATTCCAAACACATTAAAGACAACAATTAAATGATTAAGAATTAATCGTTCCGATAACTTACCCGTCTCATCGTATCTATTTAGAAGTCTCTTGATATATTTAAACCTTTTCAAATCCTCATAAAACTCTTCAGCATTGATATACTTTGGATTATAATAGTTCTTCGCAGCATATATCAAGAGATTTTCTTCTGTTAATTTAAAATTTTTCATATTGACTTTTCTGAAAAACACTGTATAATAAAGCTGCAGTTATTAGCAGTGTGCCATACTGTAATGATTAGCTCTTTGATTTGATAATGTTCTTATCGCCAATCTTCGAATCACCAGGACGTGGTGGTGCAACCTTCACACCTGATGTATGAGCAACAGAGTTTTTAGCAATGTATTTGTGCACATCGATATCTGATTCATTACCCTTTAATCCACCATGCGCTGCAATAAAGTCTTTTTCACCTTTAGATGCTTTTGAATCTATTTTCTCAGGTTCTGTTGCGCCCTTTGTATGTTTGTCATCATTTGCGTATACAACATTAACTTCATGAGGATCATCACCGATACCTGCGACTTTGTATGATGGTAGTTTCAATTTCTCTTGAATACGCGAGAAAACTGACCACTCATTTGACTCTTTCCAAGGTGTCTTAGCAAGAGAAACTTCGCCTTTTGGCTTAGCTCGTGCTTTTGCTGATGCTAAAGCATTTTTAATTTGCTTACTTGTTATTGTCTTTTTTGGAACTTCTTTTGCTTCGTCCATATCATTACCTTCCCCAATACTTGGTAGGTTTCTTGGTTTATGTCTAGAAACATATGGTTGCGACTCAGGTTTTCCAGTTTTATCATTAAGTGTGTACAGATCGAAAGAGTTTGGATCAACATTATGCTTTTTAGAAAGTGCTTTTATGTATCCATCAACAGATTTAAACACTTTGCCGTCCATACCAAAATCTCCAGGTTTGTTGTGATCAACAACCTTTTTACCATTGATGTATACAGCGTGTGACCAAGGTTCATCCATATAAGAATCACCGTGACCAATATGGATCATATTCTTGGATTTGGTTGCTTCATTAACTTCAACTTCTTCTGACATTTTTACTTCACCACTACGGCGCTTCAGTGCCATTGCACGGCCAGCGGCTCTCTTGGCAAGAGTTTTGGTGTTTTCGCCATCCTTAGACCAATCACCACCGCCGACCTTTATATTGCCCGCAATCTTACTACCTTGTTCGCCAGCTTTGTTATAATAGCTACGAACAGTATTCTTTGACAATTCGTCAAGACCTTCAACTTCTTCTTTTGCATGAACTTTTACGTTATAATTGCCTCGTATTTTGTCGATTGCCATGTCAGCACCTGTTTCACGCTTGTTAGCACGCGTGATGAGTGGGCGAGCTGTGGATCGGTCTGTTGATCCAGTAATTTTTTTCAGATTGGCGCTAGCATCTTTTGTAGCTTTTGAAGCGTAAGAACCGAGAGTTTGTGGCGACAATTCGTCAAGTGACTCAACTTCTTCTTTTTTCATTCTGCTTTTCAGTTCTGCTTCACCACGATCTGCCGCAGTCTTTGATGCTGGGTTTTTTTGGCCCATGTGCTTGTGCAGTTGAACCATTGATTGAAGTGTCTTTGTGTCGATCTTTGTTAGGTCGGCTTCTTCGTCAAATAGTTCAACTTCTTCAACTCGTCTTGCAACCGCAGAAACTTTAGCACGACCTTGGACTTTGGCAATAGCCATTTTTCGCGCAGCTTCACCTTTTCTGAAACCAGCAAAGTCTTTCTTATCGTGCGCGGCATCGGCCTTGTCAGCAAACCCTTGGGCGGATCTTGTGGCAAGATCACGAGAGATTTCGTCAAGATTGAAAGACTCTTTCATGTGCCCGTATTTCTTCTTGTACCAATCTGGTGTGCCACTGGTTTTACGGAAATGGAGAACAGTTGAGGCATCACTTGCTTGATCACGATATTTGTTCTCAGCAGTTGTGTTGTGGTCTTTCATCGCTTCAGCCGCTGCATGAGCGTCTTTACGAATGTATTCCAATTGATCATTGCTTTTCTTATGATAATCATGACCCGTTAATGGATGTGCTTGTGACGCACGACCCTCGTCTAGATTTTCAAATTCTTCGTTGTGTGCAGTGTATGTATGTTTAACACCTTTGTTCGTATTGTGTGCAACATAAACACCACCTTTGTCAGCATGAAGAACACCATGACTTGGGTTTTTTTCAATGAAGTTGTTTGCTTCTTTGTCGTTGTCAAAACGCTTAACGTTTTTGAACTTTTTACCATTGTGAATGATATTTACTTCTGAAACAACTTCAACTTCTTCTGTCTGAGTCTTTTTACGACGAAGAAGTTTAAAATCGTGGGCGTCAACCTTGCCATTCTTGTTGGCATCAATCTTATGCTGGTTGCCTGTCAGAGCCTCGTCAACTTCAACTGATTCGGTAGTTGGAATATTTGTTATACCGTGCTTTTTCCAATCTGGATGACCAGACTTTGTAAAATGTTTAACATTTGGAAATGCTTTCATAGTCTTCTTTTTTGTCTCTTCATAATCACTTTCCATTTCTTCTTTTTGTATATTGGCAGAGATCGCCTTACGACGATTCAACAGATACTTATCAGTGCCGTCAACCTTCTTATCGTTGTTGACGTCACCATCTTCTTTACCAACATGATCGTGACCATGCTTGTTTACTTTTCCAGCTTCTAAGACCTGTACATAAGCAAGCCCCATATTTCTAATGTCTTGTGTCTTCATTTTATTTTCCTTACATGAAGTATTGGGTTGCCCACGCACCGATTGCTGCGATGACGGTTGCTCCAACAATCTTGTTAATTAACATAACAGTATAATTGTTGGTTTCTACTAATTTTTCTATATCATCTAGTTTCTGAGAGAAACGATTCATGCGTTCATACTGAGCAGCATACTTCTGCTCCATTGAGATCAACTTCTCCTCTGTTCGCGCGATTAATACCATCGCATCGGTCAGTTTGTCAATCTTGTCCTCAATTCGGTTAAGTCTTGTTTCGTTTGTAGTAGCCATCGAGTTTCCCATAGAATTTATTATTGTTATTTATCTATTTAAATTACCAAGCTTTACACGACCAATAGCGCGCCTTGTCTTTTGGACCTGGGGTGTCGCAATTATGTCGAGCTCTAAAAGAACGTCTACGCGCGGGAATTTCTTTCTTGATAGTCATATTTGGATCACCGAAGTTAACCTTTGTCGCCTTACCATCACCATCTAGATCAACAAATACCTTAGACTTCTTAACATCACCAGCTGATGGTTTATTAAGAGGAACTTCACGACCTTGGTATGTTGCTTCTGTAAATGATTTGAAAGATATCATACTCTTAACTCCGAGTTGGGTGTACGGAAATTCTTTTTTCTCATGATAGTTTTTGATGTAACGACCAATTCATCATTCTTACGGTTGTATTCAACAACTATAGGCATGTTAAGATCTGTTTGTATATCTTTAATAACAGCTTCCGTATTTACAAAATTGTTCAAAGATTTCTCACCCTTTTGATACTTCTTATATATCTTCTGTATCATAGAAGCGAGTTCTTTCAGATCGATGCAAGGTTCATTACGGTCATCAGACATACGTTCATGGAAATGTTTTGTGAATTCAAAATTTACATTGAACTCTTTAAACATGCGGTCAACAAACTTCTCAAATAGTTTCATTTGAGAAACTGTGAATACAGGGCAGTGATCTGCCTCAAGCATAAGTTCTTCGTTGACTTTACGTTGAGACTTTATCCATTCACTCGCAGCCGAAGAATCTGGTTTCATTTTAGACCAAGCGGATATTTTTTTGTAAGTAGAGAGTACCGCGCCTTCGTAGTTAGATCCCGCAGAGTTATCTACGATGAACATTTTTTGACGGAAGAAGTTTTGGAACTTACCAATGTTCTTTTGAACATCTTTCCACATACTTTCTACTTCAGCATCAGGTAGAGATCTATCTCTCATTCTATTACGTACTAACGCAGTGTCAAGATCCGTATTGACAAATATCATCGCGATATCATATCCAATGTTACGAAGCATGTCAGCTTGTTTGTTAATCTTTTCGTAATCTTTACCTGTACCGTCAATCACCAAACCAAGGCGACCATTGATTGCAAGTTGTTGTTGTTTGGCAGTAATGTTCTTAGCTTTACCACGTAATTCTTGACCTAAAGGAGAGAATATATTTTGAGGAATTGGTTTCAATCCAACCTTTCTTAGAGCATTCTCAAAAGAAATATCAGAATTAATTACTTTAAAACCAAGTGCCGTAAGAGCAGTTTTACCAACGATAAAAGACTTACCTGACCCAGGACCGCCAGCAAGGAACACCGCTTTGAAAATAGAAGGATCATTAACGCCTTCTTCTATAAATTGATTAAACCGTAAAACTCTCATTTTATTCTCACTTTTCTCTAAACACAGATTCTGCAACAGCTTTCTTAGCCTTTTGAAACGTTTGAGAATCGCCAGTAACAATACTAGCCAACTCACCATACGATGAAAGGATCAGATCTTTCTGTTGTTGGTTTAAAACCTTGCCAGCTTCCAACATCTTAAATGCTGCTATAAGTCTTTCAACATTTTTTTGATCAACCAATCCAGCACGTGCAAGCACCTTTAACTTATCAGTAGATATTGACTCTTCGACCACTGCATTCATTGGTTTTTTACCAGCTTTTTTCATAGCAATAGCAATTGCTGCTTGTTGAGCAGGGTTCACAGATTCATTCTTTGGTACACAATCAGGAACCATGCGGTTGCCCTTTTTCTTCAGGCCAACTTGCTTATGAGTATCCCAGCAGGCTTCATAGATTTCTTGATCCATGTCTTCACCAAACATCGCACGATACTTTAGTGTATGTTTGCTTGGTTTAGTTTTTGCGTTTGCATCTCCAGGGGCTGGTTCATATGCTGATGGATCTCTATCGCTTTTTTTATCCATCTTATTAAAGTGTGCTGCTCTAGCTTTTGCTGTTGAAGTAGAAAGACCAGCAACATATTTCTTTGGTAGACCAGACTCTTTATCTTTTGATACTCTTGGAAGACTACTCGTATCACCTTCGTGAAGATCCTTATCCGCGCCATGATAGGTTCCAGAACCTTTACCAATGTAGGAGTTCACACGAGCCATACCCCATTGTTGTGGAGTAGTCCCTGGTCTATGACCTGAGTTCCATGCAGCTACACCACGACGATACACCTTGCGCAGTGTATCGATTGATATACCAGATTTACTGGCTTTTGCCGCTAATCCAGCATCAGCAGATTCATCTATCTCTTCAGATTCACTCATCATGTAGTTATAAGCTGAAGAAATGTAATCCTCAGCAAGAGTAATCTTTGATTGCACCCATTCAGGAAGATTTGTATTCTCATCTAACATATCAATCATTTCACCAGAAGCACGACAAATTGTTCTTAAATTGTTTTTTGCCATGTCGCCTTCGTAGTCATACTCACCTGGATCTTTGGCCTCAGCAACTCTCTTAGCGGTTGCTGTAGCAATTGCCATTTTTTTACCCATTGGCATATTAGGACTGTCGCGTTCAATTGACTTAGCAATCTCTTCGCGTTTCTTTAACTCAGCGGGTGTGAGTGTTTTCTCGTTCATATCTTCTTCATCGCCAGTTACACCAGCTAACTTATCAAACTTTGGCATATGGACATCCTCAATATATGAGTGTTCTTTTTCAAGATCCATTTGTCTAGCATTGTCCATAATTAAATCGGCATACTCTTGAGCTTTTTCTAAATCATCTTCATCAATCGCGCCTTGAGCTACAGCTTGCTTTTCTAATCTAAAAAACACATCGTGAAGCATCATGTTTTCTACGATAAGGTGAACCATCACAGTCATGTTTTTAATCTTGCTATACAACTTAACGGCTGATGGACACATATCAAAGTGCTTAGTTGTGTAGTCACCGACAGTAACTTGAGTTTTTTCTTCTCTAAGTTCAAAAAACGATTTCATTTGCCATCCTTTTCGATATCCAAAGTTTTTGGATAATTCTTGTCGCTAGGTTTTGCACTCGGCAATCCTTTTTTGCGGCGTTGCTGGATATTGAACCACAATCCATTTGATTCTTCTTTTACGCCAGATTGATTGGGAGTAATCTTCTTAGCTTTCTTAGCAGCTTCGGGTGTACCCCACTCTGGTTGATTTTTGTACCAACGATCAGTCTTTTCAACTAACTCAATTGCATCTAACCACTTACGTAGTCTTTTTCCATCAGTGGTTTCAACAATTAAATAATTGGATCCGAGCACAGTGACAGTTCCAACCTCATCAGATTCTTTAATGATTACTTGATCGCCAATATTAAACAATTGACCTTTAACATACTGTTCACGGGTTTCACTAATTGGAGATAATTGAATGTGGTTTTTAAATCCAGTTTCTTCTGAAAGACCCATTCCCTTACGAACATCGTTAAACAATTTACGCGCATCAGCATTTGAAACGTTTGATGGTACACCTTGAGAGAATTTAATAAAATCATTCTCTTTAGCAAAGGCACGTTGTTTGGATGCACTTGCACCCTCAACACCTTCTGCATCAGGATCACGTTCACCCGCAGAGACTATTTTGATGTCAGCAAAGTTATAGAAACCATGTCTTGCGTCTTTGCCATTATACTTTTTCAATAATGTTTCAAATTCAAGTATTCTATCTTGACCAACAACCATTACAATCTTACGAAAACCTTGGTTATATAATACAACAACAGATTCAATTGCTGTTCTTACATTTTTGTCAACCATGATATTGCGAGCTTGCTTGGGAAACATTTTACGAACGTGTTTAATTTTATCTGAATATGACAAAGGATTTTTAGCAGCATCTTGAGACTGCGACATAAAGACCTTATATGGATTTCGACCAGCCTTAGACGCAAGTGCATCTAGCAGTTTACCATGACCAATAGTGGGTGGGTTCATTCTACCAAAGGTAAAATAAACCGACTTGTCTTCTTCAACTAAAAACTGACTAAATCTATTGATCATTTGTTGGATGCGGCCGCTTGTGCATGACGTTGAATTTCTGCTTGGCGTTCTTTAGGAATCATTTTTATTGCTAAGCGTTGAATTCTAATTTTCATTCCTGGGGTATCCATACGCTTTTCAATTTCTTGTCTACGCTGAAATGAAAGCTCATCTTTTGTCATACCTTTGGTCAATTTATTAAACACTACCTTACGAGCAGCAACCTTAGCACGATTTAACAGACGTTTAGGATCAGCAAAGCGAGTCTTAGCTCTTTTTTGACCAAGTTCAATTTTTGCCCGCACACGTTTAAACTGCATCGCTTTGACACGGCGTTGTTGAGGAGTAAGCACAGCTTCGTCAAGAAACTGATCCATCAACTCTTCAAACTCTTCATATGTAAACACATGAACATGCTTTTTTGAATTTGGTGATTTTATTACGTTGTGTTTACCTTCACGCCCCATAGACACATTAGCAGCATGTTTTCCACCGTCTATGTACGCTTGAGCAGCTGTACCACTTACAGGTTTGGGAGCCTTACCGCCTGGGGCGACAGCTTCTGAAGTTTCCGTGCTAATTTTTTTATTGGAACGAGGAAGTACACCAGCTTTAATCTTACCATAACGATCACGATCATCTTTTTCTTTATCTTGACGAACTTTTTGTAATGGTGACATTAGTCTTTGAGTTTGAGTACCATAATTTTCAATAGTACTAATTCGTTCATTTGGAGCGTAAGTTGATGAATATTCCGCATTCGATCCAGTTTCCACATCTTGCTTACGCTTCTTAGCGTTTCGCTTGATCAGAGGATCCATTCCTGGAGCGTAATCAACTGTCAAAAGGTCTTTAAAATCTATTAATTTTATTTTCTTTACCATTATCGTTTTCCCAGTTTATCCCATCCCTTAAGTATATCAGGCGAAAAGTTATTGAACGAGAATTCCATTCGATCAACAATCTTTATTGCGTCACCACCAAGTTTATCAATAGCAACATAGCCTTCGGCGCCTGTTACCTTAAATCCATTACGATTCTTAACAAATGTACCAACAGTCTGTAACTTGTTAAGTGTATTTATAAGTTTTAGTTTAGCCAATACAATGACCTTTTGCAGATCAAACATCTTTATCAAACTGGCTTTGTTGGTTTCCGAGAAGAAGTCGAGGAAGTCTTGGCGCTTTTTACTGACGTTGGCTTTACCAACAGGGGTTTTTCGCGCGTCGATTTCTTTTTGGTACTTGTCGTGGATCCACTTGATGAGATGGTTAACGTGGGCTCTGGTGTCGGTAACGATGGTTCCAACTCTGACAAAGCTGTTATTGAAGGTTTCGATGTGTTGGGCAAGTTCTCCGTTGGCTTCAAGTTCTCTGAGGGTTGACCCACTAATTTGGTTAAATAATTTACCAGCTTGCGTAAGAAGTTCATTGACAATCTCCGTGTCCTGTTTGCTCATTGTAGCATTTGTTAAGTCGCGCAGCATTGCATCTTGTGACCATACATTTGCACTTTTGTGAAACTTTGAGATGTCCACACCATATGATGCTGACATTGATTCAAATGAATTACCATTATATGTAGTGTGCCAAACAATACCAATCTTTGCCTTACGAATATTGGCAGCAGCTTCTGAATCGTGTGGAACAGCATAGACAATTGTATTGGGGTGGAATGTTAGATAACGCTGACCATCAATAATTTCATTGCTAACATCTTCGCTGCTGAACAAGAAGTCTCCTTGAATAACTCCTTTGATGCCGAGTTCAGGAAGATACTTCAGAGCGGCTTTGAGTTTGGCCGCAAGATCGCCTGACGTATCAGCTTCGACCTCAGCAGCAGTCTTATAAACTTTTGGGTTCTTGTTGAAGATCCCCTTTTTTGCAACAAAGAACTTGCCATCTGTAGGATCAGTGCCACAAAACACTGCAGGAGCACCGTCCCACTTAACCGATACAGATCCCTCATGTGTCCCCCCTAGCATATCACGTAGCATTCGTAATGCCATAATAGCTTGACGCGTTCCGTTGACACCACCATAGATCACCTTATCCTCAATATGAGTCATGTGGGTGTTCTTTTCTTCTGTTATGAAATTTGAAAAGTTTATCATTACAGATTATGCTCCTGCCAAGTTAATGCTGCAATAGCATCGTCGTTATTAGTCGTTGGAGTGATCGCAATGGTAAAGATATCGCCAGTACTATCATTAGTAATAACACCCCTTGTCAGTTGCATAGCGGAGTTAAATATATGGTTTAAATCTATGGTTGTTACAGTTGACTGACCTTTAAATAGACCTTCTAAAATTATTTGACCACCGCCCAGCGAGTCGGCTGTTATATCATATTCAACAGATCCTGCAGAGTCGAGCAATTCCCAACTTGCGTTGTTTAGTGATGACACACTTCGTATAACGTGATAGTTGAAAGCTGTGGCTTGCAATCCATAAAAGTCGAGGGAAACGGGAACAACAACTGCATCAGTTCGGCCTTTTCGTAACCGTATTGATATCATGGGATTTAATTTATCATTTGTTAGGTTTTTGCCAGTTATTGGGTTTGCTGCACTTCTGGTCAAATTTTGCATGTTGTATCCACCTTCAGATATAACAGTACTACAAATTTGTTTCATAGTGCTTGATCCAGCCGTAACTCCTGTATTAGTCAACTCATAGCGGCATGGAAGTGATGCTGTTGTAATATATGTTCCAGTAATACTGTTTGCGTGGTGGAAAATGTGTGCTACTATAAACTGGCCGTTGATAACAAATCCAGCTCTGACAGACCCAACACCAAGCCATTCAAAGTCTGTCCAGAAAATCTGTGAGGTGGATATATCTAGGTTTAACCCGCTTGGGCCAGTTCCGTCTAACCGGTCAATGTTCCAATCATCTTGAGCTATTTGCACATTATCGACAGTACCACTAACAGAAGTTCTTTTAACAATATACGTCTGCAGGCTGTCTTGTTCTAAGTAGATTCCGTTGCTTTTTCCAAAGTATCCAACACGCTGACGCAGATTTGCCTTTGGCGGATTCAATGTAAAAGTGTTCATTGAAATTAAACTTTTGCCAGGCTGATAAGGAAACGCGCGGTTAGTTTCGCGAATGATTTCATCACCATTGGCTGTTCCAATTGCTAAATCAACCAACCCTTGGTTGGCGTTAAATGTGGCACTAGATGTGCCTGTCTTTTTCTGTGCCCACTTTTTAGAATTATCTGCATACCTAAACGAGCTGTCAAATAGTGTGTGAGGTGTAGCAACTCTCGCTCTACCAAACGCATCAGAGCTTGTATTCAAGTTACCAGATGGAACGTAAATGGATGGGCCTGATTGACCAGCAACCATAACAACTTCATACAGAGTATCGTTGTTCTTTAGTAGTGCATTTGTATGTGTGCTAAACTGAGCCATAACTATTCCTTTATCTCAACAACTTTGATCCCGCCTCGGCCAGCCAATAATATTTGTGGATATATTCCCACCCGTGCGGCACCATATCTTCTACCTTTATACATGAAGGATCTATTGTTTCTAAAGGTGGCTCCAAATACAGGAGCATAACCGCCTGTGAATAAACTCAAATCACCCGATACACTCATGTGACTCGTAAATGTTATTTCGTATAATTCATCACGAACACGCTTAAACACTGGATGACCTTGACCAATCAATTGGACGTGTTGTAGAGAATATTGTTTACCATAATCTGGACCATATATTGAAACAAGTGCCAATTTATCATTTTTAAATGTTCCCATGATTGGATATGGTAACTTATCTAGTTTACCCATTTCTAATGATTCAGCCACTTCACTTAAGAATTTTTGAGTGAGTGAGTTATTGTATATCATCAAACCCGACTGTTCACTTAATCCACTATATTGTTGAAACTCTTTTGCACCACCCGCCTTTTTATGAGAGATGTAAATTGATCCACTGTCTAAAGGTTTGGTTTTATCGCGACAAACAATAATATCAGCTTTTGGGTCGCCTCTTACTCCACCGCGCCTTTTAATCTTAGAATCAACCTTGACTGCGGCAGTGAGATTGCTGTAAGTTTTATTGTCACCAGCTATTTTTAAATTGATTACACCACCAGCTTCAAGAATGTAGTTGTTGATTGCGTCAACCACCTCATCTTCATATTGAGTTCCGTTTCCACCTGTCGGTTTACGGATGCTATTGATCGCGATATATCCCTTTTTGCGATTAATATTCACATGGGCATATTTCATCTTACCAATTGTCGTGTAGTTTGGATCTACAATTTTCAGTTTAGTTCCAACACGAATATTGTCAGTTATAACAATCCCATCACTTGAAACCAGAGATGCGGGCTTGCCCTTTTCGATTTCATATTCAATCTCTTTGAATTTTTTGTTATCGGTGACATACTTTTGAAAAGATAGACGGCCGTCTGTAGATGGAGTCCCTAAATGTGCCATTTATTTCCCATATAAAATAGTTTATACTATTTATAATAAATAAAAAAAAGGCGGCCGAAGCCGCCCAGTCTTCCACAGTTGTCAAAAATGAAGAAAAATCAACTGTGGGTTATTCAGGTTTAGACGCGTTTGATATAGGCTTTATCACCCTGCACCTCAAGGTCAAACTTGTATTGATCAAATCCAGAGTCGACCAAGTCGGCATTTAGTTTTTCAACCATACGGGCAATCTGATTCAACTCTTGATCGTCTTTACCGACAAAAACCAACTCAGGTTCTTTATCATTGTTCACATAGCCCATTGCAATTCTCCTTAAGCCGCCGTGGCGTATTCCACGGCTTTGTGTGCAGCTTTGATCTTACGAGATTGGTTGATACCAAACCAAGCAGATTCCATACGAGTATCTGCAGAACGACCCATCTCGTGGTCAGTCAAGTACGTGACAGAGTTGAAAGCCTGCCACCAAGAACCAGCACCGAAGTTAGCCCCAGGTTGGGTCTCAAGAACTGCCATCGCAGCTTTTGCAGTCGTAGTCAGATCTGCAGCCTTAGTGACCTTCACACCCTTTTCTTTGTTGTAAGTGTGGGGAAACACTTCGTTGTAGTATTGGATCAGAGTATCAACAGAGAACTTCTTAGAAGCCAAGAACTCCGCCATCTCTTTGTACTTGCCGAACTTCTCGTGGGCAATTCCAAGAGTCGTTTTGACAGTCTCAGCGTCAAACACTGAACGGTGGTTCATCTTGACTTGATTCTTTGATGCACTGCTGAGTGACATCGTCAGAGTGTTGTTGCACACGACACGAATGGGAGTGAAACGTACATCAATTGCCTTACCGTATTGGTGAGGATTACTGAACAACAAGTACGAGTCGACTTGGTCTTCGCCAAGGATCGTGAACGATTCTTTGACCTTTGCAAGAGCCCAAACGTTACGCCCACCTTTCAGCGAACCAGCGGTGTTCATCTCCATGTCACCAGCAAGAACATACTCAGAGAAGAACTTGAACGCATCTTCGTTCTGAACGGGGTTCCAATCTTCGCCAACAACATCCAAGATCTTGTTGTCAGACGAACGGATCAAGGCTTGGTGGCCCGCGACCTTAATGTTCGTACCTTCAATAGTCAGATCTTTCTTCTCAACTGCCCAATTAAGACCAGCCTTTTCCATCATCTGCTCAGGAGTCAGATCGTTGGAGACCTGTACACCCAAACCATGCCAAGGCGTATCGCCTGCATAAGCCATCTGAGCAACGCCGTTTACAAATTCAAGTTCATGAGCCATTTAGTGATTCTCTCTCTGTGTGTGTCTACTATACTATAGTAGTGCATTCTCATTGTAAAGTCAAGTATTATTTTGCAGTCTTTGCAGAAACTTCTTCTGCGATCTGACGGAAGTACTTCTCAAGCCGCAGCCGACCTTTGTCGTTAGCTGCAGTCCACTGATCCATCTGCCAGTCGAGCAACTTCTTGTTCTTGATGTAATACTTTGCAGTGATCGAACCAACACGAGCATCAGCAGGAGTGAACCCACGAGCGTTGTGAACATCAGTGCTGTTGATAGCACGTTCATCTTCAGTCTGACGATTGAACAAGTGCACCAAAGCACGGCCAATTGAGTGCATCCCAACCTCGTCTTGGCGGCTGATTAGATCTACAAACTTTTCGCGGGTGAATGTTGCCATCATGTGATTCTCCTTCGTTACCTACAATATCAATAATACAACATTCTCATTGTAAAGTCAAGTATTATTTTGCCAAACATCCAAACCATTTTGGAACTTCACGATTTGTCCAAACCATTTTGAAACGAGCTTGTTTCGTTTGGTAGAACTCACGGTACGAACGCACTGGATCATTCGGATGCATACATTCGGGATTTGATTGCATTGCCAATGGAAATTGTGTGCGCCAATTGGTAGGAATGTTCTTTGGATAGTTTGCCAACACATTACGCAATAGGGTATCAGTCGCATGGACCTTACCATATCGATAAGTGTACTCGTCGCAAAGCGCGGTAAAGTGAACATAGTGCCACCAATAGTTACCAGTATTGATCATTGACCAAACGGTGCAAGGATGTGACATATGAACAGCTTTGTACAACACGCTTTCACGGTTATCAGGCAGTGTCCAGTGTTTTGACATCGTCTTACCAGACTTTGATGGAGCGCGTTTGAGTTCACCATCAAGTATACGATGGGCAGTTGAGAGCATTTGCGCAGACTCAACAATCATTTTGACTACATGTTTGTCGCACTGCAATTGTGCAGCTGAGATTGGATCTTTGTCGAGGATGAAGATGTTAATTTTGATTCTCCTTACTTCTTTACTATACAGAATTCTTGTATTAAAGTCAAGAAGAAAGTTGTTGAAATCCCCATTTTTTCTCTTTGCATTGCCAACAGTGGCCGCACTCATCTCCACTAGCGTTATCAATGCAGCTTCGTGTGTTGTCAAGTGGAATTTGTAGTTGCTTAGCTAAGTCAATAATGTGATACTTGTATAAATGTAAAAATGGCACTTTTAAACGTTGATCATCAATCCGCCAAGGTCGAAATGGTTTACTAAGAATATTAAATTCGGGAAAAATGTCGATAGGTGGAGTCATGTTAATACCATGATACAACTGATCAACATCATAATTTTTAAATATATGGTCTATACCAACATCAACTCTTCGCCAATGGTCAGTGGTCAATTCTGGAATTTCTATTACTGGCTTGCCTGTAAGATCACGTACACGTTCAACATTATCAAAACCATCAGTTCGTGTAATATTAAAAATTATTGGATCATTCAGCATGTTGTATAATACCCAACTGTCGATCCCACCCGACATTAAGATGCCAACTTTACCTTCTTGGTTAATAGGGATTATTCTTCGGTCCCAATCAGGACCGCATATATACTGCATGGAGGTATCCATTATGAAATTTTACATTACAGGCACGCGAAGAGGCCTCGGAAAGTATTTAGTAGATAATTTAGTATGTGTTGACAGATTGGAAGACTGTGATGTGTTTATCAATTGTAAACATGATCAATTCAGCCAAGTTGATATGTTAGACAAAGCTGCTAAATTAAACAAAAGAATCATAAACATTGGATCCAACGCTGCTGATTGGCTATGTGCTGATAACGATCATTGGAAATACTCTGTAGAAAAAATGGCTCTAGATAATACTAATGAGATATTATTCTATCGCGGAATTAACACAACAATAATTCGGTTTGGTTGGATTGATACAGAACGCGTTGAGTCAGTTAAAGAACCCAAGATTAGCAAACAATATGCACTTGATTTGATACTGTGGATCTTGCTGCAACCTTATAAGATAAAAGAAATGACAGTTACACCATGATTGATATTGATAAAATTCTGTTAGAGATCGAAAAGTTTATTCCTGAATATGACAACCAAATTAGTCTTCAGGGTGTTCCAGGAAACATTGATCCTTCGTATGGCACAGGTCGACTTGAAAAGCTAAATCATGGTGAAGCAGACTTTACTGAACCACTGTTTCCAGAAATGACGTACACCAACAGTGTGATCAAGCAGCTTGGTATGTTTCGCACTAGACTTATGCGACTTCAACCATACCAGTGTTATTCTTACCACATTGATCCGACAGTTCGTGTGCATATACCGTTGATTACAAATGAAAACTGCTTTATGATTATTGAGGATAAGTTATATAGATATCCTGCAGATGGCAATCATTATTTAGCAGATACCACTAAGATTCACACATTCGTTAACGCGTCTCTTGAAGATCGAATCCATATTGTTGGAGGAATAAATGAAAATACTTGATAAAAAAGACGATCCTGATTTTGGAACTGTGTTTAAATTTGAACACGATGATTTGCCGCCGCAAGGAGTTAATGGTAAATTGTTTCTTGATTTTTCCAAATATGCTGACTTTGATTATGACAGGATGGATACAGAAATTTGCTTGGCGTTGGCCAAAACAGAGTTAAATAAATATCCAATTGTTACTGGTGTTATGCCTCCAAAGTTACAATATGGTCAATTTGAAAATGAAGTAATGTATAACTTCAATGGTGATAGAAATGATGTAAAAGATCTTCCGCAGATGGAAAAACGCAAGTTTTTATTTTTTAAACACAAAAGTTTATTACCATGGTTTTTTATTATTGATTTAAAGCCAAATCTGTTTGTCAATAGGGCTCACGACAATTACCCGTGGAGTGAGTTTTCTGATCTTACACCGTACACTAAGCAGTGCATTGAAAAACTCCCTTTCAAATCTGTTGGTAGAGTTGTAATATACGGATCTTGGCCCCAAGCAGATGTGCCTTGTCATAGAGATTGGATACCAGATGGAGTATTTAACCATCATATAAATTTTAATCCTGGTGGATATCGGCCCGTTTACATTTACGATTCTGTAACAGACACAAAACACTATTTACCCAAAGATCATAAATTATATGCTTATCAAACAACAGACTACCATGGAGTTGATGCGTTACCACATTTCAGTTATACTATACGAGTTGATGGTGTTTTCAATGATGATGTGGTGTTATAATGTATAAGCTGCTAACCTATCAGATTGCTGCGCATTTATCAATACTATACGCAATTACCTATTTTAGTCTATACGGTTTCATTGCCGCAATTGTTGTTTACTTTTTGATGATTTCTATTGGAATTAGTGCTGGCTACCACCGTCTGATTAGTCACAGAGGATACCAATCTCCGCAGTGGTTTAAGACCGTATCACTGTTGATTGCAACGCTAGGTTTGAACGCTAGTGCACTTGTGTGGGGGGCAATGCATAGAGAACACCACGCTCATAGTGATACTGAACAAGATCCACATAGTCCATCGTTCAAAGGTATAATCAAAACATATTTTGGTATTGTGACGTATCAGCCAAAGTTAAGATTCGCCAAAGACTTGCTTAGAGATAAACTTGTAATGTTTTTCCATAAAAACTATTTTAAGATTAACATATCGTATGATGTTATCCTTGCAGTTATAGATCCTCAATTGGTTGTATGGTTACATCTACTACCCGCTGCAATTCTATGGCATGCCACGGCCGCAATAAATGTTTTCTCACATTTACCTTGGGTGGGTTATAGAACATACGATACAGAGGATGAAAGTAGAAACTCCCAAGTACTTTCAGTATTAATAGCAGGCGAAGGTTATCATAACAACCACCACAAAGATCCTAAAAATATCAACTTTGCGCACAACTCCAAAGAGTTTGACATCACAGGTTGGATTGTATCAAAAATTAGAAAGAAAACACAATGACACTATTTAATGAAGTTGAACAAGTTATTAGACAACAATTTAAACTAAAAGATCAGGTTTTAACTGCTGAAACAAACCTTTTCAATGATTTAAAATTTGATAGTTTAGATGCTGTCGAATTAATCATTGAGCTCGAGGAGAAGTTTTCAATTGAGCTGCTTGATAAAGAAGCAGAGGATGTTAAAACAATCCAAGATATTCTAACACTCATTGAATCGAAGAGATGAACTTTGTTAAGTATGATCCATCATATCTAGGTATGCTGGAGGAGTATTTTAAACATCCCAGTACACCTCTAAACAATGCTAACCATGATATGTTCAAAACCCACTTGTATGATGGTACAAGTGGGTTTCTCGGTTTGATGATTGATAATGATCAAATTGTTGCCACGTCATCTGCTATTATAGTAGAGGAACGAGGTGTATACAGTATAAAGTATCCTCATAGGCTTCACGTTAGAGAAGATTATTGCTATCTGTCAAATACAATAATGAACAAGTATTGGGAACCGTTGTTCTTTGATTGGTTGTTAGAGAAGCCCATCGATAACCTATATTGCGCTTTTAATGATGACAACTATAAGTCGTTTATGTGGTCAGCACTAAAGCATTGCCGCCGAGTTAAAAACAATTACGTTGATGAGTTTGGTAAGAGTGTAATATCTCGACAGTGGTATGTCTTGGATACAATGGTTGAAGAGATGTCGTGCCCTCAATACATAATGTATAGCAGTCCTTCAACAAATTGGTTTTATCCCTGGAGAACAACCTATGATATACCGACAGCTGTGCGACAAAAATTGAATACTAAGTTTGAATTTGTTGCTGACCGTGGGTGGCTTCTCTAAGTTTGTTAAAATGATATTTCATTTTAGCTTTCTCAGCAGCATGTAGTTTTAGAGATGATACTCTATTAAAATGCCTATCAAAAGGTAACATGAGAGTTAGCTGTTTAAAAGAATGAGGCGTCTCAATTAACTCGTATACCAAATACTTATAGAACATTGGTTTATCAGCTAGTTTCAACTGCATCACATAATCTACTGTGTTGACACTGGTAAAACACTCACTATCAAACCATCTGACTGCATAAAACTTATTATAGTTCATTACCCATCCACTGAAATGTTTGATCGTTTGGACAAGCTACAATGTTAGCCAAGTCGCCTTTAATTTTATAAACACGATACCGCTTTGATTTGAAGAATTGCACTAACACGTTTAAATCTGATCGGAAATGTTCAATCCAACACCATGGTCTGTTCTTTGTGATTAGCGACTCGGCACCAGCTAAAACACTTTGTTCCATTCCCTCAACATCAATTTTTAAAAAGTCGATGGTGTCAGTAATCTGTGACAAAGGATGAACATCAACTTCAGTTCCGCTATACATCAGTGGGCGCAATCTAACATCACCAAAGTCTCGAGCAATTGTATAATCTATATTAGGAACAATCATATTACAAGAATTGTCTCCTAAACCAATATTATACGGAATAACATTTAACAAATCGTTGAGTACTATATTGCCACATAAACAATTGTATATAACTGGTTGAGGTTCAAAACTAAGCACCTTACCTTTAAAATGTTTAGCAACAGATATAGTAATTAAGCCAATATTGGCACCAGCATCGACAAATACCTCTTGCTTTGGTAGTGTAGCAACAATGTCTAAAATGTGATCAATCTCATTTTCTATATGAGTAGTGCCGTTTGTTTTCAAAGGTTGATATTGGTGGGTATCGTGCTTATTAACAATAAAGGTTCCCCGATTGCTATTAACCACATCAAAGTTACTCACAAACTATTCTCCAATAGCTTTGCAAACTTTGGATCTGCAAAATCAACCATAATGGTTAAATGAAGTCTATCAATTGGGCAGGATGTTGCATCTACAGCGTGATTCATGTATGTATTGAGCAGCCAGCCTTCCCCTTCCGCATAGTGCTGGGCGTCAATCCAATCACTATCGCCAATCTGAGTCAACATCTTGCAATTTTCATGGGTGTACAAAGGGATGTGAATGATCCCCTCATCGTGAGGAGCTTCTTCTGTTTCCCATGGAAGTAATCTATGATTATGAAAAGTTAAACAACCTCTTGGATTCATTTTATACAAATGTGTTCGGCGCATATATTTAAAATCGCTGCATATATTTGTCATAATATAATCAGTAATGTATGGTAATGCATCCCATACTTCAGTTTTATAGAAATCCATATCTTGGAGAAACGGCCGATGACCTTCTATTTTAGATGCTCGTTGTTGGTATTGTGGATACTCTTTTATTGCAAGTTCTCTATCGTCTTTACCCCATACCCCTTTAGATTGTGGAATATAGTTTACAAGAGCTCTACTTGACCACCACGAGTGATAACCATCATAGTCGTATGGGCGCCCACCACTATCTAACGAAATGCCTTTCATGTTCAACTGCATGAAGTCATTGCTTTGATAGAACTGATCAACTTCTTTTCGTGCTGCTTCAAGATCAAACTTTTCTATGTTTAGTCTGATATGAGGACGATGTCTAATGTTTAGAATTATTGGATTGTCTTGTTCATACTGATGTATGATCTTGGCCCCTTGTTCACTACGAGGCATTAGATCTAATGGCGATATACAGTCTTTAAGAGTTCGTACACGCGGATTAAGAGTTGATCTGTGAACTATCATTATTTGTACCTTGCATCAAAAAGTTTTTGATAATCCATGCTGGAAAATCAAACTCATATTTTTTTACTTTGTTAGAGTAATTCATAGGATCTGCGTGATGGTTGTTATGTAAACCACTACCAAGAGTTAGTATGTTTATAAATGTATTGTTTGTGCTTAAATCTTTTGTTTTGAAATTTCTATACCCATATTTGTGACACAAAGAGTTAACTAATCCTGCACTGTGTATAGTTATTAAGCTACTTGCGCTAATTAAAAATACAGGTATTTGCCACGCAATTAGACCCAGTGCAATATAACTTAAAATGAGAATTTTAAAATAATGTTTGTGAAAAAATCTATGGGTTGGGCTTCTCATCATATCAACAAGATACTTTGGTTCAATAGTAAATGGTTTCCAAAATGTTGACCATATTCTCAATATAGATTGACTGCCATGGGGATCTTTTTCATTATCGCTATTTGCATGGTGCTTACGATGAATACCGACCCACATCATAGGAGATCCTACGCAGTTAAATGTTGCAAGTATAAACAGCAATTTTTCTTTCCACTTAGAGGTTTTAAAACTTCCATGTGAAAAATATCTGTGCAATCCAATTTCACCACCAACTCGATTTATTAAGATCCATCCAACAAGTGATAATATTAACCAATGGTAGTCGGCGACAAATAGTCCAACAACCACAGCTATGTGGTTAAAAATCAAGATTAGCTTTATCTTATATTCATTTGTAAATATCATAATTTACACCTTAGCCGCTGCATATTTTGTATAATGCTCAGAGTTCATACCGAGCTCTGTTAATGCACTTGCCATCAAGTTGTTATCATTTGTTCCATAATAGCTACCACTTTCCGGGCGCATACTGAACACCTCGTGACTAAACACTTGAGTTGGAATAACCTCTTCAGCATCTGCTAACTCAAGCTGACCATTGAGACAAACGCGCAGATTGTACCTATTATCAAAGCCATTGTTAACAGCATAGTGTTCCCAACCGCTATTGACGCAGTATATTGAACCATCCGCAGGTAGATGGTATTCGTGCCACGTGTCAGCATCTTTGCGGAACCCCATCACAGCAGCGGTATTAGTAATCAGAGGAATTTGCAATCTCAAAACATATTCTGGGCCAATGTCAAAATGGGGAGAAAGAAACTTACTTGGCTCTAGTGTAACAATAGCGGAGCGACAAGCCTCATCTTTGAAGCTGTCTAAAAACTTGCCAAAGTAACCATCGTAGAATTCTGTAGGCTTGGTATAGTTGCGCTCATCATAGTATGGGTGATAGTTAGCACTAGATGTGTGGCGCATCCCCTTAGCACGCTCGTAGGGCGTGTATTCTTCGACCTTACGCTTGATGTTTGCAGCAACGCGGAGTGCATCATCGGTTAGACTTTGAAAGCCTATCTTGGCGTATGTTTTGTAAATGTCTTCGTAGTTAGCAACAAAGTTCTCACCCTTTGTATTAACAAGATCATAATTGTGCTCGGTGCTAGCCTTATCATATTTGAATGTCTTGTCATCAGCTAACTGATTGAGATACACATCAAGCTGTTCTTTAGCTGCATCTATATCAATCTTCTTCTTTAATTTCAGTACAAATGGTAAATCTCTTTTACCTTTACGTGTAGCCAAAATGTCAGAATAGTCCATACCTATTTCGTGTTTCATAACATATCCTGTAAATCAATAGTAATTTATATAGAGTTTGTCATCCTATAGTTTGTATTTGTCACGTAACTTAACTCGGTATCCGTATCAACTGTTGATTTTACTTCATTGATGTGGCTGTCATAAGCATCACTATCCCGATAACCAATTGAAATGGTTTTGGTTAAAGTTTCTGGAAAATCCTGCTTGTTCCAACTAATAATATTACCATTATCAACATGCTTATAATAAATTTTACGCGTAACATCATTAACTGTAATATCGTTTGCATTAAATGCAGCAGAGTCAGTATAAATTGAATCGTAGTGTAGATAAACTGGCATTGTGTTTCTCCAATAAAAAAGCCGCGCTAACCTTGGCGCGGCACGAGTCTATTACGTGACCACCCGAACAGTATTTATATCAGAAGCTAAGAGTAGCACCAAGAACTGCATCTGTACGTAGAAGATCTGCATCGAAAGTTGACTCGATGTAAAGCTCGACAGAAGTCTTGCCTAGGCTGAGGTTTGGAACGTAAGTAGCACCAACAGTCAATCCTGTGAAAGCACTCTCGTCAAACACCATTACATCAGTACCATCATAGAGGGTTAGATCAGTGTTGACATACAGACCAAGACTTTCGATTGGAGAGTAAGCAAGCTCTGGAGTCGATACAACAGTGAACAGCGCGGTGTCGATGTTGTACTCGCTGGTCACTTCAGTGTTCAAAGCAACACCAGTAGTGCCAAAATCAAGAGCGGAAGCTGATCCAGCAGAAAGAGCGAGAACAGCAGCAGCGGTCATAAGAAAAGTTTTCATTAGAGTAGTCCTATTTTGTTAAACATGTTTAGCGGCCCGTTCTGTTTCTAGGTGGAACCATACCCAAGTGCTTATGCAGCTAGTGCGTAAGCCTGAGGAGCAAAATTATCGTTTGCATTTAGTTTAGCGGCCGATACGAGGCCATCCGGTAAACTCCACGTCATCTTCACACCTGTCGATCCTATTTCGACCCCAGCAAAGATACACAGTGTAACGACTTTCACGCTACTTTGCTCATAAGAGCCCATCAAAACCTGTTGCGGCCTGTGTATCTGTGGTGGAGTCGTCGGGTACCGCCCCCGAGTCCAGAATGTGTCCACGTTGCTTCAACGTTTACAATTTATATAGTAAACGAAAAACTCAATTGTGTCAATATCTATTTCTAAACTTTCTCAACTGTGCCTTTTGGATCACACCATGTACCAGATGATTTATATGTGTACTGATAGTCTTTGTCACCAATAAAAGACAGTCTGTCTAGGTTCTCAAAGCTGTACATGTTGTTGACAGTATAGTTACCATGTGCATCAATCTTAAAGTTGATATCTGCAACATATGTTTGAAACGGTGGATCAATACAAAACGCAAAGGACTTATAATCAAGATCTGGGTTAAACTTGATGTTAATCTCGTATGCTCCTTTTGTTCTCCACAACATTCGCAGAAAACCAAACACTTCATTCATTGATGTATCAGCAAACACGCCAAAACCAGATTCAATGATGTTGTAATCAAAATTCTCATACTGAACATTTTCACGAGGAATATTGTCATCAAATTTAACAGTGTAGTGTTTTTTTATGTCCCCCACAGTGTGTGAGTTGATTATAGACCCATCAAACGTGTTGCACAAGTCTAACCAAATATGCATCAACTTGATTCGAATATATCTGTGCAATCTAGTGTTTGTAAAATCTAACGTATACCAACCCTTAAGCCAGTACTGATCTCGTTCGTTCATATTGTACTTTTTTCGATCATCGTATGCGGATCCAATATTGTCACCAAGACCAGGACCTGGACTGATTGCAAAGATCCGCGTTCTGTGATTCCAAACACAGTTGAAACTATGGTTCATAGCTTCGATGTCTTCGCCAGGCGCACCAATCACCCAACACACGGTTGCATTCATGCCAGCAATTTGACTATCGATAAGGTTTTGATTGATTTCAACAACAGTGTTCTTTTTGTTGATCGCCATAAGAACTTTATCACTGCCAGACTCAACACCGTAGTTAAGACCAATACATCCAGATTTTTTTAACAACTTGTAGAAATCTAAATCCATTCTACCATCGATACGAGCATATGCCCACCAATGAATATTCAATTTTCTGTCAATCAGTTCTTCACAGAATCTTTTTAATCCGTTGACGTTACCATTGACCAAACTATCAACAAAGAATACAAAATTTAAGTTGTATTTTTTTACTTGATATTCCAATTCATCAACAATAGCTATTGCATCTCTGTCTCTAAATTTCCAATACCACACCTCACTACAGTATGTACACCTTGCAACACATCCCCTACTTAGTTCGGTGCATATGGAGTTAGGCAGTGTATATTTGTATAGACTAAAGCTTGAATAATCAGGAAGCGGTAAACTGTCAATATCCACACGAACTTTACCAAACAACATGCCGACTTTGGGGGCATCTGGTTTTATACCATTCTCCCAATTGTTGAGAAAGTCTAGTATGGTTTGCTCACTCTCACCCATAAAATAGTAATCGACGTTATCTGGTTTTTCAAAGTGACCTTCATTACATTGTGGCCCGCCAAATATAATAGTGGTTTGAGGGCTTCTTCTTTTGATCTCATTGACTACCCAAGTGGTTGATAGAATGTTTGTGTAGTAAACACTAAGCCCAACAATGTCAGGTTCACCTTCAAGGATCTTATCAACGTATTCTTGCAACAAGTGTTGATATACTGGAAATATCTTTTGTGAATAGTATGGTTCTTCCCACCACCAATAGTTCGCGACTTCATAGGCGCCAGCGAGTTCTGGATCTTCTGCTTTTAGATCGTAGTACGACTGTACATTAAAATCATAAACTTGGGTGTTGTATCCTGATGCTCTTGTTAATGCCACCAACCTTGCCAGCCCGTATGGCGGCATTTGGATTGACCAAGATCCAAATAACGCAAAGGTTATTTTAGTTTTTCTTGTGGCGCTGTATTCTACAGTTACAGGCTCAATAAAATTACGTGGAGATTTGTTTATAACTTTTGGTGCAAGGGTTTGCAACACCAACATATCATTGTTCATAAATCATACTCAATTGTTAATGCGAAAAGGAGAAAGGTCTCCCCCTCTCCTTTTCTATTTAGGTGTCTGTTATTATCGATTACTGAACTTTAGCTTGCGTCTCTGCTAGCTTAGGATCAGCAACAAGACCCGCTTCAACCATGATACCATCAGGTCCAGCCAATTCGTCAGATACCATGTACTGTGCGAACTCTTTTAGACCAGTAGTTGAACCATAGTGTTGTGTCTTAACGTAGATGAACAATGGGCGTGATACTCTGTATTTGCCAGAAGCGATAGTTTCTCTTGTAGGAACTACGCCTTGGAAAGTAGCTACACGTAGTTTATCTGTGTTGTTCTCATAGAACGAAAGACCAAACACACCAACCGCTTCTGGGTTAGCTTGAAGACGTTGTAGTGTTTCGGTGTAGTCTCCATCAATTTCTACAGCACGACCATCTTGACGAAGTGCTGTGCAGCCATCCGCCTTGCCGTCACGAGCTTTGAACAGTTTGTCTGTTTTGAACACAGTACAACCCACAGTGATAACCTTTAGGTCAAACACTTCACGTGTGCCGTGCTTGGTACCCGGGACGAATACCATGATCTCCTGATCAGGAAGTTTTGGATCCACTTCTGACCATTTAGTGTATGGGTTTGGAACAAGTTTACCATTAACTTCAACCTCAGCAGCAAGTGCGTTGAACCAATCGGATGGAGTAAAGGCAAACTCTGGGCCATTGGCATCAGATGCAAATACGATACCATCGTATCCAATACGAACTTCTAGTACATCGTTTACGCCATTTGTACGGCATAGTGACAATTCACTGGACTTCATCTTACGTGAAGCGCCCGTAATGTCAACTGAATTTTCATCAGCGCTTTCACAGAATTTAGAGATGCCAGCACCAGTGCCGCCACCTTCAACAATAGGAGTTTCAAACCCTGAATTTTCACCAAAATATTCAGCCGCAATAGTTGAGAATGGTAGTACGGTTGAGGATCCAGTGATGTGGATATTATTTTCAGCATACGCAAAAGTAGGCATAGCAAGAATAGTCGCGAGAACGGCTAGTGTAAGTTTCATTAGATTTCCTTAATGTGTATATGTTTGAAGCCCCATTGCTTCGGGGATATTTATGAGTTAAATTGTAAAAATGTGTTAACGTTTTTATGAAGGTTTTACGAAGTTTTTGTAAAACACATGGTTGTCAATTCGACTGGTTTGATCATACTCTTTACGCCATTTTGGTTTAACGTAAGTAGCATGAAACATTGTTGCACCATCTGTAGGGTCAAATTGACGATCTTGGGTGTTGTACACTAACCATGCGGTTGTTAGAGCATCCACCCAAGCTATTTGGTCAGTTATGGCATCAGATTTACCATCTTGCGTCCAGCTAAACTGACCATCTTCCCACACCACTTCACATATGGTGTTAGGAAAATTGGGATCTTGTACGCGATTGAGAGTGACCCATGCTACAGCCATTTGGCCAAGGTTCGACTCTCCTCTTGCTTCAAAGTAAATGTTTTCAGCAAGGCAGTTAATTTGTTTACTAATTTCAATGTATTGTAGTCTATCAACTTCAGTATTACTAATAACGATTTGATCGAAGTTGCTTCTTGCATCAGCGGAATCTACTCCTATAGCGATCATTGAGGCAATCACAGCAATACTGCCGATCAAGCCAATCTTTGTGCCAAGTTTCATTACTGTTTCCGTTTGTTGTTACAGGTGACTTATTTATACCATAGCCTAAACAACAAGTCAACTACAAAAGGCACCATGCGCGGAAGATCGCGCAATTATAAATACCGCGTAAACATGGTTTACATAACAGAAAGTAGGTAATGTATGAAACAGATCGTTTTAAAAATGTACCTGTATCTTCCTGTTGTCGCTCTACTCCTTGGAATAGTATTCGTCTTCGCTTCTGAAGACACTTATCGTTATGAGTGCCAAGACCCAGCTAATTGGGAAAACCCAATCTGCCAGCCACCAATGTGTGAAGCTGCAGGGGTATGCACAAAGGACCTAGTGTATGACGGCGAAGCTGCAGCACAAGTGTTGGAAACAGCACCTGAAATCTTGAATCCAGAGCCACAGTCAGAAGCTGTCGCTGAGGAACCAATTGACCAAATATTAACTGATATTGAAACCCAAGGAGGAACCCCATGAGCGAACAACCAACTGAACCAAGAGATATCGTAGAAGAGCTTAATGCGAAGCTGCGTTTTATCGTTGGGGTATGTCTTGCATTCACTCTCACTGGAACAATCTTTGCTGTTCTATATTCACTTATTCACGTGACACAACCAATGTCTGTCTCACCAAACGACATGAAGTTCTTTGAATTAATTCAACCAATCGCAACATTCTTGACAGGTACGCTGTCTGGTATTATGTTGAGTGGTCAAGGATCTTCTCGTAAGAAAAAAGATCAAGAGTAATCATTTTAAGAATATGTGATCGCCTATGATAACTGTGGGATTGTAATCTTTCTGCCAATAGGGCACTATGTACACTGTGTGATACATCGTAGCACCTTGAGTCGGATCTTTTACTCGCCCATAGTTATTATAGACAGATATGGCTGCAGCCAAAGCTACTGAAAACTTCTTGACACTACGAGGGTTTCTATGCTTTCCATCAATCGTCCAACTAAACTGTTTGTACTGAAAAACTACACCACAAATGGTATTTGGATAGTCACCACTATAAACTCTGTTTAATGTTACCCACGCAACAGCTTGTTGACCAACATATGATTGGTTGTTGGCTTCAAAGTATATGTTCTTGGCTAGACATATGATGTCTTGTTTAGTAGAACCTTTGCATGGCGTACTAAATGCAAATAGTAAAATTATAAAGAGCACAACTATCCGCATCAAAACATTTACTATTTTGAAAGAGGGTTGTTTAGTGCCTCTTGTAGTTTTTGATTTAGATCAGTCTCTAACTGACGCATCGCAGCTCTCAAATCTTTTTCAACAGTTCGGTTATTGGATTCAACTTCTCTGATAGACTCAGTAACATCCTTCTGCAACTGATTGTTGTCAGATGTCATCGACTCAATGCCAGATTCGATGTTTGATTGAGCATCTTTAACACGTTGCTCTGATCTATCAACAGACGTTTCTAGTCTAGTGATATCTTCTTTTAGACTGTTCTTAATGTCTTTGGTGTACGAAATCGCTTCTTCTAGTTTAGTGTCAATGAGTTCATTCTTAGCATCAATTGCAGCAACGTCAATGTTCAGTATGATTTCTTTCATACTCATGTAGTCTGCATAAATGACAAATGCACCATACAGTGCACCTATTACGGAGCCTGCCAAAGCGCCTGCTGCACTA